CGCATACTCCAGGTTCGCTCCCCAGAGGTTTGCTCCCTCCAGGCTCGCTCCCGTCAGGTTTGCTCCCTCCAGGCTCGCTCTGTACAGGTTCGCTCCCCAGAGGTTCGCGCTCTCCAGGCTCGCTCCCGTCAGGTTTGCTCCCTCCAGGCTCGCTCTGTACAGGTTCGCTCCCCAGAGGTTTGCTCCCTCCAGGCTCGCTCTGTACAGGTTCGCTCCCCAGAGGTTCGCTTCCTCCAGGTTCGCTCCCGTCAGGATCGCATTCGTCAGGATCGCATTCGTCAGGTTCGCTCCCCGGAGGTTCGCTTCCTCCAGGTTCGCTCCCGTCAGGTTCGCTCCCGTCAGGATCGCATTCGTCAGGTTCGCTCCCCGGAGGTTCGCGCTCTCCAGGTTCGCTCCCCGGAGGTTCGCTTCCTCCAGGTTCGCTCCCGTCAGGTTCGCTTTCGTCAGGATCGCATTCGTCAGGTTCGCTCCCCGGAGGTTCGCGCTCTCCAGGTTCGCTCCCCAGAGGCTAGCCCGGACTCCTCCGGGTTCTCCGCGAACCCACTTCCAGTGAAGGTCGAGGATCTCGGAGAGCTGTTCTTGCGTGAGTTGCTTGTCGGTGTTGCTCATGGGCTTACCTTATCCTGCTTGTGGTCGAGAGTCAAGGGAATTAATCTGGCGGCGAGTCAGACGGCCACCTTACCGGAGCCCCACACGAGCACGGCGCCATCATTCGTCACCTCGCCGCAGAGCACGACGCTTCGGTGCAAGATACGGTACACGGACTCACCATTGAAGTCACCGATGTTGATCCGCGTCAGGGGCACGAGGCTCGACTCGTCAATGTCGTCGACCTTGGGTGCACAGTCCGTGCCGCCCATGCCCAAGAAGTCGCGGTCAAGGACGTAGTAACGAGCCATACGCACCTGCTTTCCGTGTTGCGGCGAGTGACTACAGTCCGGACTCTATACCACCGACCGCCAGGAGTCAACCGGGTTAAGTGACAATTGTCCAGGAGCTCCTATACGCCCGTTCTGGGCTCGTTCTCTTTTGGTATGGCCAGGAACCCGTCGAGTCCGTTCTCTGGCTCAGAACGGGCTCCTGGGTACCTCTGTGCGGGCGTTTGGTGGATTGACTAGGCGGCTTGTCAGGCGTCGTCGGTGTCGAGCTCGTTCATGCGGGCGACCTGTGCCGCGAGGGCCAGTTCCAGCGCAATGCGCGTTCGAGCGGTGATGCGCTTGATGCCAAGCTGCTTGATATCTTCGCGGGTAGCGAAGATGAACCCAACCTGTCCAGAGTCCCAGGGACAGGTAAACTGGCTCGTCGAGAACACCAGATCGCCGTGGTCGTACATGTAGACGGGCAGGATCGCGACGGGCTTGACCGCCTTGATGATGACCTGCCGCAGCTCGTCCCAGGACCCGCAGTCCTGGTGGCGCGGCTTGTGGGCGCTCGACGTGCCCAGGCTATAGCGCTTGTGCCATGCCCAGAACGTGCCAGTGAGATGAGAGCCGGAGCTGGTGGTCGTCGTCTTCATACCCAACACCTTATCCTGTCGGTGTGTGAGAGTCAAGGGGATTGACCTGACGGCGGTTGCGCAGTCTGCTAGGTGTTCTCGGTGATCAGGTTGCCGTCCTGGTCACACGTTCGCGGCCAGCATAGCACCCTGCGTTGTTGCATCCAACCAGCGGGCAGATCGCTGCGTGCGCAACCGGTACAAGGTCCCGGTTGGTGAGGTATACCCTAGCCAGCATCAAGGCCGCTCCGAGCGTGTTGCCGGAGTGTTGGTCGTACGCAAGGCCGGGAACAGCGGCCTTCTGGTTCTCGTACGAGCTGTGCCAGAACGCCTCGATATCCTTTGAGGAGCTGAACGCGCCGAGCACCTTTGCCGCCTCCTCACACACGAACAACTCGTAGTTACCATGCTCAGCACCCCACTCGTCGGAGGTTGCGAGGAACTGCTCCATCCGTTCCCGGAGCTTGATGGGAAGCGCGCTGACACGCCGGTTGAACTCTGCCCGGCCCGCTACAAACTCCGCGAGTCGCTTGGCCTTCGCGGCCAGCCGCTCGTCAATCTCAGCCTGTTCGTGCTGAGCCTCGGTCATGTACAGGTATACACGACCACCGATATCGATGCCGCGAACCGGATATCCGAGACCTCGGCCATACACGATCATCCGCTCCCCATCCTGGGGCGGCGCGGTGCAGTGCTTGTTCGTTACGTACAGCGTCCAACCGTCCTTACTACGCACATGCCAGCCGTCCTTGTCCTCATAGACAGCATCCAGGATATGCGACTGGTACTGCGTGTCGGCCGGATCGACTTCGACGATGTTGATGTTCATTGTTGTTTTGCTGCCTGCTTCGTTGTTGTAGAGTGAATGGAGAGGGAGCCGAGAACAGTTGGTTGATCAGCTATACACGGCCCCGTACCAGCCAGTGCACGGCTCGATGTGACAGCCGATCGTGGCCAGTGGCAGCCGAAGCTCGTCGTGGAGGGCGTAACCATACTCCGATTTAATCACACTCCACATGTCCCCGCCATCGTACACGAGCACCAGCTCAGAACTGGTGCCATACCGTTCTCCGCGGTCTCGCCACTCGGCCGGAGAGCGGAACAGGTTGCAACCGCCGGTCGTGAGGTTGTGCTTGCGCATGAACGCCAGGATCAGCAGCGCTGCCTTGCGGCCCTTGCGGGACAGGCCAACCGGAACCACGAGCGTAGCGTCATCGGTGGAGGTGCGATTGCCGTTCTTCATGGAACCACCTTATCCTGCTTTGGTGTGGAAGTCAAGGGAATAAACGGGCCTACTGGTTTCCGTCAAACCCGGCCTTGATAGCCTCGCGATACACGCGCCGACCTTCCTCGGTGAGCATGACACATGAGCTCGTTCCCGGCGCAACGTCGCCCTGTTCCGTGCATGCGACGATCCACTTGCGCTGAAAGAGCGGGACGAGCGCAGTACGCAGGTTACCCCCGATGCGGACCACACGCTTGCCGTTGCGCTCCTTCTCAAAGTTGCATATGCTAAGCAGCCTCAACAGCTCAAGCGGTACCGGCTGTTTGAGGCCGGGGATCGGGTACGAGTTGCTCATCGATCCACCTTATCCTGTCGGCGTGTGAGAGTCAAGGGAATATGTCTGGGGATAATCCGCAAATCCTCTGGGCGTCGATTCTGGGCGTTCCTTTTGGTTGGACGACAGAGAGCCCGTTCCGGCCGTTCTCGGGCTCAGAACGGGCTCCTAGGTGCCCTGCCGTCGGTGTTTATCAGAACTCGAACACCTGACCGTCGGTGCCGATGACCGTGCCCTTCGCGGGGCGCTTGAGGTGGGTCGAGGTGAGCCCGTCGCGAGTGTCCGTGTCCGCGACCGACCACGTGGCCGTGATGATCTCGCCCTGGTGCACGGCCTTGGAGCCCTTGTAGACGAACGCCGTCCCGGTCTCCTCGTCGCAGAGGAACGAGATGTACGTCGTCCCGTACATGAACTGGAACGCGAGGTGCGCCCTGTACGCCCGGAGCTTGAGCGTGACGCGCTTCGCGCTCGTCGTGAACGGCTTGGAGCTGTCGCAGAGCCCGAGCCGCTGCTGGATCGCAAAGAACTTCGCGACGGTCGCGGCGTCGGACGCGTCGGGCTCGGCGTCGTAGAACCACTCGTCCCCGTTGTGGCCAGTGCGCGCGATCATCCCGGCGAGCTGGTCACGCTCCCACTGGGTCACGGCCGGGTGCGCCTGGAGCGACTCGATCATCGCCACGAGCTCCGCCGACGCGGCGAGGCGGGCATCGATGGCCTTCTGCTCCGCCTCACGGCGCTCCTTGGCACTGAGCGCACGGGCGGCGCGGTCCTGCTCACGGGCGAGCTCGCGCCAGTACCCCTTCGCGGCCCTGAGCTCGTCGAGGGCCACGCCCATGCGCCCAGCGCAGTCGATGCCCACGTGCATGTACATGGTGCGGCCCTTGTTCGCGAACACGTAGACGTACGTGATCGCCTGCCCGCAGCGGTCACACGTCCCGGTCAGCCGACCGTCGGGCGAGGTCCCGTCGATCAGAACCCCGCGGTCGGTCTTCCTGATCGTGTAGGCAGTTACGAACTTGTTGCACTCGACCGCGTCGAGCTTGCCGCAGCCAGTGATGATCGAGTGGGCGTCGCTGGTGTTGCTCATGTCCCTGGTATATCCTGGGCGCGAGCCAGAGTCAAGCGGCAGAGACGGCGTTGCTGTAATGCTGCGTGATTCTAGCGGCTTGGCAGTCGGCGTACGTACTGGCTCTCAGAACTCGTACGTCGCTCCGGGCATTGGTCGGACACGGCGCAGTTCCCGCTCGATCTCGTCGAGCTGCTCCTGCGCAGCCTTGCGCTTGGCTTGAAGCTCTGCGATGCGCATTCGTTCCGGCGTGTCGATCTTGGTGACAGTGGGCGGTGATTCCTTGACGATCCTCCCAGGCCCCCAGGAGTGGAAGCCCGCCAGGGTTACGGCATACCGTGCCACGTCCTCGAACGTTCCCTCGTAGAATCCGAGGTCCGGCTCGTGGTGGTAGCCGCCCATGTCGCAGTTCGGATCAGCGCCGAACACGTGCCACACAGCCCGCTCGTTGAGCGATGGCTGCTTGTCGTACTTGTCGCTGCGCAAGCGGGTCACAAACTCCTGAAAGAGTTTGTCAGCCTTGACTGGATCGGTGATCAAAACCTTTGCTACCATGGTACAGATGCCTACGCGTGTGTTGTTAGTGAGATGTATAACCGGTTTGGTCGGCGCCGAGGGACTCAGCCCAGGCCGATATCTCCGAGAGAGAGGCATACCTTCTCGTCAGCTGCGGGCTGGGTATCCAGCTCCGTGATTTGGAGCGTGTACGTGCTCGCGTTGTTCCACATTTCCAGTGCCGCGGCGTACTCACCGGCCACGATCAGTCGCCGGAGCTTCGTTACGAAACGTTCGGAGCAGCAGTCCCAACCGTTGTCACCCAAACTGTCGTAAACTGACCGCAGCGCCGCAACGTACGCGGCCTGCTTGTTGCGGTAGACGCCGAGCCCAATACACGTCGGCTCGTCGCTGTCCGCGTACAGACCGCTGACCACGTAGCACTTTTCACTCCGGCTGCTCATATCGTTCATTGTGATCCTCACCTTACCTCAAGCCGTTCAGAGAGTCAAGGCCACGGCGAGTCAGGTCTTGTCAGAAGTGCGCACTGGCTGGCTGCCGGTCGACTTTTTACTCCGAATCGGCTGGCACTAAGTTGTCGAGATGGTGCAGCGTGCGAATGGCGCCATCGTCGTCGCTACCGGGCTCACACTCCCATGCGACCTCGACAAACTGGTGGCCGACTTCCTCGCACATTCGTACGATTGTACCCACCTCATACGGCGGTTGCCTGTCTGCCCATGTTACACGCAAGCCAACAAGGCTTATGTGATCGGACGTTATAGCGCGCTCATGCCCGTATCTGACTCGCTTAGCCATGGCTATCCATTATCTTGCTTTTGGTTGAAACGACCGTGTCCTTCGCGACGGCCTTCCTGACGATATGCGCATTGAAGTGCCTGCCGAGCTCGATCGTGCTGTTGGCGCTGCCCATGCTCTGCAACTTGCCATGGTTTGCGACGAGAGTCAAGAGCACCGGCTAGCCTGCATTGGCTCACCGCCTTTTCCTGCACGTTTCCTATACACCCTCGCCAGGGCCTCCAGTAATCGATTCTGGGCGGTTGGACGGCCGGGACGTGGCGTGCCACGTCGGGGATTAAGGAAGGCTCAGAACGGGCTGCGCGTCGTCCGTCACGGTCTTCATGTGCTCTCGCATCGCGTGAACGGTCTTGGGGAGCGCACCGAACTCGAACTCGGCTGAGCCCATGTAGTCACACCGGAAGAACGCATCGATGCCGCTGGTTTCCTGGCTGCCCTCAAGCGACTTGGGCTTGCGAACGAGCCGCTGAACCAGACGAGGGCCAGTGATGGTCGGCTGGGAGATGGTGGTATCAGTCTTCATTGTAGTGGTCCCGTGTTGTTACTTGTTGCGATTGCCGTTGTTCGCCGTGGATTCCGAATCCGCAAGCGTTTCGTGGTGATCGGCAATGAACCGTTCGACCCACCCCTGCACGGCTGGCAGGCATGAGCTCATGGACCGAACATGGTCTGTGTTGCCGAACCACCGTGCGTCGTGATGGTGCGGCGATGCCATGCTGCGGACATCCTCGGCATCAACGTTTAGGTCCAGTGTCCGGCCGTCGGGGAGCACGACGTACTGGTGGTCACGGTGCCCGCGAAGCGTTCCGCCGAAGACTCGCTGAGCGAAAAGCGACGAGAACTTACATGACCGCGAGAGGTCCGTTGGCTCGGGCCTGCCGAGGTTCGCGGCGCGCTCGCGCCATCGGTCCATGAGGAACAGTTTCGCCGCGCTCACGTTCGCGTCCGTGGCATCTAGGCGCGAAGGCATGGAGAGTCGATGCCAATCATGCTTGGGTGTGTTCGCGGTGCGATTGCCGTTCTTCATGGAACCACCTTATCCTGCTTTGGTGTGGAAGTCAAGGGAATAAACGGGCCTACTGGTTTCCGTCAAACGCACGGGCTTCGTCGCGAGTAACGGCCCCAGGCACTCCACGAGGCCGGTCATACACCAGTCCCCGAACCCACTCATGGCCATTGTGAGCGTAGCGGTAGCCGCCCGGTGCCATGACAACCCACCCATCACAGCCATTGACAATGTCGTAGTACCCGTTATTTCGGAGAACGCACAGGTCGTTGTTGGGGTCGTCCAGGCCGCTCCAGTCTACCTTCGCTTGGCGCATGGCGGTATCAGTCCTCGCAATCATCAACGGGAAGGCTGTTGATCTCCCTCTGTGCCATCCCGCGCAGGACATGCTCGTCGGTCAGCTCAGAGCTCGGGGTGGTGATGTTGATGTCGATGTACGCACCGGGCTCCAGGGAATCGAAATAGTTGATGGCCTCGGTGTACTTGCCGTTGATGATGAGCTCGTTCAACGAGCGCCACTCGTCGTCGTTGAAATCGTCGCGCTCGTTCTCGACGATGATCTGACAGACGGCAATGGCGACCTGCTTGCGGCGTTCCTCGACGGTCTGAGCGGCATGAAAGACGTACGTGTCGCGCCCGCACTTGTGGTTGTAGGTGATGATGACCATTTCCGCGGAGTTCGTGTCGTTGGCGTCGTTCATGTTCACCACCTTATCCTGCTTGGGGTCGAGAGTCAAGGGATTAAATGTGTCTGCCAGATCGAGCGCTTCTGCCAGCACTTGTTTCTCGTGCTTGGCGATGAGGTTCGCGAGACTGTTCGGCAGGCCGTTGCAGAACCGGTGCGACTTACCAGCTTGCCGCGAGGCCCGGTCGCGTGTCTGGTACTTGTCGGTCATGGGACCGTACGACCAGTGCGGGTGCTGGTCATTCCATCCGGGTTTAACCTAACGGCGCGTGTTGCTCACTTGGTTTCCTTTGGCTTGAGCTCGTCCTTGTGGCTGGCAAACAAGGTGTGCGAGAGCACGTACAAGCAGAACGCCTGCGTGAAGGTAATGCGCTGGACGTGGAATACGTCGATGCAGACCGTGTTCCACAGCTGCCATACCACGATCGCCCTCCATGCCGCGACGATCAGCGGCCAGCTCAGCTCAACCAAAACATCTGCCACAGCCTTCGTGTTCACCTTCGTCATGTCTGTACCCTGCCTTGTTTGGCAACGAGAGTCAAGGGAAATATGGCCAGAGTGCCTAGTGCTCTTGAGCGTTTAGCTGCTAGGTGAGAACGGCATTGCAGTAGTCGAGCAACCGCTGAATGTCTGACATCGAGACATTCGCGATGTCACATGACTCCAGCCACTTGCTACCATCGCGATCGACGCGCACGACGGCCATGTTCTGCGGCGCCGTTGGCTCCACCGGGCCGATCGTCCACTCGTACTCGTTGTTCATTCGGATGTGATAGAACTTGCTGCCGGTCATTGCTCGCTACCTTTCACTTCACGTTCTTGGACGCGCAGTAGAGCACGTCGCCGACGATCGGCGTCCCTGCCAGCGCGGACGCGAACCGGTTGATCGACTTGCCGTTGAAGATACCCTCCTCGTCGCACACGAGGATCTTGCGCCCGAGCGCGCCCGGAATGCGCTGCACCTCGATGATCTGCACGATGTCGGCGCCGATCGCGCGATAGAGCTCATCGAGCTCGTAGCCGCGCTTGGCAACGACCGGAGCAATCGGTCGAAACTGCGCATCGGCCGTGATCACCTGATCGACAGCGGGGTCGAACATGTTGCGGAGCGACTTGGTCGTGGCGGTGTTCGTCTTCATGCCCTGCACCTTATCCTGTTGCCGTGTGGGAGTCAAGGGAATAAGTTCGGGATTATCTCAGACCGCGCAGTAGTCGATTCTGGGGGCCTTGAACGTACGGGACGTCCCATTCCTCGTCCGGCCGGTCTGGGCGCCCAGAATAAGCCGCCAGGGGCCTTGGCCTGGGTGTTTTAGACGACCCTGAGCGGCTCAGGCTGCTGGCCGCAACGGTGGCGCTCCCGCTCGAAGGCTAGCAGCGCTTCACCGAAGAACCGATCGCCGTTAATGATAGCCTGACAGGCGATCTTCAAGTTCTCCTGCGAGCTTCTAGTGACCCAGACGTCTTGCGTTTCCTGCGCAGGGTTAGCGCGGTTGCAAGTTGGGCAGCATGACACAACGTTGCGTTTCTTGGTGGTCATTGAATGTTATCAACCCCTTTCACCTGGGACGAGCTCCATATTGCAATCTCTCGGAGTTCGCCGCCCCAATACTGAAACAGGGCGTCGTACCCCTGTGACAACGCCAGTGTGCTGATCTCCTTGCCAAGATATCCAAGTCGCTCCTCGACCTTCTCAACCTTTAAGATAGCCTTGTCACGAGGTACACCAAGCATCACGAGCGCTTCAATGCAAGGATGAGTTATGGCTGCGAGCCGTGTTATCAACGCTGCTGAACGTAAAATCGTTCAGCGCTGCGGCAGTCGTACTGCTCCGACGTACCATCTGCAAACGTTACGCGAACGATCAGCTCGGTCTTGGTGATCACCCGCTCCTTGACACCGCCGTCATCACCAAAGTCCATGATCACGTCACGCTGGATCAGCTCACCGGCGCGTACGCGCCGGATCTTGCCGTCTTCGATCAGACGGTCGAGCTCGGCCCGCTGCGCGCCCTCGNNCTTCGCGACGGGCAATCTCGGCGGCTTCCATAGCCTTCTTGTAACGCGCGTTCGCATTGCGCAGAACGCGGCTCATGTAGCAAATGCTGTGAGGAAGCTCAGTCGCTTCAAGCCAGTCAGTCGCCATGATCTGCTGATTGTGCTCCAGGGCCTTCTCACGCGAAAGCCACGTGTACGCAGACTCGGGATCATCAGTAAGCAACTTGTCGTCCTCGCCGCTGATGACCGAATCGATCGATACGTACCTGTCCTTGCGATGATCATCGTTGCACGGACTGACGAGCACCCAGCGCTTCGGAAGGAGCTGATCGATGGAAGAAACCACCTCGGAGTTCGTGTCACTCATGTTGAGTACCTTACATGACCTTCGTTTGGAAGTCAAGGGGATTGAATGGCCGCTAGCGACGGTTGTCGACGATGGTGACAGTCGGAGGAGATTGCAGGCGCTCAAGGCGCTTCACATGCACCTTGATGGGGTACAAGTTCAGGTCCCACTGGGCTGCACGGGCATTCCGAACGATCGTAGCCTCGCGATCATCTCCCTTGACACCACCTGCCAGCTCAGCAACCCAACGAACCGCAGAGCCAACGTTGGCAGAGCTGCGGGTCACCATGCTCTCGCGAACACCGAACGCCTTGGCAATGTCTGCCTCGGTCCAGATGCCGGGATGATCGATGTCAGACGCTACATCGAGTGCCGTGGACAGCGACATTCGGAGCGTCCCCCGAGCGCTCCAGCCGGTGTTCATGGCATCGCGGAGGGACAAGGCTAGCGTGGCTCCGGTAGCGTGACTCTCTGGTCCGTACGGGCGTCTCATGGGAATCATCTTATCCTGATGGTGCGTGGGAGTCAAGGCATTATTTGCCGCGGCCACCAATCAGGTACGGTCGCCCCGTGTGTCCACGACGCAAAACTGGCCTTGTCACCAGCATAGAAGCGCCGGTACGCCAGTACCGGATGACCGGGAACCTTGTACACGTCGGGCATTACCTGGGCGTGCTCGGTGAGCCCAGGCGCAGTATCGAGAAAACCGGGACTGGTGCCGTAACGAGAAACGATATCGGCCAGCACACGCGCCGACTTGTGTACCATGCCGTAACGGGCAGTATACTCAGCGAACGTTGCGGACGTGTGCTCGACGAGCCACCTCCAGTTTTCCGTTGAACGACGAGCCCAGAGCGTGCACGGGTGATTGTCGTGGGTTTGCCTGTACAGACTATCCGGCGCCTGCTTGTCATTGCGGCGAGCAATGGTTGAGAGCATCTGAACCGACTCAAGGCCCATCTTTACCAGTCCCGGTTTTCTCGATACTGCGCCTGAGCTCACCGAGCACGCCCAGGACAACGTGCTTGTCACGCGCCGCCACATGTGCCTCCTCGTCATCGATCGGCTCCATAACCTTAACGTACAGCCCGTCATGGCCATAGAGTCGCGCGGCGAGCCCGTCCGAGCTGTTGATGGCGTCAGCCATCTCGTCGGTAACGGCCAGCAGACCAATTGGCTTGCTGGTGCCGGAAATGAAAACGTGCAAGAGTCTCATTGTGATTGGTTCTCCGTTGGTGTTATGACTGTCGCTGGTGCCGTTTCTGTGAGGCTCCGGTACGTGCTGCCTCAGCACAAGTGCTTTCGTGCCCCGTCACGGGCATAGGGTGGTGCAGTTGTCAGTTGCACCGGTCCCACCTGTGGCCTTCACCTCTTAACTGTGCCGGGTGACGCCAGCAAAGTCAGGGGGGTGTTTATTACCGAAACGTCACAGAAACGGCACCAGCCGCTTAGTCTATTGTCACTACTTCATCAGCAACTTACAAAACTCCCCAATCACGTCATACCCAGGAACGTTGTTTGCGTAGTTGCTGACGCCGTGCGTAAAGTAAGTGCGGCGCCGATACTCTGCCAAGCTCATGGTATCCAGGCCGACACCGGCCGGAATCACGAGCAACGAGGCAGCACAGACACGACCGGCCTTGTTGGGCTTGAACGTCTTGCGCACATCGTCGGCAGCGTCAGCATGGGTCGTGAACGGCCCCAAGTGTGTGTCGCGCGTATACCGCGAGATGTACCCGCTGCGCACCCTGCGCTGGTACTCCTGCGTGACCTTGACGACGTACCTTGCTGTAGTGTGGCTCATGATTTTGTTGTACACCAAGCCACTGCCGAAGTCAAGCGATTATTGTTTCCGGCGCGCTACGAGCTTCAATGCGGCGGCTGCCATCCACAGCACGTGTCCGTCCATGGTCAAGACCTTGGCAACCGCAAGAGTCTGTTGGTTGTGATAGTCTGGCCATCGTTCAACTGCCGTACCCAACACCATAGCCGTCTGAGATGGCTCAGTGGCACTGGTCATGTAGGCCGTGCTCAGCCCAAACCTTATTGACGCCCGGAGCTGCTCGCGACTTTCAAAAGCAAGCGCCCAAGCGCTTGCTACAACGATGTCAGTTGGACGGAGTTTCATAGATGGCCTTGCCGTCCAACTGACAGCGCTAGCACTCAGACCGGACAGTCGATGTTCTTGGAGTCGTCGGACGAGCGGCAGTCGAAGTCTTGCAAGTCGATCTTGTCGGGATAGCACTCGATCGCGTTCCAAGCCTTGATGAGCTCGAACACGGTATCCGTTCCACCGGCCCAGGCCGCACGCAGTCGTTCGGCTTCCTTATCGGAGATGTCCTCCGTGCAACTGTCCTCGACCCACTCCGCGATCAGGCCCTTGATGAAGGCCATGGCGTCCTCGATCGAGTAGCGCACGGCAAGAACGGACGGAGTACCGTCTGCGAGATCCTGATGCAACGCAGACACAACCCAGGCGACGTTGGACTTGCGCGACTTCTTGGTGTTACTCATGGAACCATCCTTATCCTGTTTCCAGTTGAGAGTCAAGGGATTTAATCTGTCGCTCAGTAGTCGTAGTTTTCGGCCTCCTCCTCGGTCACGAAGAAGTGAATCCCGCTCGTGCACTCGATGGTGCTGCTGTTGTTGAAGCGCTTGGTTGGCTTCGCGGTTTCCCCGACCCGGTAAACGAAGCTGTTGTCATACAGCGACCGGAACTCCGTCTCGTTCTCGTGGCCGGGAGTCACGCACTGGGCCACGAGAGCCCTGGAGGCCCTACACTTCCGTCCGAAGATCGTGGAAGTGAGCTTGGTTCCCTTCGGAAACCGCAGCTCGATCACGACCCGCTCAGTCCGGTCCCCGTTCCAGACCTTCTTGTAACCGACCTTGCAGGCGGTGAGGTCGACGATCGGAGAGGGGAGCTTCGCCCCGTCCAGGTTGGCCAAGCCCAGCGACGCGCGACACGTCTGCGCACCGGTCAGGTCAGCACCGGTCAGGTCAGCACCGGTCAGGTTGACGTATCGAAGGTCAGCACCGGTCAGGTCAGCACCGGTCAGGGTAGCGTAGGACATGTCAGCATGCTGAAGGTTTGCACCCCTCAGGCTAGCACCGGCCAACCATGCGCCGGACAGGTCGGCGCGTCGGCCGACGTACGAATCGGAATCCTCCAGCCACTTCACGTGGAGGGCCAGGACCTTGTCCAGCTCTGCCTGTCGATCGCACCGATTGGTGCTGTTGTTGTTCTCGGTGCTCATGGCCGTACCTTATCCTGCTGTCGTGCAGGAGTCAAGGGGATTGTTTTCTGGGGGGCTGGTCGTCACCCAACCAACGGGTGTGCTGTGATCTCGGGCGACAGCGCGAGCGCATGGCAGCGCATGGTGTTCCAGGTATCAATGATCGCGTCAACGTCGTCGGATTCCAGTGCCGCACGGAAACACCTCTTCTGTCGTTTCGTCATCTTGCAAAAGATGGACCTAGCCGCCACGTCGAGTTCATCCTTGACAGTCGGCAGCAAGCCTTGTTTGGTCAGTGACACGGCAACAACGCGTTCCGAATCGGAGTTACCATCCCAGCTTAGCTCCCATATCGTGAGAACCCACGCCACAGGCGAGCCTTGTTCTGTGCTTTTACAACTGTCCATATGTTTGTCACCGCGTTTGGTCAGACCGGGCACGGCAGCCGTACGGTGTTAGTTGGGCCGAGCACGTGCTCGACCAGCTCGATATGCAAGCCTATCCGATGACCGTTCCATGCAGCGATCAGCCTGAACGGACAATCCTCGCCCCATGTCTTGCGAAACGCCGAGAGCTGCGCCTTGTCCATGTGATGGACACCATACTTGAGACGTGGCCACATGTAGTCCCTGAGGACTTGGAGTGCCTCAGTAGAATTGCGCACAACCCCAATGACGCTCGTGTTCCCCCTCTTCTTGGTTATGTTCCACTGTGACAGTTTGCTACAGGTCGATCAAAATGATCGAAAGGCGCCTGTGCAACGGACGAATATGTTGCCGAGCTCCTATACGCCCGTTTTGGGCGTTCGAGTACCTGGGACGGTAGATGGCACGTCCCGGACGAGAACGGGCTCAGAATCGATTACTAGGTGCCTTGGCGGGGGTGTTTGGGAGGTGGTCGAGCGGACCAGGAAGAAGGAGTGAGCGGGAGGTGAGGCGCCGTTGTCAGGCGCGTGACGAAACAACGTCGGCCGGTATGATCACTTGCGCTTTTATCGCTGGCGTCAACATGACTCCGGACAATCGCAACACCATTCCGTCTGCGTTCATAAACACCGCAGACGAATGATTCGACAATACAGATAGTGGTTCTCGTTTCAGGTACATCAGTGGACCGCGGGAAAACTCAGGCGTTAACATTACCGTCACTTGCCCGATGCATACAACTGAGCTTGTTAGCTTGTAGAGCTTCCCCGGCACCATTAATGGTGAATTATCTAGCTCATCAAGAAAAGCCGCGCAGGGGCCTGGGGATGTTGTGGTTGGCGCCATGCCTTTTAATCCGTTACGTTGAGGCGTCGTCAGCTTGCACGAGCGATTGATTTTTGATTGCCTCGGTTAGTGTGTTGCAGTTCACATACAACTGAGTTCCATTGGCGTTCAAAAACATTGCACACTTGGCGACTCTGTCAGTTTGGCCGATGTACATCAGTGGGCCGTCAAGAAAGTCCGGTCCAAACGATATTGTCGTAAAATATCGTCCATCATGCAGCCTAATCTCTATCGTCTGACTGACCAACCTATAGAGCAGGCCGGGTTTAATTTCTGATAGGCCGTAGGGTCCCATATAGTTCATGCCGCACAAAACTGCTTGTTGTCTATTGCCGTCGCGAGTATTATGCTGGACATTGCCAACGCGATACCGTTGGCGTTCAGAAACACAACATGTGGATGATCGTACGGCTCTATTGCTTGGTGCGCGTACAACAGCGGACCATCAAGAAACTCCGACGCCAGTCTGACCCCAAAGCTGTACAGCTTTTCCTTCGGAAACGTTAGCCGCTGCACAATATCACTTGTTATTCTGTAGAGCCGCCCAGGTACCATCCCAGGGAAGTCAAACAGCTCGGTCCCGTGGCCCTTGGCGTCATACAGGAACGCTGTTATCATCAGTGGCCTCGTCGTTCAGTTCCGAGAGCAAGTAACAGTTCTCTACGAACAGCACAAACTGCATGCCCTCGCGGTCTATGAACTTACACAACTTACCGCCCAAGGCTCCATGAACATCAATCGCGACGCACAGTAGAGGTTGCCTCCGACGGATACTTTTGATGTTGCCAGTCATGAACCGGGAACTTAAACCTGCCCCGCTCCACACGTAGAGCTTTCCTACCTCGGCCAATGGTCCTGGCAAGTACCGGTACGATTCACTGCTCATTGCCCGTACGATCTAGCACAACGGCCTCGGGTTGACAACGCGGCGACGTGTTGTTTGGCGCCGAGAGTCGAGTGGCCCGACGCATGCCATGCCGCAAAGTCCACGGCATATGCAGCATGCCACGAAACAACGGCGACGCATCATACATCGTGTTGTTGAGCGGCACGGTTGGCAGGAATATCAGGGTGTTGTTAAACACATTGGCGTATGGCGGGCGTTCTTCCAAGCCAACGTACATGTATAGCTGACAACGCCGCAGCGCAGCAGCAATGGCCGACTCAACAGATCTGATTATGCTGAGCATGTCATCTGTCGGTTCGACTAGGTCACCAGGAACATATGGCAGATCGTTGTGTATATCGCCAATGATCATTTGCAGCCGCTCACCGTTAGATCGATTGCTATTGACTCCGTTAGATCGACTGCCACCGACTCTAACGCAGCAGGCGTGGCGGCACGTTGTAGATCATCAATACAGAAGTACGCGCACTGCACAACGCCCGCATGATCAAGATACCTCAAGCGAACAATGTTCAAGTTGTATTGTGATTGCTCGACAGACAAGACCAATATCATCGCTGGGCGCCAGCCATCGCCCGTGGTCACTTCATACATGCCACCGGCCATTATTGGTTGTTTTATCTCGTTACTCATTTTGGAGCCTCAACAGGCTGGAGTTCATATGAGAAAAGGCTAAAGTTGTCGACGTTCCCGTTTGGCAGCAATAGTGTCATTGTTCCAAACCCATTGCTCCACGTGAGCATATGCAGCACCATAACAGTTACATTGGTCTCCAAGGTATGGCAGCGCGCACCCTCGACTGGCATGCCGCCGTTGTCACGCACAATGCGCCCGGTCGTAACCATGTCGGTGGGTTTAGTTGTTGTATACGACTCATTGATTTGCCATAGGTTCTAGCTCGTCGCCATACATCGTAAACTCACCCACACCACCACACGGTAGTAGCAGCGTTGAACGGTGCTTTCTCAGACCGTCGTCTCCGGCATATGTCACACATTGCAACACCATCACAACATCACCGTCTGACAGTCGCGTATGCCCTTCTAGGTCGGCAATAGTGAACGGTGCACCGTCACGGGTTAGCAGTTTCGCAACGCACAGCGCACCTGATGGCATCGGTAGTACCGATGGCTTGTTACTGTTGTCCGTTATCACCATCTCCCACTCCTTCCTCTGCTATCGTGAGGAAACTGCTCGGCAACCTAGCGTAATGTGTCACAACACGGCCGTCTGTCCTAAGCAGTCTGATGTATGGGTAGTGCCCATTCTCGGTTTCCGGAGATGATTCTAGCAACAGCATTGGCCCGTGACTGATATCACTCTGATACCACACAAGCAACCCAGGCGTAAGCTCTGTCAATCGCTTTAAGCGCATGATGGCCAGCTCTCTGCTGTATTTGGTACCACAACAAAGTCTTCTGGTATGACGTTGCCTAACACCACCGCCTCACCCTCTGTTGTGAGAGCAGTAATGTCGTAACACTCACATACATCCATTAGCCTAGCTTGGCGGATTGTTATTGTCAGCAGCAGCATCGCCTCGCTGTCTGATACTGACATTGCCAATAGTAATTCCGAAACTGGCCATGACGCGTTCCAGTACCAGACGAGCGCCCCAGGCTTAAACTCAGTTAGCCTCATAAGTTTTGACGCTGACATCTCAGCCAGCATAGATCGACAGTCCTAGGCTTGGCACGGACTCGGCGAGCAGGTACAGCGTTGGTGGATCTTCCGTGCTACCATGTATGTTGAATGCAAACAGGAACTTGCAATAGGGTCCTATGGTCTGAGTGGCTGACACTGTGCTGCACAAACCAATATACATGACAATGTCGCCGTGCTCAAACAGCGAACCGGTATCAAACCCGTAATAGTGCTCGCCTATGTCGGACAGGTCGACCTTGTATAACTGGCCAGGAACCAGCCCGTTCTTGTCTCGATCTACAATTGTCGACATAGTAGTTGTTGCCTCTATTCTGGTAGCAGCTCGATCAGCCTGGACGCATCGGCCTCAACAACCCGGTCGACCACCAACAACTGAACCACAATGTCTGGTCCATCCCAACTGTCGAGGCCGTTGAGATCCGTTCTTGTTGAGAGCACTAGCGCTGAATCTGCTAGCACTGTTTGTCCGCTGCTGTCAATAAACACAGCAGGCTGGCCGTCGTTGCTGGAAAACCGAAGCAACTTGCCCGGTCTAATGTTGCATAGGCGGCTCAGCACCGTTAGCGCAACAATGTATACCAGCGCTCCAACTCGTCGCTTACAGCGGCTTATGACGCGCGATAACGCGGTCATCGGTGGTCGAGTGAATGGGCCGTGTTTGTTGCTGCTCACTGCTTAATCCACTGCGCACGGATATAGTGGTTCGGCATAGTAGAGCAAAGCACCATCGCTGCCAATCGTTGTATGCACAGCAAGGCCGTCTTGCAGGATGATCGCGTAGCGGCCAGTTGATGAGTCAACCGGGTCGATAACCATAAACGTTCCGCCATATGTGATGTTTTCACCGGTCACAACGTCGATGATTCGGCATGTTTCGGTGGCGTTGTACAGTACGCCCGGCCTGTACGAGCTTGGGTCCCAAGGAGTCTTCATGGCCCAACGAGAAGGTCCGCGAACAGGACCGGCGCCGGGCTGGTTGGAATCACTTCGATGCACGCGCACTTCGACCTCCCAACAGGAAGAGTACCCAGAACACCAGCGCCGTGCGTGTGCCCGTGCAGGTATACCGTGTCCGGCGTGTCGAGGTTCAGGTCGAAATGTGCCGGGTCATGCTTTACGAGCAGGCGCTTACCGTTAGGCAAGGTCATTTCGTACGAGTCCACAACCACATCAAACCCACACTCTCGCATGAAGGACGACTTCCTGTCGTGGTTGCCGAGCACGATAAGAACTTTGCCATTGAGCCTTTGACGGAAGGTGCGGCAGTTGTCCTTCGAGCCCATCGCGAAGTCTCCAACATGCAGCACCCAATCGTCACTCTTGACAACGGAGTTCCATGCGGCAACCATGGCCTCGTTCATCTCGTCGATCGTGGCACCCCACTTGAGGCGGCATGGCTCATATTTCAGGATGTTGTTATGACCGAAGTGAGTATCGGAAATAACATACTTTGGTACAATAAGGTCTGCTTGATGGTCGTTGGTCGTGGCGGTGATCACTGGGAGCTCCTACTGTTGTGTTGCTGCCAACCTAGCACGACGAGCGGTGGAAAGTCAATGGCCCGGCCGAACTACCGTTACTACGCGCGTCAGGTACTCTTCCGTAACGTGAGCTGAGATTGCTCTGTCGACAACTGTCGACAATGCAACCAGTTTGATCCTATGATCGACCGGGCTCCGGTCGATCGCCAGGACCATGAAACGGAGACTGTCTGGGTGCTGCTCGTACCAATCGTTTCTGTGGATAAGCATGCCGCGGCGGTCGTCGGTGACATACGTGTCAACGTAGCTCGTATACTCGCACAGGGCACCGGGTACAATACCAAGCCGCTTGGTTCTGCTGCGCCAGCTCATTTGGTGCCGCACTCACGGAGGAGTGAAAATGAATCGCCAAACGTCATCTCATGTACAAAACCAACGTCTCCGTTGGGGGCAAGCACCTTAAAGTTGTTGCTTACGGAATCAATGACCATAACAACTTCATCGACTTGAACATGTGCGACTGCGTTTAGTGTGAATGGGTCTGCGTACAGGTAGATTATACGCCTGCATGTGAACATGTGACCTGCATATGGAAATCTTGGTGTTTGCTGCGACATCAACTTCCTCCAGGGTGAGATGGCGCCGTGCGAGTGCAATGTTTTATTGTTGCCGAGTGCACATAGCCCACAACTCCCGCCGCAGTTATCAGCTTGCAATCATTGCAGTCGTCATCGCTCTCAAGAATCATGACCGTTTCGCCAACACAAAGCTCGCGCATCGGTGAAGAGTCAGACTCGTAGAACGGCAGCGGGTAAATGACTTCAAGCATAGCGCCGGGACTATAGCCTGTGGCACCAAAGTTGTTGCTGCGGCGTTTTTTCACTGTATGCGCCTTTCAGGCAATGGCCAAGCAGCTGTTTCTTAGAACATCGACATGTGCAGAACCAACTAAGCCACTTGAGCTAAGCACGTGGCAGACAGCTGAACCGATATCCGCCCTGAAAACCAAGATGGTTTCGCCAACACAGAGCGTACGCCAACTGTCAACGAAGAATGGTGTAGGGTGCGTTACCCGATAGACGCACCCAGGTCTTATACGGCACACGCCGGTCGTCTTTGTAGCCGTGATCGATGACATGACTAAATGATCTCCTCGACCATGCGAAGAAGTCCTAGCGGCTCGTATTTCAAGTTTGCATAATTCACCGTGCCGGTACAAAGGTGGCCGGTAGAGCCGTCAACTGCCAACACGAGCACATCACATGTGAGACGATCCGTGTGCGCCATCTTGCGTGCTGCCGGTTCGGCAAGCACCATGAACTCAAACTTACGCCCGACGATACCGAGTCGTGCTGCGCTGGAGTTGGGGTCGGCGGTTTCAAAACCAGACGACACGTTAATCGTGCACTCGTGTACAATGCGGTACAGCTTACCGACAACCAACCGTTCCACACCAGCCGACTTTGCAGTCATATTGGTCTCCTATGCTATCTCAACACATACGTCGACTATTGGGTACCCAACATAACCAACATCGCCAGATCGGACGATCACCTTGTAAATCAGATATCCGAGCGGCCTACCGTCGATCGTTGCTTAGCATACGTGCAGCACGACAAACTCCTCACCTTCATATAATATTTCGCGACAGCTGGAAGAGTTTTCTACACCGTCGTACATAAAGAACGAATCGCACGTCAGCCGGTAGCGGGACCCGACGCGCAATGGTTTACCGGTCGGTGTTAGAGTCACAACGCAACCTCGTGCTCTGCATTAACACAGCAATTGGCAACCAGACAGCCAACATAGCCGATGTCGCCGGACTGAGTTATGACCTTGTATAGCCGATAGTTTACGGCAACACCATCGCGCGTCGCGTCCATCTCTGCCAACGCAGTAAACTCTTCGCCAATATACATCATCCTGCGACATCCCGAACGGCAGTCCGTGTTGTTGTATACGTCGAACTCGTCGGTTAGCCGATACCGTACACCTATGTTTATTGTTTCTAAGATCTCCATGTCGGCTACCGGCTAACGCGCAAGTCGGACTTGGTGAGCTTGACCGGGATGCACCAGTCCTGCGCAAACAGGTCATTATTGCTGATATTGAACTCGATCAGATCGACACTGCTGGAGTCCCGGAGCGCGTATTTCCGCAGCTCATAAGCTCGGTACACGAGCTCATGGCCGCTATCTGCACCGCTACGCAGTTCGACCGTATCCTTACCCCAGTGCCACCAGTTGTTCCACCTGGACACGGGTAGGCCCTTATGCAACCTGTGCAGCGCCCAGATGAAGTCGTGGCGCTTTCTTTTCGGCCGCCGTTCCGCGCGATTATCGCTTGACATGTGCTGCGCCGTGCTTGGCGATGAGCTGCTCCATCGTAGGAACAAACCATCCGTCAACGTCCATTGCCTCGACGAACCGAGAAACGTATTCTGGCTCGTTCATGCGCGAACCACACCAGAACTCCCAGCACCACCAATCGCCGTCGTAGTTGATGTTGCGCCACGTACGGTTCTCCGGACACTCATTGGTGCCGCCGCAACTCGGCCCCAAAAACGCCGCCATCCTTGTTCGCAGTGCCCCACACATGTCCTCACAAGCCGAAGCGACCGTGTTGATATCGCGACGCCTGACCTGGCCAGCGAAGTGCACGTGCACCATCAGATAGTGTGTTGGCCTGTCGTCGCATGCGGCGAACTCGACCGCGTCTCCAAGGCCAGTGATCGACAGCTTGCGCATGACAGTGCTTGACTTGTTGTAGTGCATTGCGTTGATCGATCTCCTTTCGTGCTAGACGAAGCCACATTATCACGTGGCCGCTAGAGAGTCAAGGCAATTGCCTCAGCGGAGCGACTTCGCGTACGCGGTCAGTTCGGAGATGTTGCTGAGCATGCTTGGCTGGGGATTGCCACCGTGACGCAGGCACCACATGCTGAGCTCGTGCACGAACCAGGAGTGCAGGTCGACCTGATCGACCGGCTGGCCATTGCACGTCTTCACGGCAGCTAGCGGCACGTCGCCGACCCCATCGACACACACGCCCGGCCGGTCGTCCTGAAGGAGACACAGGCTGGTAATCTGGCCGGATCCAGCGACGCGATCGGCGCCACACTTCGGCTGCATGCCAGCCAGCGCCGTGTTTGGTGTGGCCCGGTACCACTCGACCGAGACCGTCTTGCCGACGAAACTACCAGGATGGCCGGTACGCATCGCGAAGCGCTCAGTTGTTCTCGGAGCTAGACTGCGCCGCAGTTCGCGCACAGTCGACACTGACGCTATAGTAGCCGTTGCTGGAGCCGTGCCAGCGCAGCGTGACGGTACCCTTGATCGTGCGGAAGTGGTAGAACGTCCACTGGGTCAGGTTGTCATCGCCGCGGCCCTCGCTCGTTTCCTCCGACGCAGACACGATCGGCGTACCAACAAGGTCGTCGAGGTCACCGACAACATCCTCAAGCGACACGTACTCGCAACAGTCCTGCGAGTGGAACAGCTTCCACGTGCTGCCGTCGGTATCCTCGAACATGAGCTCATGCGCGTTCTCAGACTCGCACACCTTTGCGAAGGTGTGCCCGACCATGTCCTCGACGCTCGCTGACTCGTAATAATTGCTCATTTGTGTGGTTTCCTTGTGTGTGGCGACGATCAGTGTCAGACACCTTAGCATGCGATATGGAGGGAGTCAAGGGAATTGTGGTTGGCGGGCTCGGCTCGTGTGAGTTATTCCTATACGCCCGTTCTGGGCACGTGCGGCCGTCGGACGTAGGGTTTGTGGTCCGGGACGTTTCCGGGCTCAGGACGGGCAGCTAGGGGCCGCAGCGTCGGTGTTGTTGGTGTTGTCCGGTACCGCCTCGACGTTCGCCCGGTTGCAGGGCCGCTCGGGGCCGTCGTCAAACTGCACGAGCACGAGCGCGGCGTCCTTTTCGCCGTTGAATGTCGTGCATGCAAACCCGTAGCCAACGACGGTGCCCAGCTTTCCATCAACGATGCATCGGCCGTGCATGCGGAGCGATGTACGCACGTGCTATCCTACTCGGCTCGCTCGTCAATCAGCTCAAGGTTGAGCCGAAGCACAAACACACCAACCGGCCATTCGTGGTTGCACTCCTCGTTCTGGCAGTACGCATGCATGGTGAATGACGAGTTTGCCGTTGGGTACGACAGCGGCTTGTTCGAGCAGTCTCGAACATACTCCGTGCCGCATACCGGGCAATATTGCTCTTGATGACAGCATTGACATAGAGCCGCTTGGTGCCCAGGTCGACCGGCTCGTCTGCTGTGTAGTGTGTGATAGATGTTCTTGCCATGGCGTTGTTGGCTCAGTCCGAGTCGCGAGCCGTTGGGCTCATCCCCTGAATGACGCGAAACAATCTCTGCATGATGATCCCATGCAGGCGCAGGTTGCGCTCACGTTCTCCACCATGCTTGCGTACCGAGCGCCACAGGAACCGTGCGTCTCGTGCGATCACGTACGCAGCAAACCCAACGACAAACAGGATCATGTAGCCCATGAGCAACCCGACGTTGAAGTAACCCGAACAGGTATCAGAAGGTGTCATTGTCGTCACCACTCACCAGCTGTAGTCGATGATGTACAGGCCCTCGGGGATCAGATCCCTGTTGGCCATATCACAAAGGAGCTCGGTGCAATCCGCGTCGCAGTCATACGCATTGGGCGGGGCGAGATCACGCAGCCACTCGTCGTAAGAGTCAAACTCACACTTCTCGACGTCGAAGACGAGCTGCTCACCATTGCGCATGTTGTACCGCACGGCACGATCAGTCAGCCAGTCGATTGCCTGGAGCGTGGTGATGTTGTAGGCTTGGACGAGCAGCTGCAAGAACTCGCTCATTGACAGCTCATGTACGGTCTTGATGGAGGTGATCATGGTGTCGTTGTGCCTTTCGTTTCCGTGTTTCTGGTGTTGGTGGCCGTGACGGTGGTTTCTCAGCAGTACGTTTCCAGGAACGTCAGCGCCCGGATAGCGGCCGGACACGTGATGGCGTAGAGGTATTCAGGGTCGCACCCGACGCGCGTTAGCAGGGCGCCGTTGCCGGTGTTGCTCATGGGTTCACTTTATCCTGCGCGCCCGGAAGAGTCAAGTGGTACCGGTGGCTCTGGGTAAATACCCGAGCCATTTTGTAGTAAGTGCAAGGCGTGTCAGAGCTTGAGCTGCTTGGGGGGCTTGCTGGTGAAGAGCTCGTACAGCACCGGGGTGCCACCCGTGAGGGTCTTGGCGTAGTCGCGGGCTTCGCTCTCTACCACGAAGGTCCGCATGGGATCGACGTGCATGGAGCCCCGCCAGTTGGTGGCCACCATGAAGGTGCGGGTGGTGGGCTCGGTGGGGGCCGTCGCCGTGAGCGTGCCGCTGCGGAGTTCCTTCTCGATGGATTCCAGATAGGCCGCGTCGAGGTCCGACACGAAGGTAATCTGGACGAAGTCGCCGTCACGATCGCTCTCAATCACGGGCCTCTCGATATCTACGCCGTACTTGGCGCACGCAAGCTTGCAGAGCTCGGCCACGGCGTTCCATTGGGTCTGCGCGCAGCGGACGGTGAACCCGTTACTTCCGGTGTTGGTGATGACGAGCTCGGCGGGCATTACGGCCTTCCTTGGGTTCGCGTTGGAGTCGTTCATGGTCCCCATCTTACCCGTTGCCGTTCTAAGAGTCAAGGCGTGCGGAGATTTATCTCGCAGCCAGCGTGGCCTGGAAGTGCTGCTTGAGCAGCACGGCGGTTCGCTTGCCGATCGCGTTCCTGGCCTCCTTGGAATCGACGATCTCGCCGCGGCCCTCGCGCAGAACGTCCTCGATCATGGCGGCGATTACCTCAGGTGTCGAGCGCATGTCGGTGACCGCAGGGCTCATCTTCGCGAGGACGTGCCGCAGACGTTCTGGCACAACCCATTCGTCCGCGATCTTGTTGGCGTCCGTGAGCACAGCCTGTGCGGCCGGATCGACAACGACCTTGCGCGAGGTCTTGGTTTCCCGGAAATTGTCGCCCTTGTGCTTGGCGATCACGCGCTCGCCGTACTGGTTCTTGGCCTCGACCAGCGGACGCAGGACCACCCCTTCTCGCTGACGCGGCTCGGTGATCCCATGGCGCACAGCAACCTCCGACGGACGATCGCGCTCGGCGTCAAGGACAGACAGGTCCGTCAAGACGCGTCGATATGGCACGAACTCAAGGCCCAGGCGTTCGACGATCTCAGCCGCCGTGGGCACGTCGCACCAAGTACCACCGTGCAGCATGACATCGAACGCAATGAACTTGAGCTCCTTCCCGTACGTGTCGGACATTCCCTGCTGCTTGCCGCCGTACGCCTCGCCGTAGACCACGACAGGCATGCCACCAAACATCTCCCCAAACTTCTCGGTAAGCTGCTCAATGTCAAACAGTTTCGCGAAGTTGACAGCCGACTCACCGCCAGAGCTCAGGCTGACAGCACTACCGTTCCAGCTTACGTGACTTGAAGTGCCGTGCACCTTTTCCAGCGCGTAGCACTCCGAGTCCTTCAGAATGTCCTGCGCGTCCGGCCGGTAAAGGTTGTCGATATGAAGATATCCCATTGTGATCGATCCCTATGTTGCTTGTGTTCGTTGAATGAAACCGGCTAGCCGTGGTATCTGATCACTCAGAGCACATCAGAGTTGCGACGTGCCCACTCATGCATATGGCTGCCGTCAGTGTTTTGTGCAGAATACGACGCAGCTCGTTGGCCGTACGCTCAGCGCTCGGGTTCATGGTCTCCTTGGCCCGCTCCACCATCAACTCCGCCAGTGGCACGTATACGTCCGTTGTCTCTGCGATCTGCTTCGCAGTAAACTGAGCTGACGAGGCGCTCAGCGACCGGACGTTGTCGATCCTGTCCGCAACCTTCACGCAAAGCACACGCCAATCCCCGTGAGCCTTGAGTCGGTCAATGAAGCCCGCCTTGGGCTTCTTGCTCATCAGAAGCACGCTCTGGGCGATGTACGGTGTGCCAACGAGACGAACCTCGTCGATCAGCAGCCGGGTGTCCTCGATCGTGTCATGCAGAAGGGCCAGAGAAACCAGCAGCGGGTCGGTGGTCATGGCCTCGTCCATGAGAACGAGAGCGGTGCGCCGAACGTGCTCGAAGTACCGGAGAGGGTTGCCGTCGCTGTCGAACTCCGAGTTCCGGTACTGGTTGCGGTGATGAAACTTCGCGAGCTTGTAGAACAGGCTGATGCGTACGCACTCCTCATGTGGGAACAGGGCTTCACACCGGTCCATGAAGGCCGCGTAGTTTTCTGTCTTGGTGTTGCTCGTGGTCATGGGCCGATGTTACCGGTTGACGACGGATAAGTCAAGGATATTCCTAAACGCCCGTTTTGAGCCCGAGAAACGTTTGGGCGCCCGATGGTGCTGCCGGGACGTTTACCTGCCCGCAGCGGGCGCCTGGGTGCCTTGCCGGGCAACTAGACGGACCTTTCCGAACGACCTACCCTTGACCGCGTAGCCGTTAAACCCGTAACCAACAAAGGCCACGAGCTCGTTTGCCCGCTTCCTTGTCTTGGCGTATATGATGATCGTGCTGTCATCATATCCAACACAGTACCACGTGTTGTCGTTGACATAACGAACGAGAAGGCGCGACAGTTCTATGGCAGCCTGTTCGGGTGAGGTCATATGGAAAAGAACTCCGTCAGTGCTGCGACATACATGGCGTTTGCACGTGCATTTCTGTCATTGGTGCGCCGCTCCGCTTCAAGACGGCGGCTTTCCTCGTCGGCATTAACGATCGAGCGTACGCGCTCGATCAGGTCATCCTGTGATGATGGGTTTTGGTAGTAGAACAGCGCGTTGAATGACCAGTCCTCGGCTGTGATGATGTGGCTGGAGTCGATGCCGATGAGCCCGAAGCCACCACGAGACACCGCATAGATCGGCATGGACTCGTCGGCAAACGGAGCTCTGCTGGCCGTCTGCTTAGGTTCTGGGCCGCCGTCGCCGCCACCACTGTTTGGCGTTATAGCTCATGGCGGCGTGTTTCTTGTAGAGCCTTCGCAGCATGTCGGCATCTGTGCTAGTGACGCCGCTCTGGCAGTTGGCGCAGTAGGTGTGGCAACCGTTGGCCAAGTCGTCTGCCTGCTCGTCTTCGGTTAGGTCATCAATGTAGCTTGGCTTTAGCTCATAGTTCACACATGGACCAAACCCGGCCGGGTACGTACCAAACTCACTAGCGTAGCTCTTGGCCTGGCTGCAAGCATGTGTGAGGAAGCGCGTCTGTTGCGCTAGTTCGTCACGCTCTGCCTTTGCCGCTTGCCAAGTGACCGGAGGCTGCACGATATTGATCCGAACCAGCTGGTCGATTCTCGGACTGTCGTGAAGAAACTTGCGGGTGGACACCGTATGCAAAATGGCATTCGGTGAACGTGCCAGCGTGATACGTGTTTGTGTGTTGTGCGTCCAGTGGACAAGCATGTAGTGCTCGCCGCCACCCGGATATGTGACATATGTGGCCATGATGCTAAGACAGTTCCTTTCGCGGTTGGTCGGTGCGTTGTGTTTTACAGTGGTAACACGTCACAGTAGTCGTACGTGGCTGCGTCTGGCAGGTATGTTGTGCGGTCGTTGATGTTCTCTGGCCGCGTACCGTATACGCGTTCTCGGTATGACTTGTTGCTTCCACACACCGGACACTCACCGATGAAACGACGATACCAGTATTGTTGGCGTATACGTGGGCTGTTAGTGATCACTGTTTATTACCTTCTTCAACATCGGTCATCATAGTCACCGAGAAGCAACCTGATGAACTGAAGCACCGCGACGCCTGGGAAACAAATAAGCCTGTCTCGCGCTGGCCTGTCCTCATCAGGAGGCATGTCTTCACAAACAATGTCCATGACGAGCTTGTAGAACTCCCAGTTAACGTCCGTGTTTGGCACATCGAACTCGTCACATGACTTGTACGAGAACTCTTCGATTGCGCGATCCAACACCTGCAACATGACTTTTGCATGGTCTGGATTAATGGAACCGGGCCTGACAATATCGTTGTTCATGTTAGTGTTGCCGAGCATAATGCACTTACCGGTAGAAGTCAACCGATCGTTGTTTGTCCGATTGGCCGGAACATCGAGTCTAGCTGGTCGTCCGTGTACAGCGTGATGTTTATCCAGCCGAAGTTGCCGTCGCAACAAATGATCTTGATCCGGCGATGAAGGTCCTCACCAACGATTTCAACGACCATGATAACGTCGTCTGGCGTGAGGAACGTGACGCTACATTTTAACTGGTTTGACCACGTTCTGGCCCATGTCACGGCGGAGGTTTCGTGAGCACAGAAAGTTGCAATCGTGCGTCGCCCAGAACAAAACGCAGTATTGGCTGTTTCCGCTGTCGGAAACACGAGCCAAAACTTGCCTGACGTACAAACCATGCCAGGATTAATGGCCACTGTAAACCTCGACAATCGTACCTTTGACCCACTCCTCAGTCTCAAAAAAGTTTATCCAACCAGATACTCCTTCCTGGTTGATGACTTTGACCTGCTCACCGGATACTTCAACAATCATAACAACATCTCCTTCATTCAAAAAGGAAACGATGCAATTTAGTCGCTCTGACCAGTAGGAAGCCCAGCCCCCCGCGGTGGCGGCGGCGCGGACACCCGCGGCAGCGACGAGGGGCGCGGCGGCGGCGCCTGTTCCCTCTGTCGGATACAAGAGCCAGAAGTATTGGTTGATCCTATAGAGCTTTTGCGGCACGAGCTTCATACCGATACCAACTCCACGTCATTACGGCTAATCATCAGCTTCCTGCCATCAGCTGTCAACACGGCAATGACATGCCATTTTCGCGAAGGTGACTTACCGTGGTAGGCTGGCGATATGACCATGCCGAGGTGCAAAACAATGTCGCCTTCTCTCAGAGGATCTTCGCAGCGCAGGCCGTGCGTGGCTGCCAGCTTGCCGTTGTTTGTTATGTGGTACTGCCGAACTGTGCCGTAGACGATGCGCTTTACGACACACAAAGCGGCCTCCGGAGGCAGTGGAACTGCCTTATCCGATGAGTTGTCAGATGGCGCCACAGCTACCACGACGCATAGTCACTAATGTTCACCGTCTTGCTACATCGGTTGCAACGAACCTCGACCACGCTTCCAATTCCGGTATTGGTGAAGAGGAACGTCACAGGTAGATCTGCAATCATCTCGTTGTCCGGTGCGAGCTCCCTGTGAGCGTCCAGGTGTTTGATGTACCACACCTCACACTTCTGAGCCTCCACTTCGTTCAGGCTGAATGTGCGCAGAAATTGCCGGAATGAAGCGGTGGTCATGGTTTTACTCTTGGCTGGGTGGGTGTAACGCAAGGCCGCAGTGAGCGCGCTGTGTTCAGGGGGCGAAGTAACCCTGTTTCGTGGCGTCGACCGCGCCAGTACGGGACCGGGTGACCCCTGCGCTCACACTGTTAAACGCCTTGGTCATACCGTCGCCCGTGCTCTCGTACGTGAGCGAGCTGTGACGCGCAACACCAAGGGAGTCACCCACTGCAACCGCGTCCATGTTGGCGCCAAGGAACACGACCTCCCAGGCGTACTTCTCCCGTTGATGCTCGATCATCGCCTTGACGCGCTTGCGCCCACCCTCTCCACGGTAGTCCGTGCTACAGTTCTCCATCCCGTCCGTGATGATGAGGAGAATCACCTTGCCGGGGCGCTCGTTCTCTGGCATAGCAGAGAGCCGGTTGCCAGTCTCGGTTGTTGCACGAGCGATGGCGTCGTACAAGGCCGTGCCGCCTCGTGGCATCACGTCCTCTTCGGTGATGACCCTGAGCGACTTGAGGTTTGCACACGAGAACCGCTCCTCGTATATGTTGTCGAAGACGGCGAGTGTGAACTCAACATCTCCTGGCAGTGCGGCCTGCTCCTTGCAGAACCGGTTGATCCCGGCCACGGTCTCCTGGAGCATACTCTGCATCGAGCCAGACCGATCGATAACTGCTGTGATGTGTGTGCGATTTGGATTTGTCATTGTATCTGTTGTCCTTTCATCATTCTTTCTTGTGTGTTGTTGTGTGGAGCCGCTGTCAACACGCCTCCGAGCCGGTCATCGCGTACGTCTTTACGTCATTGATGTTCATGAACTCGCGGCGGTATACCATGAACCTAGTCGTTCCTTGTCCGTGCTTGTTGCCAGTCAGACCGTGGCTAGTCCCATATACCCAGGCGCGGCCACCGTGATGATGACCTCGAACAGTTCGTGGCGGCGGTGGTACACGCGCAGGACTCCCTTCTCGGAGAAGAACGTGAAGGTCACCGTATCGGTAAGGCCAGAGAACCCGTACGGGTCCACGTCAAAGTCCACGTACACGCCATTGTCCTCGTACTCGCAGATGACCATCTTGGCGGTCATGCTCTTGCCGTTCGGCCCGTAGAGCATGAAGTCCGCGGACCCATAGAGCTCGGCCTCATCAGGTCCGTCCAGACGAAACGCGGCCCGTTCGAGCCGCTTGGCATCGTCGGGAGACAGGAGCAGCGTGCCGGTGAAACAAGGCATCGTCGAGTTCATACCTGCATGTTAGCGCGGGCCGGGCCAGGAGTCAATGGAATTGTTTTTTTCCACCCAGCCGCGGCGTGCGCGCTCACGTAAGCCCAACCACACTCACCGTCGGGCCTGAGGGCTCGTACCATCGCGTCGACACTGTCGACGACCAACACGGTAGTATCGGGGTGCAAAAGCGTAACGGACTTGTTTATGCGCCTGGACCAATAGACTACAAGGCCCAGCGCCACGACACTGTCCGTCGTGCTGTCCTTTAATCTGCCTTCGGCTCTAAAAACCAAGAAAGCGTCTGATATGGTCGGAAACAGGAACCAAAACTGCTGGCCAGTCCTATAGAGCCGTCCGGGTTCAAGCTGTTTCATAGCAAGACATCGGTGATCAGCTGATCATCAAACGCATTGCTGTGTGGCAGCCGGTTCCAGCCGCACTCGCCGTTTTCATCGATGACCTTGACGAAGCCATCTTCTGACACTTCAACAACCATAAAGCTACTATCCTCAGGCAAGAATGAGACAACGCAGTTTAATGTGCTGGATAGTATAGCGACATGCAGCGGCGCTGTGACGGCGTGCGCGAAATCCGACACTGCTGAGATATCAACTCTGGCAACATCCTCTCTGGTTCGGAACATAATCCAACACCGGCTCAGAGTCTTGTAGAGTCGCCCTGGCACCAAGCAGCAAACGCGTTCATGCTGTTCATGTTTGGTCATGGTCAGACGCCTCCAGGTAGGCACGTACCCAGCTTACCAGTTCCCAGTCTGCCAAGGCGGCATCGTGCAAGGGCCAGCAGGTTTTCGTGGTGGTGCCATCGTCAAACAGGAGCGTGTAAACCACGTAAGACCTTTGCGTCTGTACCAACTCCGCAGCGATCACGAGAACTGGACCATGGCTAAAGCCGATATGCTGATACAAGTGACCAACCTGCAAATAACCGGCTGTCACATGCGCACGCGCTGGGTCGACGGTACTGATGGTAATCATAGCAACGTCACGTCGTCATTGTTGGCTGGCGCTCTCTACAGACACCCAGGCATCATCATACCATTCATGTACCAGCGTCAGTGCTGTTATTGTAGCACGTCGGCCTAAAGCGGTACGTGAGCCGTCCAACGTTGGCTTCCCAAGTAGTGCCATCATCTACTAAGAACACACAATGATCTAGTGGCATATCAAGACGGGCCTTTACGCTGAGCGTAGTGGACTCGATCAGCAACACCGTTCTACCAGCTAGCGGTTTGCCGCTGCGGTCACCGTACAGTACATCGAGGACGACGTACGCGCAACCAACCTTGAGCTCAATCAGTTCCAGTGCGTCGTCGCTCATGGTACGCGATCATTGTCGTGTGACTTGGCCTTGGTCCAGTTCTCATAACGGACTTGTCGGCTTAGCGTGGGAATGTTCTCTCCGATCCTGTACCACTCGTACTCACCAACCGGCACGGAGAGCTTGCCGTGGTATCGATATACCCACACAAGCACCCACTCACCTCCGCGGAGACGACGGTACCACTCCCTGCTTCGGAGAAACACCTGTGAGAATACGTGTGTGATCGGCATGGCCATTGGCTCGTCGGGCTCCTGTTGTGTGCCGTGTTAGAGCGGCGCTAACGGATGACAAGATGTAGTTGTCTTGCGTTCTGGATATACCTCGCACGTGCACTTTGAGTAACGGCCAACCATCAAGTCTCGCCACTGCTCAAAGAACAGGAACTGATCGATCTTGTCGCCCGTCGGGTAAGGGTACGGGTCCATGTGCTTTCGGTCGCATCTCTTGGCTGGGCACTGAGCAACCAAGGTCCAGTGGCCAAGTTTAGCCCAGCGTCCACCGACATACCGGCGATACCACTTAAACCTGACACAGTATGTCCCTAAGCACTTGACAAGCAGTCGTTGCCAACGGGTCAGCTCGATCGAGTCGGTTTCTGACGCGACGGTCATGGCTCGGTAGGCCAATACCTTAGACATGCCGCGATGATTGCACACTGGGCACGACAAGTCAAGCGGATTGCCGCCGCGATGCTAAAGGCTGGTCCTAGGCCGTAATTTGTAAACGCTAAGGTCCAGCGGCTCGCTGCGGGCTCTGCCCGGCTCATGCGGATCAACAAACCATGTTCGCAGCTCACCGCAACTCCACAGAACTCGATAATAGATGCGTACTCGATCGGCATTCCAACATGACTGCTCGGCAACCACCAAGAACACATCTGATTGTATGCTGGTTCCCTCGACAGCATACAGAGCCCCAACTTCTAGCTTATCGCAGCGATCGATCAACGTCCTTGTAAGTTCATATGTCATACCGGCAACACTTTCCATAACCGTCCACCACGTCGCGCGCCCAAAAGTATGCGCCACGTTGAAGTCTTACCGTTGGTCCATAAGAGGAGGTATTCACATTCGCCAGCAACAGCAGTGCCTTTCTGGTTCATCGCCAACACAACAAACGCGGCGTCGTTACCATTATAGTTCGTGCGCGTATAGCGCCCCAACTTCTAGCTTATTGTAGGGGTCGACCAATTCCTTGCGTGTCATATGATAGCGTGCCTTTGCTGTTACGGTGCCAGTTTCCATACGTTGTCGCATACAGTCCATGGCGCGCCGCGGTGAATGTTCCACGTACTTACATCGCCGGTATTCCACAACACCCGATAGACCTTCACCGTGTCACGATACTCACGTAAACCAACCACAAGGAACAATCTTGCTACTGGTTCTCGTTTGTCGTGCAGTTCATAGAGCCCACCGGCCTCCAGGTCAAACAGTGACTTGACCTGGACCTTGTGACTTATGGCCGCGGCATTGATCGTGCTGTTGTTGTGCATGGGTCTGCCAGCCGGTATGTCTTTCTTTATTCGTAGGCGTCGATTCTAGGCGTTGTAACTTGTCGCACGTGATTTGGGGCGTCGGATCCGTTTACCTGCCCAGAACGGACGGCTCGATGACTTCGGTGATGTTGTCGTCTAGCTCGTGCGCTTGAAAGTACATGTCAACAAACAAATCGCAGTGCTTTGCTAATGGCCATTCGCCGGTGCCGTGAAGTCCAGTTAAGATGGTGGCGCGCGTTGTGGTAGACGTGAAAGCATCCTTTAAGTTGGCCAGTGCTGCGCATAGACACATAAACACAAACCGCTGTCCCGATCCATCGTAGCGATATAGCTTTCCTGGTTCTAGTTGACTAACCATCGCAACAAACCGCCTCCATATCGGTATCTCCAGGCTCGTTGCCAGTGAAATACACCACGCCGCTCACCCCTTCCTGGTTTATTACTGTTATTTGATTGTCACCCATGGCAATAATCATGATTACATCGCCCGTCTTTAGAAAAGACATTCCGTTGTGTTTTCTTGATAGCAACCATCGGTATTTGTCAACCCTATAGAGGTTTCCAACTTCAAGTGTCATTGGGAACTTTACCGACTGATTTCCTGGCCCATGCCTCATCAAGCGGAAAGCTGATCCAACCACTCTTCCCGTCCTGGTTTATCACTCTTACTTGAATATCAGATACTTCAACAACCATGAAAGTGTCTCCTTTGTCGAGGAAGGAAACGGTGCAGTTAAGCTCTTTTGACCAATAGGAAGCCCAAGAAACGGCGGTGGCCAGCATACTGACCGCAACAAGTCTCGCGGCGTGTACTGTGTTGCGGTCGTCGGCGACTTCCTTGGTGGGAAACAGGAACCAGAAGTGCCGGTTAATCTGATATAGCTTTCCCGGTTCAAGGGCCATAGGAAACCTTGACAATGGTACCCGCAGTCCATTGCTCCTCGAACGGAAAGTTTATCCAACCACCCTTCCCTTCTTGGTTGATTACTTGGACTCGTTCACCGGAAATTTCAATGATCATGATGATATCTCCTTCGCTTATGAAGGAAACGGTGCAATTGAACTCTTTTGACCAGTGATTGGCCCAAGCATGTGCAGCGCTGATCGGCCACACACAGCAAGAGCATGACTTCAAACTGTCCATAGAGGCAACGTAGGCGAATTCCTTTGTTGGAAACAGGCGCCAGAAGTATTCATTGATCCTGTGGAGTCTTAGTGGTTCAAGCGGTTCGAGCATCACACAAGGCTCCGCTCAACGACCATCGGTACTTCCTCATAACCACCATAAAGGGCCGCATACTCGCTAATGCGTACATGCTGAACCTGTCCATCACATGTCAAAACAGTGAGTGCTTGTGTGCGCCAACTGCGCTCGGCATCGTCAGACATATAACAACCGGCCTCGATGACAAGGAACGCGGTGCCGTCTTCTGGGAATTCTGGTGGGTTTGTCGACCCGTGATCAGAGCATGATCCAGAAGTAAAAATGCAGCGGTAGACCTTGCCGACTTTTAGTGCGTGGGGCTCAATCATCATTGGCAGTATCACGCCCAGGTTGCGGCCCTGGTGTTTAGATCAACCTTTAGCCCTGGCTTGACAATGTGCAGGTCATGACCGATCAGCTTCCCCGGCGTACTAGCGTAAGTGCCGCGGGCTCCAAGTCGCAACCACCCGACTATGCCGCGCGGCAAAACAATCTGCACGTCCTGCGCCGCGTAACCTAGGTAAGTAACCGCTACAACAAGCACACGCGTCTCGTAGCTCGTTACCACACCAACCTCCGCATAGTGGAAGTAATCCGCCTCCGCGAAGACCTGTTTCTTTTGGACCCCGTAGTTCAGAACGCACGTACCGTAGTCACCAGGGCGCAGGTTTCGATACCGATTTCGATAGCCGCTGTTACCCATGATAGTCCGCACACATGTCTGTGCGACAGTAACGGATGGTGGTACTCCGTGACCTGCTGAGCCGAATCGTGCCGTTGCGGTCCACAACCTCCAGTTCGGTATACTTGGCGTCGTGAATGCGCTTCAAGAGCGCAGCGAAGTCGGTGCGCTTGAGTCCCTCGTTCTTTGCAGAGCTCAGAACGGTCGTGTCGGTCGTTGGGTAGTAGAGGGCCGTGTATCCAAGCTGCTCCGCGGCGGTCACGACTTTGATGGTCGCTTGGTCGTTCGGGCCACAAGACCCGGTGCATCGGTTGCTGGTGTCAGACGTTGATTGTGTGGCTGCTGTCATGGCTGTCGGACAACTGTAGCGCGAGACGACGACAGAGTCAAGGTGCACAAATGCAAACGGGGAGGTACCTCCCCGTTTGCATTTGTGTTCTGCCGTGTTTATTGGCCGAGTGACGCTACGGCGCACACCACTCGGATGGCGTGGCTGATCACTCCTCGTCGGAGTCCACGTCGACCGTCACGGCCGGGAGAGCCGCGAGCCGCTCCGACCGGCCGATGTACACGGCGTCCTCGATCGCGAGCTGCTGGAGCGAGAGGGAGCTCAGCTCGGCGGTGGCGAGGCTCCGGAGGCTGACGAACGTGTTGCTCCCGAGCCCGTTCCCCTTGCCGCGACCACGACCCATGGACTTGACCCCCGTGACCACGAAGTAGGACGGGAGCTCGCCGTCGGTCTTGGCGGGCAGCTCGATGATCGCGCCGGGCTTGGCCCCCGCACGAAGGTTGTAGAGGCGCGTGTTGACGGCGTTCGCAGCGGCGAGAGCGGCCTGGATATCGATGGTGGTCATGGTCCTGTACCCGTTTCTGTGTGAAGGCGTTGATGGTTTTGTGTTGGCGGCGACCAGTGTCGTTTGTTCTTGTCGCCGTCTGTCTATGAACTGACTCTATCAGGCCGCGGCTGGATAGTCAACCGAATTAATTGTCTTGCGAAATCAGCAGTTTCCGGATTCAAGGCCGCTACGCGAAGCTGCCGCTGGCTCCGTGAGGATTCCCCGGCCGTAGATCTGCACCAACGCCTGCACGAGCGGGCCGGTCACCTTCTCAAACGCCTCGGTGCCAACGTCCTGCATGGCGCCCACGAACAGCTCGTCCGAGATCCGCTCCTTGGCCTCATCACGAATCCCCGGCAGGGATGGCACGATCATGGCAAGGAGCCCACGAAAGGCAGCGTCGCCGATCGTTGTGTCGGTCGCTGACTGGAACGAGGCTCGTTGCTGCTCCGGTAGCACGGACGAGATGACGACCTTGGCCGTCTTGGCGCCCTGGCGCACCGCGATCCGGTGGCCAGCCTCCTTTGCCAGCCTCCCGGCGCGGGACTTAGCCTTGTCGAGCCTGTCGGTGACCGACTCGCACATGCTCGTCTGACCGCTGCTGTTGTTTGCTTCTTTTGTAGAAACCATGTTGTTGTTTGTCCCTTTTTTCTCTTTGGTGATGTTGGTATTGCTAGAAGTAACAGCTGTTGGCTGGTCCTTCGCTGCCGTCGAGGGCAATGATACTACGACGGTCTTCGACGAGTCAATGGGATTGCCGCTCTCTGTAAACGAGCCCATGTCGCAACCCGAGGCGTTGGTATCCGCGGTCGGCGAGCTGCCGTCGATATACACTGTCACAATATCGGCGTTTAAGCTGGATATCAGTTCATCGACGTTCACGTTCGGCGTCGGATGCCAATAACAGTTTAGGTTGTCGCGGGTAACGATCGCGCGAATGTCACCGCGCATATCGGCCAGCTTACACATAAGCCGACAATAGTTGGCATATGTCAGGCCGGATGGTAGCTGATGTTTCTTCGCGTGTTTGCTCCACGTGCCATTGTACAAGCTCAGGAAGCACGTGGACTCCTTTTGGCCTAGGTCGACCAGCTCAATCAACTTTTTTATTTCAAGCTCCAACGATAACGATCGCGGCCCGGAGTGTGCCAAGCACGTGATGCGATATGCGCCATACCCACAATCATCAACACGATAGCCGCAGTCCTCCAACTCCGTGACATGTGCAATGAACTTTGACAACGGCACGTCAATCGGAATCCACCAGTCGACTGCAAACTTTGGCCAAGTCGACTGACAAACGGTGAATGATGACGCTTTGCTGGCTTGTGTGTAGGTTTCCATGTTGTGTGTACCGTTTATCTCTGCTCGTGGTCGCGCGAAAGCACCCGAGCAGCGCGCTCATAGAGAATGCCTGGATCGACGGTGCTGAGCCCGGCCCGCTGGCCGTCGTTCATCTCGATCACGACCCAATCACCGGCCATTGTGCGCGCCACATCGAGCACGTAATAGCGAACGGGGCAGCGGCTCTCTTCCAGGCGCCTTATCGCCGCACGAAGGAACTGCTCCGGAATTACCTTTTGGTGAGGCGGCGGAATATCACAGTCTGCCGGGTCCCAATAGAACCCGGTCGCAAGCACTTCCCCGTCCAGCACGAACACCCGGAACTCAGTCGACACTGGGCAAGCGCCGCTCAGTCCACCAAGGCGCTCAAGCGGCACATACTCTCGCGCAACCAACTCTTCTCCACGGCTTGCCGTTTCACGCGAAAGTTCGGCCATTAGAGAACGCGCCGCCGAAGCATCTGCGGCAAACATACGGTCCCAGCGCGACTTGTCGGCCTTTGCTCCCTTGACAATGAAGGACGGGCCGTCTGGCAACCGGCTAAAGTCAGTCCATGTACGCGGAGTCAAATCCTCCAGGTCATAGCTCCATGACGCCGGAGAGTCCGCATATGCGTACGCCCTGGCTGAGTTCAGAAGTTCGCCACCCTGACGGATAACATCCCGCTCCACCCTGCGCGGCCATGGCCATACTGTATGCCGAGCAATAACAAGATCTCCAGGCATCACGTCCAACACGGACTCAGCCAGCACCCATGGTGTATACTCGCGTACGGCTTCAAGTTCCCCTGGATCCAGGAGTTTTGGGTCATGTAGAAAGAGAACCCGGCGCGGACTCATCGCTCATCTTCCAACGTTGCCAGATCCCACGCGGTCGAGCCCACCGGGAATGTAAACCATCCAATGACAGCGGCAGTACCGGTACCGACCAGAGGCCCCAGAACCAATACAACGAAGGCCGTTGTTAGGCCCATGATAAACACAATCATGCAGCAGACGGTCACGAACCCACCCTGTATGTCTTCGGCATACTGATCAAACGCCTTAACCCAGTCGGGCTTCCCTTTCCCAATGAACGTGTTGGCGCCGACCGCCAACAAAACGAGAGGCGCCAGGATCAGCTTGCCGAGAATCCCGTTGACAGCTACACGCAGCTTGCTCGGAGGTACGGAATGCTCGTCGTTGTCATCATTGCCGCTGTTGTTATTATTCGTCATCACAAGTGCTTTCTGCGTTTAGCTTTGCCAGCATGCCCAACCATCGGTGAGCCCAGAACACGGCCAACGCTCGGTCACCATGCGCTAGTGCGACTAGTGCCGCGGCTCTCGATAACCTTGCCTCATCCATAGCCAGGCTGGTCATTGTTGTTGAACCGAAGAAACCGGCAGCTAACAAACTACCCCCGCCTTGTTGCGCATGTACTTCGCAAGGTTGTTCGCATGCGACCTTGCGTTAGAGTCTCGGTCATCGCTAGCCGTGTACTGTACCTGAAACTCCGCGGCAGAGTCAAGCATGTTTCTGAACCGATCACAGACCGGTCCAAACGTTTCGATTACCTTCGCCAGCAACTCCTTCTTGGCGTGGCCGTCGCCATAGCCACCAGCGAGGTACTTCCTTGCCATCTCACCGGCCTTGGCCTTGTCGTTTTCCAACAGGTCATACAGGACATAGGGCGTACGGTTATACGGGCTCTTTGGCTCATCGACCGGCATAGAGTCGGTGACAATCGAGTTGATGGCCTTCTTGTACTCGGCGTCAGTGCCAATGACCGGGATGATGTTCTTGTAACTCTTTGACATCTTGCGGCCGTCAGTGCCGGGCACAGTGACGCCGGACAAACAAACAGCCTTGGGTATTGGCAAGTTTGCGTTGAACCGGAGATTGAACGCCGCGATGATTTCCTGAGCGATCTCCAGGTGTTGCATCTGATCAGGCCCCACGACCACAGCGATGTTCGTGTTTGGACCTCGATATCCAAACACGAGAATGTCTGCGGTCATCAAGAGCGGGTACGAGAACAGGCCGTGAGTGCGCGGGTCTGCATTGGCGTTGCCGTTCTTGGTCTTGAACGCGCCATTGCGCCTCAGCAACCCAAACGACGCCACGTTTGACAGCAGGCCAGCGACCTCATGCATAATTGGAAACGTCGATTGCACGTGCGGGTCGAGCCCGAGCGCTCTGAGCGTGAGGACCATGATCCTGGTATCCTCGGATAGCCGCTTGGCGTCGGTCTGTGTGGTCATGGCGTGGTAGTTGGCCACGAACATTGCCAGCTCTGCGTCATGACTTGATGCCCTGAGATCGAGCATCGGCTTTATTGCGCCGAAGTAGTTTCCCAGGTGCATTGTACCGGACGGCTGTATCCCAGACACGTACACCGTATACTGTTTTTGTTGCATGATGCTCCGATGGTACCACGGCGCGCGCCCCAAGTCAATGCATTATTCGTTTTCTATTTACGGAGCGAGAGCCTATGATGCTTTACCGCCTGTTGTTTGTCGAGCAGTACCGAGACCCGGAATCGCTCATGCGTGATATCGTTGCTCAGCTCACGGACGACCTGAGAAGGCCACCATATAAAGGCAACAAGAACCCGCTCACAGGCCACTGCTACGTGGCCTCCGAAGCACTCTATCACTTGTTGGGAAGCAAGGACTGGGTACCTTGCAACATACAACACGAGGGCAGTCCTCACTGGTACCTCAAGAACAAGGTTACCGGTGAAGTCTTGGATCCTACGGCTGGCCAGTTTGACACACCAGTTCCGTACAGTCAAGGTCGTGGCAAGGGATTCCTTACCAAACAACCAAGCAAGCGCGCAGCGGAGTTGCTCCGACGACTTAACGCCAACAACTAGCGCTGCAACATTGTCCGACAATAGCTCAACACCATACCCAGGTTGATAACGACAGCGGATAGAGACGGGTGTTACGGCCGATCCCTGCCAACGTTGGCAATTGCGATTAGCGCGCGCACACCAGAGTACAGCCATCCTGTGAAGGCAAAGAATGAGGCGCCCAGGTGAACGCCCAGGTGAAGAACATCCACACAATAACGTTAGAGGCGATCTTTAACCGATGCCCGCTTAGACCGTCGCCGCTGCTACTACTATCACTCATGATTGCTTTGCTTCCCGGCGGTGTCTGTTATTCGTCATGAACAAAGGTGAGCACGTACCCGTTCAGTGCGTCGTTCCACTCTCGGATCACGCGCACACGCTCTCCGGTTACTTGGTCATTGCAGTCAAACCCGGTCGAGCCCGGATCAAGCCGCAAGCCATAGATGAACTCGGCCAGCTGATCCTCGGTGATAGAAATTAATGAAGTTGTCATGCTCACATCACCATTTCGCATGCTTTGTCCATGAGTTGTGCACGTACAGGATGTTTCCCGGCAAAGCACAAAAGGTTAAGAAAGATGAGCCATGGATGCTCCGGATTGCCGTTGATCTCAGATGTGAGAGCTGCGCAACTGAAGCCGAGTCCAACCAGAGACAGAATCATGTTGAATAGGTCACGCATTTATTGTTTGTTGTTCCTTGCGATGGCTGATGGTGATTGATGTGTTGCTGTATGAACTTAAACACACCTTAGCATGCCGGGACCAGGAGAGTCAACGCCATTATACCAGGAGCTCCTATACGCCCGTTCTGAGCCCGCAAATGTTCTGGATGATCAGGAACCCGTCCCGGAAAAGATCGGGCACGGGTCGGGCGGCTGGGTGGCTTGGCTGCCGGGTGTGAACTGGTGCTGGGTCAGAACACGACCGCCGACACGAAACGTGGCGGTGTAATGCTCGTGCGTTGCCGAACGGGTAACGATAAACCAGCCATCGAACAGGTCACAAACATCTCGGAACGTCTCGGCTGCCGCGAGTTCATCAGTAAACGCCTTGTCGATGCTACCGGGAAAATAGGTCGTCATCGACAAGCAGCAATAATACACAGCCCTTATGGCGCCCTTTGCCTCCTCGACCGAAGCAAAGTGTGCGTGCGGCGTGATATACATGCTGTAATATGGAATCGGCGTGGATCGGCGCGTGTACATTTTTGTTAACCTCATATCTCTCTACTATTGAGAAACGGCCGGTCTTCTAGTTTAGGACGCCTTTGGCGGATTCAACGATGGCATTCTTCGTCCATTCCTCACCGGCAGGAAAGTTTATCCAACCGCTCTTTCCTTCTTGGCTGATAACTTTCATTTGTTCACCGGCAACTTCAACAACCATCAAAATGTCTCCTTTACTCATGAAGGAGACATTGCAATTCAGTTCTTTTGACCAATAGGAAGCCCAAGAGGCGGCGGCGGAGGCGCGGGTGAGCGCGGCGGCGGAGGCGCGGGTGGCTGCGGCAGCGGCGGCGGCTGTTTCCTTTGTTGGAAACAGAAGCCAAAACCATCGGTCGATCCTATAGAGCTTCCCAGGCTCAAAGCAGCGTCGTACCGATGTGTCTGACTGCATGATATCGGCCTCGTTCATTATCAGCGTGTGCTGTCCATATGGCCGGTCAGCTGCTTAAGCAGCAGTGCTGCCTTACCAACAACACACGTCCTTGTGTTCTTGCATGGCCAGCGGCCCTTGCAGTGTATGCAGTAGGTATATGTGCTTGGAGGACCAGGAGAGCAGCTCTCCGTGTCACTTGAGCTATTGACAAGCTCAGTTAGCAGCCGAATCATCTGCTCGCGCTCCAAGCGCTGCTTGATGATAGCAACCGGTGTTGGCTCGGTATTATGTGGCACGACGATCACTCAGCGGGCGGGCGGATCTCGTGCAGTGCGCTCAGGTACCGATCGGTGTCATCACCACACATGCCATCGACAAGCCGCATCACCATGGACTCAGCGTTCTCAAGGTGATAGATGGCACCGTAACCAAGCATATCACTCGCACGGCCTGAATCCAGGTACTCCTCTGCCAGCGCTGCCGTTGTGGCGATCTTGAATGCCGCCTCACCCTCGTCCATCGCCGCGGCAAACCTGTACCGGCCGGTCTGCTCATCAACCAATCGAAGACCGCCGTTGATCAGCAGGTTACCCGTGACCGGCAGGTTGCAGTATTCGATCAGAACGCGACCCATCGCGCGCATCCTCTCACGTTCCCGGTCGATCGCGCAGCGCAGGCTGTCATCAGCACTCGCAGTCATAAACCACGTCCTCCTCTTCGCCTTCGGAGTTCACGTTGATCGTCGGAACGAGGCAGTCGATGTCGAGCACTGGCACCTTCGACGGCTGCCATACCTGCTTGACGATGCCAGTGATCCGATGCACCTTGATGATCGGCCGCGGAGGGTTCACCCCCGAAGCGACACCGAACGCCTTGTCAAAGGTGTACGACGAGAACCGGGCACCGTCGTTGAGCTCCACCACGTACCTGTACTCGCTCTCATTCTCCATCGGCCGCTCCTGTGTTGAGGTTCAGTGCTACTTGACGGAGTCTAGCAGGCCGGGATGCTAAAGTCAACCGGTTATTGTTGTCCAGTCCGGCCGGTCATGCAATGCGCTCAAACCGAGCAGCGTCAGACCATGGTTTCAATCCGTTGCGACCGGCCTTTGTGACGCCACCGGCAATCAGCAAGTAGCCAGTCATGCCATTGCCAGCGAGCACGCGCAGCGAACCACTAGGAGGCGCACGTGCATGTGTGCCTAGATGACGCCATTCCTCAAGCACCATAAATGTTTCTTGTGTGCGACATGCATTCGGAATTAATTCGTCGTGCAGCACGAATCGATACCAGTTGACATCGGTTGAATTTGCATACAAGACCCAGCGTGCAGATCCGACTGACTTGTATATGCCACCAACACGAAAGTACGCAATCAGCTCTTGCTCAATTGACTTGTGTAACTTAGCCTCTGTCTTCTGTTTACTCATGGCCGCTCGATGATCACGTAGTTGAGGTTGCAGGCCGCGTTGCTGTGCAGCACGCCGTTAATCGTTGTGGTCTGGCCTCCCTGCTCATGCACGTGCCCAAACATGTGCGTCTTGATCTTGTGTGTGCGGTAAGCAAAGCAGTTCGCCAGTGCGTTACAGCCGTACATGTTCGATAAGATCCCGTGCGGTGGCACGTGCGTCACGAGAACGTCCGGGTCTGTATCAAACACATCAGACATCACACGCGAAATGTCATTGGCGCGGAGCTCTCCGTTCCACTCCCCAGCAATCCACGGAATATGTCTAGCGCCAGCCCAGCGCAGGCCCTCGTAGTCCATGCCGGTCTCCGGAACCTCGAATGCCGGATAACAATCCTCTTGCAAAAGGTCCACGAGGTTCGCAAAGTCGTGGTTGCCATGAACCACAAGCACCGGAACGCCGCCGAAGAACTCCATAAACCGCTGAGCTGGTGAAACGTTACCCTTGAACGACCACCAGTAAAGGCTGTTGGCCTTGTTGCGATACCAGCTCCTCTGGAATGCCACTTCTCGGTCTGCAACGCCTCTCGTGCTGTTCGGAAAGAAGTCTCCACTGCAAACCCAAACGTCTGGCAGCTCGATGTTTAGGTCACGGTATGGCACCTGACCATGATTGTCCGAGAAGTGGCCGACGACGAGCTTATCCATAGCAAGTCCGAGTTTGCTGTATGAGCCGCCAGAAGTCAAGCGAAATTAAGGCGAGCGGCGCACATCGACAGGTTCAATCCCATTTTCCTCCAAGAGAAGAAGGACCGCGTTCTGATGCGCCATATGCTCGGCCGCGCCGTCGTCTGATGACGCACATACCTCGTTGCACGAGTATGTGTGTTGCATGCGGCTGGCGTACGTGAAGGTAGCGAAAGCACCTACTACGGCTGTCGCGTCCGAGTAGTCGCTGATCCAGTCGTGCTTGTCGCGTGTCCAGACGGTATGAACTTCGCCACGATCGGACGTAATGATCCACGTATGATGTGTTGCCATGGATTTCTTGTTAGCACAGCAGCGTCGACAAAGTCAAGTCGAACGTCGGCGGAATTGTCAAGGTGGGCGCGCGTCACATGCCACAATGCAGCGTCCGGCCCACTCTTCATCAGCAGGAAAATTAATCCAACCACTCTTTCCCTGTTGATTGATTACTGCAACTTGATAATTGGAGATCTTGACAACCATAAAAATATCTCCCTTATCCAGTAAAGAAACAGTGCAGTTAAGCTCTTTTGACCAATAGGAAACGTAGTAGTTGATGGTCGTACGTGGGCCAGGATCGATCCCGGACCCGATAACGGCGGCTTTCTTCGTAGGGAACAGGAGCCAGCACCATTCGTTGATCTTATAGAGCTTTCCGGGCTCAAGCATCATTGGAGATCTCAGTAATTGTATCTTCGGTCCACGCTTCATCGGCCGGAAAGTTGATCCAGCCGCTTTGTCCTTCCTGATTGACTACTTTTACTTGAATGCCGGTGATTTCAACAACCATGATAACGTCTCCTTCATTCAGAAAGGAGACGTCGCAGTTTAGTTGCTTGGACCAATAGGAAGCCATGGCGGCGGGGCCGAGCACGCGCGCGGCGCAGGCGTTGGAGGGGATGGTGGCTGTTTCCAACGAAGGAAACAGAAACCATGAGTACCGGCTAATTCGGTATCGTTTGCCGGGTTCAAATATCATTGGAGATCTCGGTGATAGTGCCTTTGTTCCAAGGTTTATCGGCAGGAAAATTAATCCAACCGCCTTTTCCTTCTTGATTGATTACTTTGACTTGAATATCAAAAACTTCAACAATCATGATTGTGTCTCCTTCACTTATGAAGGAAACGGTGCAATCTAGCTGCTTCGACCAATAGGAAGCCCAGCCCACGGCGGAGGCGGAATCTGCGAAGGCGGCATCGGCGGCATGACCGGCGCGGGGGAGAGGGCGGGCGGCGGCTGTTTCCTTCGTTGGAAACAGCAACCAGAAGTATTCGTTGATCTTGAAGAGTTTTCCTGGCTCAAAGGTCACTGGAAATCTCGGTGATCGTGTCTTTGGTCCAACTCTGAGTTGCAGGAAAATTTATCCAGCCACTCTTCCCTTCTTGGTTGATTACTTTGACTTGAGTGCCAGACACCTCAACAACAAGGAAGCCTTCTCCTTCGTTCATGAAGGTTACCTTGTTGTTTGACTGTTTAATTCTGCGGGAGGCAAAATCCGCACCAATGCTAGCGTCAGCGGCAGTATCCGCGACAGCAACATATGATTCGACGGCGCGCTCACTTGTCGGGAACAAGTACCAAAAGTGCCGACTAATCCGATACAGCTTTCCCGGTTCGAGAATCATGGCGCCACTCACCCTTCCGAGGAAGAGGTAAAGACCCGGTTCATCGCGATCGAGGTGTGGTACCCGTCGAGCCGGTTGCCCGTCGGACGGACTGCCTTGAGGGCGATGAGACGCAGTGCATCTTGGCCCTTCTTGCGCGCCGTGAACACGTACTGCCCAAACTCCCCAAACGTACTCATCGCCAGCCCAACCTCCTTGTCGGACATATACGCCACGGACTGCACGAGCTCGTTCGTGCCGTCGATGATCCGGTCGACCTTTTCACCGAGCAGTCTGACGATCGTATCGAAGTCGTCGTAAAACTCCTCCGGAATCAGGCGCTTGGACTCCTCGATAGGCTTACCTTCCAGCATGAGCTCGTAGATTCCAAGCGGGGTCACCTGGGAGATCATCTTGTGAATGATCTTGTATTGGTCACCCTTCACCTTGGCCCGGTCACCGGAGCCCTTGAGGCGTAGAACGAACCCCTCCTGCGTACCAGGGAGCGCCTTCGCAACAGCCAGAAGCTCCTGCAAGGACGAGAAGAAGTGACGATCCGCGACGCGGCAGCCAATCCGGTGTGACAGTGGCACCAGCTCGGATACGTAATCAAGCTCGTGGCCAGTCTTCCTGTTGTACCCGGTAAGCAGCACCAAGTCTGCGAAGTCGTACTTGATCACGACCCGGTTCTCGGGATAGATGATCTCGGTGATGTACGTCACGTCCGGGTCAAGGTACGCCATGAAACCGGCATGGGCGCGCAGGTAGTTCGTCGCCCATACGGCCTGATCGGACGAGAACGAGCCGCGGGTCGCAACATGCCATTCGCCCCGGTCGTGAAACCCGATCCCGCAGCTCCCGTCGAGCTTCGTCGTTGCCTCGTACTCGTCACCGTTATGGATCGACGGCGCCTCGGGCTCGGTCACGTTGAAGAACTTGGGCATACAGAGGGCGACAATCTCCTTCTCTGAGGGCCGAAGAACAAGCCCTCGTGCCAGCCAGTTGTACTTGTTCCAGCGCCGCTCGAACTGGCACGTCTCGTTGTAGTTGTAGAGAACGAGGCCCGAATCATCGTCGCCATCGGAGGGTGTCCGACGATCCACGTCCCCGGCCGCAACACAAGCCTCAAGACCAGCGTAGAGCTCGTCGAACGGGATCAGGAGGGCCGGGTGCGCGTACTGCGTCTGGTGGTTCATGTGTAAGAACCTACCATGCGCGCCGAACAGAAGTCAAGTGGTTTATTTCTGGCTGGCCATGTCGTATGGCACAATATCTGGCAATGGGTATACTAGGCCAAGCTCACCACGAACATTGCACACCATAACCATAGTATATAAATGCTTATACTGGCAGTTGGTCTTACTCACCATGAACGGTTCGCCGGGATAAACGGAAGCGGCGCTGCCATAAAGCGCATACGGAAGCCGTGGGGTTGTGATGGGAAACACGGGAAACATGTACAGCTTCCGGACTGTAATGTTATTAGGCTTGCACACGACTGGCCTGCTGTTGTCGTTCGCTGACACAAGGCACGAAGGCTGGCTGCCCATCGTTTGCGACATCGGTAAGATCGATCAAACCAGTATCGCCGTGAGCATTGCATACCATCGTTGCTGGTCCGCCGTACCAGACTACAAGTTCGATCACCAGGAATGGCTCGCCGCGTTTAACGTTGACGTCGCCATGGCGGCTGTTGTAAAGGTAATAGCAGCGACGCGAACTGTCGGGTGAGAGCATATATAGCTCTCCAACCTCAAACCGAACCGCGGCACTGTTAGTCATGGCATTATGTTGTCAGTACATGTGCGAGTCAGAGAGCTCCGCGGACACGGCGCCGGTGACGGCCGGAACCGTTCGACCGTTACAGCTTAGTCGGTATTCGAGCTCGCCGTCCTCTCTCTCCGTCGTACTCGCCGTCCTCTCTTTCCGTCGTAAAAGGTGACCGGAAGAGGAAGAGACGTAGCTTCCGTGGTGATCCCGATCCGGATATCGTACTCGCGCAGTTTGGCTGCGCATGCACGAACAAGCCCGGACGGCACGTCAACTTCATGCCCGAAGTTGATGATCGTCAGGAGGATTGCGCGAAGAACCAGCGGCGCCTTGACGCCTGGGCTCATCTTGATGCAAAGGCGCTGGTAGCTTGATCGAGCTCGGCCACCGGCAATCTCACGGGCCTTGGCCTTCGTGAACGTGTCGGACGAGTTCCTGGAACAGAACGCATGGCCGAGGAACAGGTTGTTCCCTTCCCGGAAGGAGGCGATGCACCCGACAAGGTGCGTGGTGCCGGGATGACGGATGAACAGGTAGTGCATTGAACGAGGAGAAGTGGACATGTTGAAACCATTACCCTTTCTTGAGTGATGTTGCGTGTGTGCTGGCGGTGATAGATGTTGCTTACGCTGCGCCGCCTTGCTGGTGACTCGTACTGTAGTGTGGCTTGCTGTGCAAGTCAAGCGGTTTCTTCCTGTGCGGGATTCCCGCCATCGCTGTCATCTGGTAGGCCGGACATGAACAGGTACTCGAACTGTTCGGGCTTCACGTCAACGATCCACCAGATCCGGTCACCAATTACTACCTTGACCTTCGCCGTACGTGGCCCAGGCCGACGCTTGCCGACCTTCCTGTCATACCCAAGCACGAGGAGCGAACAGCAGCTGTTGGTTAAGCCGCTCTCGGCCGCCGCTTGTTTTATCGTACGTTCGCTAACGTGTGTCCGGACAGCTTGTCTTGGTTTGTGGTGGTTGCTGCTTTGTTGCCCGTCCGGCTTAAGCCGTCCGGCTTAAGCCGGACGGTACCGCCAAACGGCGCGACCTCTTTCAGCCTGATCAGACGGCCGATTAGCCACTTTGGCCAATAGTGTGACTGTACCTGTCGCCATTCGGTTGCCATACCAGTATCTCTAGCATGCCGCGCGGCTAGAAGTCAAGCCAACGCGAACGTCAGCCGAGTTCCGATATCGGCCCGGCCCACTCCAAGAATCTCAGAAGCGCTTGATGTCTGATCTCCAGCTCTGTCTCCAACATGGTCTGGTGGATCCACCAAGCGATGTTGCCCGACGGCAACATTAACTTGAAGTAAACCGTCACACGCGCATCTAGATCATTGGTGACATCGCGCCACTCAATGTTGATGTCCAGCAAGAGCAAGCGTGTACCTGCCGTGACATGTTCGATGGCCCCTGGCGCGTGCAGCAGCGCGTAGTGGCGCACAATATACATCTTGCCAACCAAGTCGTCGATGGATTGGATGGTGGCGTTGCTGTCGTTGCTTGGTAATGACAAGGTTCCCTCATACTGCCTGTATTGTTGATGTTTAGCTTAGAATGAACACGCTTCAAAGACATGCCAAAACGATCTCTCATCTAACTCAAAGGAACCGACTTCACCATTTGGCAGCAAGATGGTTTGGTAGTAAATCTTGCAATTGTAGATGGTATTGCGGGACTCAAAGTGCTCTATCACCATGATCATGTCGTCAACGAACAGGACATGGCCCTTGAATCTGAACCCGGCCTTTACCATAAGCAGTATACCAGGAATAATGGTCTCAGCTTCGCTCACGCCTGGGTCTCCATGAAAACATATCAGCTGTGATCAGAACGGGGTGAACAGCTCTGCGAACGTGTTGGCTGTGATCAGATACGAGCAGACGTCTCCGTTTGGTAGCAGGAGGGATTGTTCGTATACCTCACGTTCTGACTCGTAGCCCAATACGCACGACAATATCATAACCACCTCTCCTGGTTCGATTTTGTAGTAGCGGTGCGCGCCGCTCCTGTAGCTAAAACGGGACTCGACCTTGAACAGTTTTCCTGGGGTAATCATGTCCACGTTTCCCTGTAGTCCACATCGATGACATAGTACCCGTCGACCCAAGCACCTTCCACCGTCTTTGACAATTCAACGAACCAGTCGTCGATTCGCATTGCGTAGAACGACGCCAAAGGCCCAGACAACAGTTTTGGTTCGATGTCATCTTCCCATGAGAGCGCCTGAAACTGCTTCAGGAAACGTGAACGCCAGTGATGTGAAGCCCAGCCTCCATAGTAGGCGCCGCCGTGGTGCACTGGCCTCAAAAACTCGTCGAGCCAGTCATCGGGCATGTCGCAGTCGTAGGTCGTTGCCCAGTAAGGACACGTGTAAAGCGACAAGATGACATCGCTAAACGTAACACAGCCAGCGTCGTGGCACTCGCCTATGGCCCGTGCCACAGTATCTAAATCAGTGTACGCAAACGATGGGCTATCCTTGTCAGTGCCGTAGCCTCCGTATATGGCATTCTTGAGCCGGTGATTCCTAATGAACTCCTCCCTCTAATGAACTCCTCCCTTGATTCCTCGGCAAAATCACCGCCGCCAACATATGTCAGGCTGTCCCACCATGGCCTGAGAAGCACGCGCAGATCCGCTGCGGTCTTGCCATCGCGAAGGACAACCCAACCTACACCACCATCAGCTCCCACGTGTCACGTCCTTTGTAGAGATTGGTTTGACGTCGAAACAGTCAACAAACTGCTCTTTGGTGAGATGTGTTTCTGCTAGCATGCCATTTGGCAGCAGGAACTGATACCTTGTCTTCTCGGGATCCTGCTTAACAATAGTAGCTTGTACCAACATGCATGGCGTACCAGCACGATACGTCCACACTTGCCCACAACCGTTTAGGATATCAACAGCATCATAGCTCATGCACATCAAGTCGACTGCTTCGGCGTAATTGCAGCACGAAACCTTGAGACGCCACAGTGTACCCGGTGTCAGGTCTGGTTTTGTGTTATTCGACGAGCTCAAGACAGTCTGCCATGTTTGTGTCGGCGTCGAACCGAACCAAAGTCAACTGCCCGTTGGGTAACATGAACTGGCAGTCGCAGACTGCCGACGACACCAAAGACGTGACACTGATCAACAGCCAACGGCTACTGATATCATATCTCCAGCGCGCGATGGCTGCGGTCCGCTCCCAGCCGCGGTTCCAGCCTTGTTGTTCCCAGGGTTCACTAGCTGGGCGCCGGAAAATACCACGGGCTTGCTTTAGGTTTTCACAGGCAGGCTGTTTGAGCCTCCACAGTGAGCCAGGAACAGCTTGGTTCGATCGGATGCCATCGCCGCTCATGTTTACTGTCGCTTTGCTGCCGAGTTGAAGAACCCTGCCAAAAAGTCGATGTTCCAACCAGCCACGGCAACGACCTCTGATGTGGCGAGGACGCCGCGTACATCAAGGGGCTCCGGGGCGGTTGCTGCGAGCTCCACCAACTTCCGAACCATGATCACGGCGTAGTCGTGAGGGTCCGCGTAGCTTGCTGCACGGTAGTAGTCACAGTCGACGTACTCGGTGCAACAACCAGCCGCTCTGAGCAGTTTAACCGCAACGTCCAGGCTGTAACCAAGCTGCCGACACAAGGCCAACAGCCGCGATTCAGACCGCATGATGCCATTGTGGCCAAAAGCGGTCTCGGCTAGCACCTGAAATCGTACGGACGGGCTGATGGTGGTGCGTGTGCGCGTTGTCATGCCGCATTCCTAGCACACCATAGCGGGGTAGTCAAGCTGTCTAGTTACCAGCAATCAGAAGCCAGCTCAGACTTTAGCTCTCGTGCCAACACAACAAGTAAAGACGACAGTCGGAGACCGTGGGGTCATTCAGCAGCTTGACCTCAACGACTCAGAGTTCCCTGTTACTGTCGAGCTTAAGACGCTGTTCACAAAAGATGTCAACATCCGTGGCGACACGACATTCTCCGGCTCGATATCGTTCGCAACCAACCCTTTCCAGACCGGATCGCTCCTGTTCGGAAGAGATGTAACTGGATCTGTTGACATCATCAACACTGAATGGCACTGCCATATCTGTGCCAGTAACCAACAACGCATCCACAATCAAGACGGCAAACGAAATAGCCGCAGGCGCGTACAGCTCCGCTGGGATTGGGTGGTCCAGCTGGACTTCTGGGAGTGTCGTGTACTTTGCTGGCGAGAAGGCGGTGCCGACAACACCTGGATCGTTTTCAATTGTTGGCGGGACGGTTGATGGCACCTTTGCGACCTATCACGGCGGCGGCGCTCCAACGGAAACGTTTACATCACAATCAAACTGGTCACATGACACGATGGACGGCAGCAACAGCCTGTTCAATCCAAGCGGTCTACTGCTGCAACCGACACTGTTCAACTCATACCAGATTTATCTGTGTCCAAACGGCACCGCAAAGCTGCTGGTACAGAAGCCTTCTGGCAGCGGTGTTGATAGCGCCACGGAGTATAACCTTGTACATATCATGCAGGTTGGCGGCAACGCAACCCACAACGTTATCGAGAACTTTTCGCAGCCGTTTAGGTCTGAGCTACAATCACTCGGTAGCACTACGGACATTACATCCAGCCTGTTTCAGATTGGTGGCGTGCTGCTGGGGAAGCGCCGTAACCTAGGACCAAAACGGGCCTATTCCGTCGCCAAGACCGGCGTCGCAAGCAGCGGGTTTGTGCCGCTGATGTCCATCATGAACCCACGATCCAAGATCGTAGCGTCAGACACCAGCAAGTCGCTCAAGTCCAACTCAGAGCTAACCCTGCTGCGTATCTCAATCGCGAATGGCACGCCGGGTGCTGAAATAAGGCTCATGGCGGGTGGCGCGCTAAGCAACGATGCGAACTGGTTTGATGTTGACAACGCAACAACCCTGGCCCAGATTGACACGTCAGCAACGGCGTTCTCCGGTGGCAGGATGGTGTGGTCTGCCGCCGTCGGTGCAAACGCGGACTTGCGTGAGGAGCTCGAAGGAGATTACCAGGACTTCTATATCTCTCCCGGCGACAGTCAGACGATCGTCGCGAAAGCTGCCAGCAGCACATCAGAAATTACCGTTGCGTTGACGTGGATTGAGCTCGGCACATGACCTAGAATTAACAGGCGCCCGTTTTGAGCCTGTAAATGTCTCGGACGGCCAGGAACCAGTCCCGGAAAAGATCGGGCACTAGACGGGCGCCTAGGCGCCTTTACGGCCGTGTTGTAACAGTCGGTACCAGTACCAGATGGTCGATCATGAACGGGCACGACTCCCAGTGTGTCATGTGCCCGTGGTATCTTGTCACAAGGTTTATGACACTGGCATCAGATGCTCGCATCGGAAACCAGGACTTTCGCGGCGGTGTGTGCAGCGCGGTTAGACGAAAATAAAAGCTGTCTGCCGTGCTAGACGGGTACACGGCATCAGCACCAGCAACCAGCACGAGCAAGCTGGAGCCTGCGTAGATGCCATGTGTTAGGTTGGTGACTGTCGCGACATACAGCGACCCGACCTGTATGTCAGACAGGTAGACTACCCTCTTCCATGACTGGTAATCGGGCCACTGGTCCTGCACGATGTCGGCTGGTGATTGCATGTCAGACCGGCTCAATACGCAGCAACGTCCCGCTGTTGCCGCAAAACAGCTTTGCTAGCGTTCCACAACTCAAAATCAGGTTGATCCATGCGGCGGCGTTGGTACTGCCATAACCGGTTACCATCATCGGCTCTCCCGCCTCGACGTCCAAAACACGCTTACTGTGCACATCTCAAACCGGTTTGAGGTACATCTTCTCAGGCCATAAACAGTAAAGTTCAACCACCACGCCACTATCCAGCAGCAATCGAACAATGTTGGCTGTCGGCAATAGCGCAATCACCATGGCCAACGCATCTTGTTGTACATGCAGCGCCCGACTGCGGCTATACACCAATCGCATGTCGACAAACCGCACCATGGTTCCCGGCGCCGGAGGGCTGAGCCAAGTGTACTGCGCAATGTCCTTGCTCATGGCTGCCCAGTCGAAGAAAACGGCTTAAGTCCCAATTGGACATAGTCATAAGTAACAAGTGCCACTTTCGTACCACAGCGCAGCAATAGAAACGTGCACGAGTTCCTTTCTTTGCCATAACCGAGTATCATGGCCACATCTCCACTAAGCACGGTTACAAACTGCCTCCCTTCATTGTTGTAGTAGTATGGCTTCCGATCATGTGCAAACGTTACCAGTGTTCCGGGTGCTGGCCGCGTGTCCCATGTATAGTCGTTACTACTCATACTGGCTCCAAGGCGGGCGGCGTGGTAAGGTTCGGGTCATAGTCATAGGACGCTAACCGCGCGACAATACCATTGGCAAGGAGCAGACAGATCCGGACATCTTCATTCACTTATTGGGGAGAGTCGATGACAAGCGCAGTCTCTCCCGTCGCGACGTAATGCCACACGAACACACCAGAACGTTCACTAGCAGCATCTACGACGGCAACAGAACGCGTAAATCGGACCAGAGTTCCGGGTGGTATGGACGCGTCGTGTTGCCCATGTTGAGCTGAGCTGGTACTCATAGTGGTTCCAGGTCAATGATATCATACCGTTCTCCGGTACCGCTGCTGTTGAGCAGCACCACCATACCACAACCTAAAATCAACCGCAGCCCCTCTATGGTAAGCGGTGGGTGCATTTCCGGGTAGTGTTCGCGAAACTCACCAACAACCATGGCAACTTCGCCCTGTTTCACGTTTACATGGCAGCGCTTACCTGCACTGTCGAAGTAATGCGGCGCTCGTGAGTACGTAAACCTGACAAGGGTTCCAGGAGATGGTCTGGTGGCCCATGTGTATGAGTTTGTGCTCATAATGGACCTAGCAACCAAGCTGCCTCTGCTTCATCGCGAAGAATAATCACTGTACCGCAATGCATCAACAGAGTTACTGAGTTGGTCCACTTGTCGGGCCACCCGACAAGGCACTCAATAATCATGGCAACTTCACCAATTGCGATTGGCCGAAACATACTCCACAACGGACCTTCGCGGCGGTCGGCCTTGTACGTGTACGCACCATGGTCACAAGTGTATGCGAACGTGACCATGGCGCCCGATGTAAGCCACGATGGTTTTACCGCGCTCATTGTTTACCGTTAGCCCGACGAATCTACCGCGTAGACATCACCGCACACGTCACACTTGGAGACATGGTAGCAGTTGCCGCCGTGGTAGATGTTGAGCGCTCGGCACTCGCTAGGAGTGAGCTCGCGGTACTTGTGCTCGCCTGCACTTGAAGTGCCGCACACGAGCGGTCGGGCACAACATTCGCACTTCTCCTTGGGAAAGTAGTTCGGGTCTGCGTAGCCGTGATACGGTGCGTACCCGTTCGTACGCACCCATTCCTTGCAGTGCTCGTGTAGCCGGAGCGTGGAGATGAGCCGGTCGACTTCTTCCTGAACCGCGACCGGGTCGAGGATTGTCTTGCCGGACTCGACCTCGCCGACAAGTGCCACGGACTCAGAAAAGCCCATACCGGTAGCCTTGCAGTGCTTCCATGCCAGCCGGTTGAGCTCCATTCGCCTACTGTGGTTGGTGTACATGTGCGCACATTAGCAAGTCGCGACTTGAAAGTCAAGTAGTAACTTGACGGAGTTCAGTGCGAGAGCGGCGAGAACAAATTCCCGACTTTCGTGGAAGAGGCGACAAAGAACCAACCACACTGGCCTTCCTGATTGATGAACGCTATATGAAAACCAGCATAGACCGCGGTCACCCTGACAACAAGCAGGACCATTCCGGGCGCGAGGCATACGTTTGTCTGTTTGTAAGCGCTGCCGTGGTCGTAATTGCCGCGCATCACAGGAAACAATAGCCAGCCGTTCTCTCGGCTCTTTTCCTTTACAGAGAAGAGTCGGCCGACCAAGTTTTTGGCTTTCATGGACATGTGCTAAAGCACCGGCTGGAGCAGTTCGGTTACTGGCATTAATCCACCGTACCATTCCCAGGCGACGTTGCCGTTGCAGTCCATAAACTTATACCATACTGAATTCGACGTAGTCGACCGCACAACCGCCAAAAGCAGCAGCGGCGCAGTTGTGTTCAGATTAACAGTGGCAGTCGTATATGCTGCATGCTCGAAGTACAGATGCGACTGGAGAAGTCCAGACCGATTGATAATTGGTCAGACCAATTTTCCGACCAGGACGCAGTCGGCTTCATCGATGATGTGGCCGTTAGTCGAAAGAAGCATAGGCGCTATGCTAGCACGACGCGCAACCAAAGTCAAGGGATCATAATCGTTGACATGCGCCGCACGGCCTCACGAAACCGATCGTCGTTAAATGTTGGTCCAGTTTCGTTGATGACACGCATCACGTTAGACTGCCATGTCATAACCAGATCGCGCTGTCGCTTATCCAACGCCTTTAACATAAGCCATTCCGTTATCGTTGCCAATGCTCGAACGTGCCGGTCATTGCCAGTCGGTGCATGCCTTAGCGCGCTGGCAATGACATAAGCCGGGATATGGAATGACAGCGACGACTGCATCGATGATCGCCCTCTTGTTGCCGACTTGACCATCTGCGCACCAGCCGATACGTAGCGGTCATCGATGTGACAGTAGCACGACTTGCAACACGAAAGACTCACCGGACTCAACCGACTCTTGTAGTACACGAGCTGACGTACTCGGGCTATAGTTTACAACTTCGGCCAGCACCCTGTCGGAGTCCATGGATTCAAGCAGCCTTGTCACCATGTAGTCTTGTGGCGCATGATCAAAGATGCGTATACTCGATCCAAACCGGTCGTGAATGAAGTCTTCAAGGCGCACACGAACAGGGAAGACCCTGTTGACAAACGCGCGAACACCACGATTCGTGCCGCGAAAATGGTCGATGATGCGCGCCACTAGGTCCGCATGATCACCACTCAGAGGTGAAGGTGGCACGGGAACTGTTACAGAGGCCGGTGTAACAGGAGCGCGACTTGCGGTATCTACTTCATCATCCAGTTCTTCGTCTACGCGCCCTTCCATCGCATAGCCGCACACGTCGCAGACAACGATCAAAAAACCACGAAACGTTTCGTTCTTCCACGGGTCTTCGGCATAGCATTCCGGACATCGTTCCGATGCACTGGACTTCACAGAGTTATCTCCTTGTCGACAAGACGCATAAACCTGCTCGGTTCGCCGAGCAGCATCATGCTAACCGTGGTACCGTCCTGGAGGAGAAAGGCATACATGCTGCGTTCTAGTCCATTGAACTTCGCAGACCACATAGCCAACAGTGTCATACGACTGCCAGCAGGTACAACTAGCTCTGCGCGCCATGCAGTCGTTGAAGGCTCGCGTTCATAATCGACGCTGGCGGCGAGCTCGTGTATGCCAGTCGACTTAAAGACATAACACTTTAGACCAACCGTAAACGTATACAAGGCGCCGATGGTGGGCAACTTGTTGACGTGTGCATTGCGCCGTTCGATATGCGACGTAAAGTCCGGACTGCTGATCAGCCTATACTTCATAGTGACACACTCAACGTCTGTCACTTCGATCGAAACGCGCGTCCTTTGCTTCTTTGTACGACCGCGTAGCCCATCGACATACTTCACAATGTCATAGTTGAGCACAATGTTCGGAACCCCGTACCTAGCACTAACGCGACTGATCAGCAACTCCGTACCAGCAGGAATTACAACCGGCACCGTCTGTGGCTTTCCGGTCGCATCAAACTGATTGAACCGCCCAGCGTCATAGTAGCCAGTGATTTTGTAAAAACTGTCGGACAGCGCCTCGTGGTGCATGGCGCCTAGTGCTGCATGGTTGTTGAACAGGGGTAACTCGAACTGCCAGTCTTCGGTCAACACGATACGACAGCTTCTGCGCAACAGGAAGAGGTTGGCTGGTGTCGAAGCGTCATCATCAAACCGGTACGTTTGCTTGGGTGTACTATTCTTCATGATGTTTGGTGTTTGTTAGATCTTGGTTATGTCCGCAAGCTCGAACTGCGTGGTTGTGACGTAAACCAGCACGCCATCTGTCAATAGACAGCTGTGTATTGCGGCACCAGAAGACTCGTGCTCTGGCCCAATGTACATAAACTCTTCGCCTAAGACGTCTCGCCACCGTGTCACTTCGCGTACTTGGGGCGGCCAATGCAGTCGCACGTACAGCACGGAATAACCGAGCTTGGCGCCAAACCTGTACATCTGTCCGGGCACAAGCCGGGGTAACAGCCTGTTATCCTTCGGCATGGCAAGACCTAGCCCACGATCGCATAAAGCCATTGATGTTGCTGGCGCCGACCGGGTTGGCCGAGTGAATGGTGTAGTCGGGAATGATCTCTCCGTCGTGCTTCTCGTACGCGAGCCATCGGAGAAACACCATCGTCGTGTCATCTCCGCCGAGATCATGGTCGAGGAGCAGATGGGTTGGCCACCCAACGCTCTCGACAATACGCTTGGCCTCCTCAGTCGAACGGGCAACAAGCACCGGGTACGCGAACTTGCTCTCGGCCTGAGGGCCGCGGCCTGAGGGCCGTACGCCATGTCCAGGGTGCGCTCGTCGTCGAGGAACAGGTAGTAGCCGATCATGTCCGTACAGTACCACCAACGGGGAACTAAGTCAAGGAAGTTAATCCTTGGCATGCCTCATGCTAGTGGAACATAACCAAGTACGGCCTTGCCGGGACACCTCATAACTCTAGGACAATAATCCTTGACTTGTATTGGCCGGTGCTAGTATCATCGCCAACAACGGTAAACAGTCATCACGCCATGAGCGAAAAGCTGAGCATCAAGGACGGAGTCGTTGGTAAACTGTACCGCCCATGCGGCGAGCAGGGTTATGATCGCGATTTGGTCCACATCTACCAAGTAAACAGTAGTAAGCGCCATCACGAACCACAACATAATAACCAACGACGAAGTGATGATGTTGCTTGGCCTGAAAACCATGCCGTTCACTTCATGGGAACTGGCACTGGTAATGCTGATGGATGGAACTATTTGGTACGTACAGCGGTACATCCAAGTAACGGAATATGCTAATCTGTGAAGGCCGTATTGGGGACCTGTATGAGCTAAACGCTGGCAACGACGTTAGCTGTTACTCTAACATCGATAGCGAGTATGCATTGCATAGCGATTGCGTAATCGGAACAGTTATGCTACTTGAGCCGGTGGTTCCAATTCGGAGCCGGATCTTTGCAAAGGTCCTGTTGCCAAGCGGCGTTGCAGGTTATATCTGGCGAAACGCCATAGTGCATAAACTGACATAAGCAAAAGAAAAGAACTCAACACAGCAGACAACAATGACACAACAAAATCACACCAACGCAACCAACAGCAACGGCAGTCAAGTCACGTCAACACCCACAGAGCTCTACGTGGTCATGGATGGCGGCAAGGTTGCCGGGATCTACCAGTGGAAGGCTGATGCTCGTGAACATGCGGCAGCGGTCGCGGGAACCGTGATCGTTCAACAAGTTCGATATGAGCTCCCAGGCTGGGTCGTAACCATGATCAAGGCAGCAAAAGACAAGGCAGTTCAGCAGGCTGGGAGAAGGGTATACTAAAATGACCGAAGACCACTACAAGAACTCAGAGTCGTACGTACGTGACTTGGCCGACCTGATCATGTCAGACCGGGAGTTCGTGCAAGCCGACATTGTGCCGCTCGTGCAGCATATCGGCAACTCGGTTGCCGAGTTTCAGGAGCTTCTGAATGTTGTTGATGACGGCCCACACGAACGTCCAGCAGGACTTGTCGTGGAGCTTGGCGCGACGATCATCGGCCACGCCAAGAGCATCGGTGACACGATCACCAACGATGAATGGTTCGATGAGAGCACGGTCTACTGGTACTTGAAGGCCACTGCTGAGATGATCACCTCTCTCAAGGAGTTTCTTGAGAGAAACGCCGAGGCGATCCGGATCGACCCTGCATCCAGGGCTCACTGTGTAAGGGTTGTCAACAGGTGCCTGTTGCATGCAGACGTAATGTATATTCTGAACTCGATCATTGCGCTCATGCACGCCGCGGACGAGATTGACCTGTCAGACGAGCCGTTCGATTCAGCCTGATAACAACACGGGCTGGTCAACGATCGATCAGCCCACTCCAGTATACACAATCCTGTTAGAGAACGCGTTTGATCCCGTGCTGTAAGGGTCGCTCGCATCAAACGGCCATGATCCAGTGAGATACGGTATGCTGGCGGTCGGGATGTTGGTCAGACCGGCCAGCACGTAGTATGTGCCAGTACCCTTGACAAACATCTCCTTGACACGCAACTCAAACGTCTCGTAGGTGTCGGCAGCGACTCTAAAGTAGTTGCTGCTCGACATCAGTCCATTCTCTGTAAAGCCCACATCCAAGTGGCTGCCAGAAGCTCGTACGGTGATGAACTTCGTCACCATCGGGAACTCAATCCTGTTTGCTGAGCCGGTCGTGGCAACCGCAGTTACTGCAAACGGAAGTCCTGATGACTGATATTCTGGTGTATGACTATAACCGGGTGCTGGCCAACGCATTGTCTTAACGCTTCTTCCTGTCGGGATGGTCGTGGCATAACTATCCGCAGGATCAAACCATGCTAGATTCAGTTCCACCATCAACCACATCAACACCAGTCAATAGCAGCGAACATACCAGCAGCGGGAGCGACGTTGACGTGTCGAGATGCCTAGATGAATGCACGTCCGAGCTGTTCCAGGGTAGCCCATGGGGGCCTCTGGCGGTTTATCTAGCGGCCTCCGAGGCGCTGACGGCAATTCACCTCTCGCACCACTGGCAAGTGTCTGGAATAACCTTCTACGCAGACCACGAACTATTCAAGAGGCTTTATGAGTCTGCCGGGGCAGACGTAGACCCGGTCGCCGAAAAGCTCGTCGGGCTGTCAGGCGAGCCAGCACTGACAAACTACTTCAAGCGGCTAGAAGTCATGAAGAAGTTCATGACCAACTGCACGTCACGAGAGCCATATGTCAACGTTTCACTGAACGCCGAGCTGATGTACATCAAGCTGGGTGAGGCTGTTGTGGCAAAACTGAAAGAAGCTGGTTGCCTGAGTGATGGCCTGGAAAACATGCTCCAGGGCATACTTGACAAGCACGAAGGGCTCGTTTATTTGCTAAAGCAGCGTGTCGGCAATGCCTCCTGACGATGACAGCAGCGCAGCAATGGGTCAATACTTGTTTGCGCCCTCTGTGGAGCCAAGCACAGCCATTGAAGATCGATTGTCCCATGCACTGGTACGATTCATTGACTTCAATGATCACGTTGAGTTGGCAAGCATGGTACCTGCCATTCAGAAGATCATGGCAAAGCATCAATACACAGACCTGTTTGACGTCGGTGATGTAAAGTTTGCATACCGCGGCGTCTCGTTCAACAGCGAAAAACTGCTTGCGCTTGCCAATTCGGTCGGTGTTGAGCCTGTGACCTACAAGCTGGGCAAATACTATGCTGTCAAAGCGCCGTTCACACTTCATCCAACAAAGTCAGTGTTGCAGAGCTGGACGGTAGAACCAGACACGGCGGCGAGGTTTTCCGTAGAGAAGCTAAGACCAGACACGTACTCGGCAGTGTTTGTGTGCGATCCAAAGTCCAATGCGTTCTTTGGTCGACCGGGCGAGCTTGCAAAGGCAGTTGGATTGAGTAATCGACGCCAGCGTGAAGCCGAGACCATCAGTATCGGCTCAGTGGCATGTGTTGGTGTTGTGTTTGCCGTTGCTCACGAGGGATTGTTTGGCCCGGAACCGACATCGATCAGTGTTACAACACTATCTGACTTGGTCAAGCAGACGTTTGGCTAAGGCCAGCGGCTTTCCAACCACCATATGCCACAACCCACGCATCACACGCGTCGTGCATGTCTGCGTCGAACACTTCCATGCCAACACTCTTCCCAGTCTTGGCAACGTGCCTTCTCCAAGGGAATTCGGGATGCTTGCGTGTCACGTAGTCAAACACCATGTCCTTTACACTGTTGCCTTTGATGCCATTGAGCGGTGACAGCTTTTTGCTGAAGCCAACCGCCTTCCTGGCCGCTGCAACGTTGATGTTTGTTACCTCTGCGCCAAAGGCTTTGTGTGACAGGTACGAAATGATCCCGTTGAACTTGGCCAGCGTAAGCACCGTGTCAGCCGATGAAAGCCCCTCTGCAAACCGCTTGGCGTTCTCCTCGACATGTATTGCCGAGATTGTCCTGCCTCCAACGAGGCGCACGATCTCTTCGATTGCGCGATCTGCTTTCTTCCACATGCTGCCTTCGTACTTGACACCTGTTAGCTTGACGGCATCCAACACCTCAAGCTCTCCCGTCTGGGAGTCGATCAGAGCAACGCCGGTAACGCTGGTGGAGATATCAAGACCAAGGATAAACGACCGCTTTCTGGATTCCGTGACATCTTTCACAGCATCTCTAAGTTGTTCTAGCCGCTCTGGCTCTACCTTGACTGCCGGTGGATGCACAGTACGTACTAGGCCAGCATTTACCAATCTCTCGTGCACCTTGCGTTGAACCTCTTGGCTGTGACTATATGGTTCATCAGCCGTTGCAACACCGCCTGCTACGTGACGGGTCGCCCTGGCAGTTGCTTTCGTACTCATACGATCCTCATGTATTGCGTACACCGAGGTATTGAGTCATAATCAAGGTTGTTTGTGAACGTCCAGCTTTCTTGGTCATTCCACAACACGGCCGAGCCAGAAGTGTCCTTGCGACAGTACGGATGGCCCTGCTCCAACAGGAACTTCTCAAACCCATCAGCCATGACAAAACAGTCTTGCATGCTGCAGGACACGACCATGTCTCCGTCACCGCCTTCCGAAGCCACTGTCTCGTAGATAAACGTATAAAGTGCCTGTTCGTAGGCACTTCTGCTGTTGCTAGTGTTGTTGTTACTGGTTTCTGTCACTTCAATTCTCCCGTGCAGCGCTCGTCACAGTCCTCTTCTGACCATGTAGTGTAACACACTCGGCAGTATGACACATCGCACATGTCACAGCACCACACCCATTCGTGCTCACGCTTTGCCGGTTTGTTTGTTGCGGCGTCTTCGCCACAGCAGTCTTCGTTAATATCGGCTGTTGTCATGATCATGTTACCACTGATGACACATGGCCATCGGCTTCAATGTATACGTCAGTGGCAATACACTCAACCGTCACGCCACCACAGGTACGCGGAAACAGCGTAGGACTTTGGCCGAGCGCTATCATGACACACGCAATTGCACGTGCTGTCGTCAATGCTGCCTGACTGATGGGTTGACTGTTTTCAATGCCATCACCGTACCAACCCGGCTGGAGTGCGGCGAGGGTCGCGATTCTCCGTTCGATGCCAGACATATCAACGTCGCAGCGAAACTCAGTTGTGACAGTCTCAGGCTTGCTCATTTGTTCTTGAAACCTTTCATCAGCTTGGCCACGGCATATTTCAAATCCTCGGCGCGTTCCGGTCGTCCGTCGGTGTTTAGGCAACAAGCTGCATTATCGATGGCACGCAACAGGTCAGCAACAGCATCACGATCGACCACAATCACATCATCGGGCCGCCTGACCGGTGAGAAAAACTGGTCAATGATTCGTAACTGCGTCAGGACTAGCTGGTAAAGGCCAACAACGTGGCTCTGAGCGAGCTCTGACAACTCGGTGCTTGCAAGGATGTCATCAAACTCTTCAGTGATCACAGACTCGACGTCAGCCACTTTGTAGTAGTATTCACCCGCCGTCACGGCGGTTGGGGTTGAGAAGCCTGGCACTTCTTTGCTGTTTTCATCTCTTCCAACAGCAGAACCTGCTCCAGTACCTCGATCATCTTGTTTGTCCACATCTGAAACGTGTGGTTGTTTTTGAGTGCCCATTCCTTAGCCGCCTTGGTTTTGGCCATCACCTTTGGGTCTGCGATCTTATCTTGACGCTTGACCTCGATTATCATTGGTTGTGGCTTTGACTTAAACCTTACCACAAGGTCGGGGAAATAGCAATGGACTTTACCGCGATACACGTAATGGATCCGGAGGCTCTCGTACTCGTACGACAACACGTCCGGGTTGTGATCGAGGAACCTTACCACCACCAACTCCCATCCGGAACGGTACTTTATTGGCGTCGGACACTTGGAAGACCTATAAATCCCGGTCTTGTAGTGCCTTCCTCCCCTTCTTCGTCTTGTTTTGCAGATGGTTTTCATACTACAGACGAGCTAGTGGAACATAACCAAGAAGAGAGGGAAGGGGGACCATGACTTAATCTGAATATGTGCAGTCACCCCAAGCGCTCACCAGTCCATCGCCAAGTTGAACTTGAGCTTGTCTGAAGCTCTCTTCAGGATTGGTTGTCGGATCTTTGTCTTCATGATCACATTAAGGTTTTCATCATGAACATAAATGTCTGTAATATAAACATATCTGTTATCTAGGTTTACGAGAGGATCGTCAGAGGCTTCAAGTCCGGGAGACCAACCTGGATTGCTTGATGATACAAGCTCAAGTGGGTTGGCATACAGCTCTGCCTTCATGGTGTGCACGTTTCGATCTCCCTTGAACGTACATGTGAACCCGTCTTTGCCAAAGAAGTAGAGGTGTGGGCTTTTGATCAGCACAAGCCCGTTGTCATAGAAGATGTTACCGACCGAGTTGCCAACGGCCCAACTGCCAGTAGCATCAGCCCTGTACAGGCTGCCGTAGCCATCGTCTTTTAGTGTCATGGATAGCTTGCCGCCAGAACCACTGATGTTGCCATCTGTTATCGAGAACGTTCCGGGGCTGATCCTGTTGCCATAGAACAGGTTGCTGATGTTGAACATGCACACCTGGAGTGACCCGTTTTCCTGCACACGTTGCAATATGGCGGGCGTTCTTTGCTGGGCCAAGGTACCAAACGAGCTTGTTGCGGTGAACCCTGCTAGTGCTGCAATGATCGATTGTGTGTTTGTGTCAGTGTTTAACGTGCCCGAGCCACTAACAGGATCGACCATATCGTAGATCGACTCTAGCGGGTACATGTCCCGTAGGCTTACTAGATTGTAGGCTAGGTCGCCGTTGTCATTATGAAAACTACCACTGTCCAGGCTGCTAAGCAGTTGAAAGTAGTTTGGAGTGAAAGCCCCATTGTCACATGGAAGCACCATCAGGCTAGCCTTGACGACGGAGCTCGTCGCATAAAGGAATTGGTTAGCGGTTAGAGCGGCCGTGTTCCCACGAATGACTGACCCGGTGAGCATGATCAACCTGGGGTAGTTGCCGGTGACGAAGTCACGTGTGTAGTTCTCCAGGTTGATATAGTGAGCGCCGGTATCGAACGACAAGTCTACGTTGAACGGGTGTTTTGTTGTGCCGTCGATGCTGTTGAACGGGTGCACGAGCACTCCACCAGCAGCGCTGTTGTTGATATCCACTGAACGCGATGGCGATTCGCGAGTGAACATCGGAGGCAAATAAAACAACAGGGCTGGGTCTGACGTATCTGCGCCCGTTGTTCTCAGTGCGGCGATTTCGTTTGTTTGTAGTGGTCTGCTAAACAGTTTTAGCTCGTGCACTTCCCCTTTGAATGGGTGAGACAGCAAGAACGCGCTCGGCTGGTCTTGTGTCGTGCTTGCGTTCAACGCAGAGCCGGTGACAGGTATACCAAACCGCGTTTGTGCTGCCTCCGAGAAGAAGTACGAGCCATCTCCGGGTGCCAACTCACAGTAGTTCCCCACCACGATCATCGACGGCGTCAGCCCTCCTGGCTCATATGTCGCCGCGATCGAGCTTGACGGGTAGTAGAAGTTTCCAGCCGTGACGCCATCCACAATAAACGATCCGGACCCAAAGTTATACGAGCTGCCGCCCCACTGTACGGTCACGTGCTGCCACCGGTTGGCTACCAGCGCATTGTCGTCGGATATAAACACCCCCGCTACGGCCCCTAGCGGGTTAATCTGGGCAGGAGGAGTGTTCGCCGCGGCGGATACCTGTAGGGCCAGACGGAAGCCGCTAGATAAACCATTAGGGGCCTTAGCGGACCCGCTCATCATGGACAGGGCAAAACACCCCGACACATGCAGCAACGTACCGGCCTTGAACTCGGCGCCGATCGCGTCTTCTGTGTAATGTGGGTTAACCCAGAAGTCGAAGGCAAACCCACCGGACGGAACATAAGAGCCCGAGATGATGGACCCGACGCCATTTGTGGCCGAGCACGACATTGGGTATAGAAGTGCCGATCCGGTTGGCATCGTAGATGCTGACATAAAGTTTAGGCTGTGGTAGTTTGTGAACGCGAAGTCGTAACTTGTTCCAAATGCGGAACAATACGGCATCAAGACGTTCGTCATGACGATCTTGCTCGTCATGTCTTTGTCTAGGTTGTATCCAGGTGTTGTGCGCACAACCTCTTGCGACTGTGTCAGCCGTGAGCTGGTCGGTTGTTCCTTTGCCAGTGTGAGATATTGACGAACGAGGTCTAGCCGGTCTGCCGGAACGGTCGCGATCTTGGCTCGACGCAGCACGTCGCCAATGTCGTTTACCTGGGCATACGCACCGGTTGGGGTTGAGTTGACCACGTTCCAGTTCACGTGAAAGTCACGCATGACGTTTGACCTTCTCGGGTAAACGTACGCCGAGCCTGTCACACCGCTGCTAGATGACGTAAACGTTGTCTCCGGTGCTGTTTGGATCGTGAAGACCTGAATGTCGCCCGGTTGGAATGGTTGAATTGACATAGCGACGCCAGCACCCTTGAATGTTGTTGTGGTTGAAGTTGACTTTTTAGTAGTCCGTTGAGACCTTTATGGAGAACGACCGCTGATTGTTCTTCAACACAGGACGTGACAACTTGGCAACGGCCACTAGGTTGTTGTCCGCGTCATACAATCCGATTGAGGTGATAAACGCAAAGGCGCGCTGCATGTCTTCTTGCCCAGGATCGATCACCACAATCCTTCCGTCACTATCTGTGTATGTTGGGTTGCTTGAGTAGTTGAAACGGTCAGCTGCAAAGTTGCAGATGTGCACACTTGAGTTGATGCTTGTCTGGTTCTTGAACGCCATCACAACGTCAGAAGAACCGGTGAAGCGTGTCTCGCAGATCCGATCGCATATGTCATCGATCGATGCGCTATAAAACAGGCAACTGTTGCTGTACACCGAGCTCGACAACATTGAGCCGGTGAACGGCTGATACAAGGTCGTGACGCTCTGAATTGTGCCAGACATGCTTTGCGTAACGTCGAACGTACGCGAAACATCCAACACGATGATGCCTTGGTCATGCCACACCAGACCAACCGAAGCCGTGGTGGCCGTGTCAACCAGGGTTCCCACGGACCCACCAGGGAAGCTGTAGTTGACGTTCTGCGCAGAGCCAAGATCCGTGAAAATGCGTTCCGTGTTGCCTGGAACCATCATATCGCCTACGCTAACGGAGGCGAACATTCGCAAGGCATACGTTTCGCGCTTCACTTGATCGCGACTAAACAGTCGCTTGAAGCTGAAGAACATCGCCTCCTTGATCTCTGTGCCAGAAAGGCTGCCAGAGATGAACGTAAAGGCGCTAGCGCTATCGCCAAGAAGATGCTGTGCGAACGATCGATAGTTGTCAATCTTTTCTCGCATCATCATCGATGACGAAGCAAAGTAGTATTGGTCATTGACGGAGTCATATGATGTGTACGTTTGACTGACGACGTTTGAGCTGGTGTGCAGGCCGACAGTTACATCGAAAACGGGGTTGGCCGTTTGCAGTGTGTAGTCCTGGTCGAACACGGTCTGAAACATGGAAGAGGTTACACCGGTTGTTGTGCTCGACCCTGTAACCCAGACCTGATACTTTCTACGCGTAACCGAAGATGAAACGTCGCTGCCAACAACGTCCATCAGCATTTCAAGCACATCGCTCTCGGAGCGCCTGTCTTGTGGTGTAAAGAACTCGTATGTAGCCATGGTATGCTGGTGCTCGTCTTTCTTATGCGTTCTTCGTGATCTGCGCGACAAACTCCAGAACGGCTCCAGAGCTCATTCCGGTTATTCTCATAACGGTTCGTATCACTGTCTTGTTTGTTGGCTGCCCGTAGATCGTGAACTGCGCATCCGTGATGGCCTTGGCGTTGACCGTGATTGTCAACACGGCGCCGCCCTGGCTGGCCAGCGCACTGTCTCTCGTTACGACGTACGTTGCCATCCGATTCCGGTCTATCGTTGGCGTGCTGCCGACAATCCGAACAAACCGGTCATCACACACTACCAGAAACTGGTTGTCGACCAGCTCTTGTGGTACTGTTTCACCGCCGGTAAGCGTTTGCGTGGCAATGACTGTTTGCCTGTTTGTGGCGCCAGTACCAAGAGACAGCGTAGTGCCTGTCAAGCCCTGTGTAGCACCAAGGGCCAGAAGCGGCATTGTGTATCGGTTGGGGTCTGGGATTGACACGAGCGGGTGTATGAGAGCTAGCTTGTTGTTGGTACACGCCTCAAAGATCGGCGTGTTCTTCTCGATCTTTTCCTGCCCGACAGTCCTGCCGTATCGAGTGATCATTCCATAATCAACCTCATCGTCGCCCGCAGCGAACTTGATGATGTTGAGATTACCCTGGGCCAGCTTCTGCCTGCCGATGTCTGTGAGGACCGAGTCGACAAGTATGTTCGATGTATCTTGTTGTAGAAAACCCACTGCGATTTACCTATCTTTCTACGTAGTACGTAGTTTGGGTGCTAGTTTCTGTCATCATGCACGACGATATCGATCTGTCCATCCGTCTGCAAGTCGAGGTTAATCAGCTGGATTTTTAGCTTGTTGCTTGGTCCATACTTGATCAACCCCAAGTCATCGCCACGCTGGTTCCTTAGGTCAAGGTATTCCGGATTGAACACAACTGTCATCTGACTGTAGCCCTCGTTCTTGATTGTGTCGATGAACGCGTCCTTGTTCAGATACAGGTTTGGATACGGCTTTGGCGCCCCCGGTACCGATATGTCAACACGATCGATCGTGTTGCGCTGCTTGTTGAACTTGATGCCGATCTGGTTACTGTAGTTGGACGTCAGCCCGTGCGCATCGATTGCGGCAACTGCGTAGATGTAATAGTCTTCCTTGTTGAAGTCATCATCAACATAACACGTGGCTGTCGACTGGTTTTGACCGGTTTGGTTCAGGATGTTTATGACGGTTGCCGAGTTAATCAGGTTCTCGCCGTTCTGCAAAAACCCGAAAGACAACGGCCTGTTTGTTCGTGGATCTTTGACTGTTGCATATATCACTCCGTCTGCCGAAGACAGGTCATTGAAGTCATACATGCGAACCAACTCAAACGGCAATTGTGCCGGTCGCGTCGATCCAACGTTCTTGCGCCTGAACACCTGGAAATACTTGACGTGCCTGCGGCTGTCAACCGGGAAACTCCAAGTTAGAACCGGCTTGTTAAGCCCATAATCCCAACGAACAAAGAAGTCCGTCGGCGGTTCTGGTGGCACTTTGTCGACACAAGTGACGTATGTGGTCACTGGTCCACTGGATATCAGGTATGTTTCCCTGGTGTTGTTCGCTGTCAACGTATCGGTTCTGCTGATCTTGAGTGCTGTGACCGACCTGATCGAGTACATGTACGTCTGTGCGTATCGAACACTGGTATCGATCAGGTTGGCCACGGTAGGATCTTCTACAAAGAATACTTTCCGTTCTACCCGGCCACCGTCTCCTGTTATTCTAAACCGTTCGATTACATACCCGGTAGAGTGATACCGCGGCTGAACGTCCGTTGACTCGTTATCAACGACAGACTTTATTGGGCTTCCGAGGTCAACGTTGTACTGGTTTGCATTGAACCTTGCCATGTACTGCCGCACAGCCATTTGTGTCGATAGGCCGTCTGCTGTCATGCTTGACATGTCGCTTGATATGTCAGTCAGTGAGTCGTTTACCAGTTTGTCATGCATCAAGGTGCCATACCGACCATTCAAAACCGGGACATGCACCACAACGTTTTCTGTGTTGTAGACCGGCGCAACCGGCATTGTTCCGGTTGCCGTCAGTTCGCTGTTTGAGTATGACAGGTAACGATTTAGGAACTCCTGGCTGAGCATCTCGGGTGTCGATTCATGAATCGCCCTGATCACATCGCTCATGCTGGCGTTTGTTGAGTCGTACCCAAGTTGGCGATACAGCCTGTCAAGATAGGCTTGTGTCTGCGCCACAAACGCGTTCTCTTGTTGATTGTATGTTGTGTAGAATCGCGACCTGATGTCGTCTTCAGAAACAATACGGCTGGCATTCTGCTCTAAAGAGATATCGACCAGATCTTGTTGCACGGTACCTTCCGAGTTGACTCTCACAGGAACCCACGCCAGTTTGACATAGCGCGGAACGTTGCGTGCAAACCGCACAGAGTCAACCGGTGATTGAGCAATGATTTGCGGCTCAGTCACAAGCTCATCGGGCGCAAAGAAAGCATACACAAACGTTGAAGTGAACGACTGAACTTCACGTGTGTCGAGCACTGCCACCGGTATTGATGGAAGGGATACGCCAGCGACGGTGTTTTGAGGTGAGTCTTGTTGCGTTGTCATATACCAGCCAATGCCTCAATGTTGACAAAGTATTGGTCCATGACCAAGGTGTTATCGGACACAACATACACCTCGCCGTCTTCCGCGGTGATCGTAGAACCAGCTCGCCAAAGCCTTACAAGTTCTTCCCGGCCAGCGTTGGTTTGGTTCATAGACTCGATGTCGACCGGGAACCGGTTGCGTGCTACGATGACCGAGAACGTTCGATCGAAATCTTTACGTCTGAACACGGTGCTGCGGATATCGTTGCAGAGCGTGAGCATCATCTTCACGTCCACTCGATTCGTCGCAAACGCCGAAAGCAGGCCAGCGTATTCTGGCACCATCAACTTTGCAGTGGCCGCGGCGCTATCGATGTTCTGGCCGTTGGAGGCGAGTGCAGTAACAGAGTCTGAGAACCGTCGGATCTCAGTTGGGTCGTACGAGATGAACGTTTCCTCGTCCAGCGACATCCCGGTTGCCATGTTGACATACGCCCCAATCAGGTGGCTGAGCATGAGGTTTTTAACCACCTCACCAGCTAGCCGTTTCCTGGCCGGTGTAGAGCTGTAATAGCCGTCCGCGTTTGCCAGGGTAGACAAGGTCTGTGGAACGGCACTTGTGTATGGCATGTCCTCGTCAAAGTCGTAAAACCTGAAGACATCAAGCAGTGCGTCTGTTGTGGTCGGCAGTTCGGCTAGCTGTTCAGAACCGTATCCATCAAACCCATACGCAAACAGCGACGTGTCAAACATGAACGATACCGGCTTGAATATCAGCCGCTCGTTGTTCTTGTCTGTTCTGTATACCTTCAAGCGAACTATATCGCTAGGCTCACCCTGCAACAACAGTCCAGCAGCCGTGTCAGCCTTCCTTACGCCGGATGACAGGATCGAGTCCACAAACCCGGCCGGGACTCCAATCGTCAATAGCTGGCTGTTTGGCAGCAATTCATGAAGTGCGCTGCCGAGAAACCCGGTCGACTTGAGCAGCGTTTGCAAAGCTATGAACGTGTTATCTGATATTGCCTTGCCACTCGGCAGATAAAAGTTCAAGCCGGGCTTGCCGGACGGGTTGTATCTGGCCAGTCTGTCAACGTACGACCGCAGAACAGACTTTGCACTCCGAATATACGAGACCGTCACGTTGCCGGTGTAAGGCCCAAGCGTCGCGAGAGCGTCACGTTCGTTTGGTGTTGGGGAAGTGACGTTATTGAGCGATTGATTTAGCCGTTCCAACAGCACGAGGCCGTTGTCAATGAACAACTCCTCGCCGTCTACCTTTGCAACCAACGGCAACAGTGATCCTGCGGTGGCATTTGAACCAACAAACTGCCCAATATCAGCTTGTGCCTCTGATAGCGCGGACGAGTTGAACTGAGCGACAATCGAGTTCCCATCCAGGAAGAATGAAACTGATTGTGCGGTGAACATGTCGGCCATGGCGGCAAACATCTCATTGACAAGCAACAGCGTGCCGGTGATTGTAACGCCGTTGTATCTTGTAACAGAGCTGTTTGATATCAGGTGGTACTGTACGTCACCGTTGCCGCACGCAGCAAACATGGCACGTGCGAACATGTCAACGCACTTGAACAGGTTTTGCCCAGGAGACCTCAGCGCAACATGCAAATCCTGCGCTATTACAAACGGCACGTGCATGCTGTTGTTTGCTGGGCTCACATCGCCGGTCTCCTTGCCGATTGGTGATGTGGGCGTGTTGGCAAACAAGTCGGTAACATGTCCCCGACCACTAGCCATTGGCAAGTTTTGCCCCGCCAAGGCCACTACGACGCTTATCTGTGACAGCAAAAGGTCCGGCAGGGTATCCTCTGTGACCGGCGCAGCGAAGCCCTGTATTGGATTACTGGAGAGCTCGTCGAAGAGGAGCCGTCGGAAATTGTCGACATTCGGAACGGTGCTTGTAACCGTTGGCCTTGAATCATATAGAATGACCAGCAGCAACAGCTTGAACAGCTCGAACTTCATGGCTGGTTGGCTGGCAGCGATGCGATAAAGAGCAAACAACAACGTTGAGAGCCCGTTTCCGTTGATGGCTCTGATGTATGACATGGCTTCGCCAAACATGCCAGCGGCGGATTTAATCATGCTGGCTGGGGTAATTGCCGCAGACGTCTGATCGTAGCTGTGTTGTTTGAGCAGTAACCGGTCAAACACTGACCTCGCCGCAGATATGCGTGTCGAGAATAGTTCCTTGTAGTTGGAAAATGTGCCGTAGTCACCGCGCAGCAAAGCGTCGCCGAAGTACGCACTTCCCGGAACATACGTGGTCTCGTTGTCGCCGACAACTGCTCTGCTTTCGTACGGCAATATGACGGCGGCGTTTGATGATTGAGCGCCTGCGTTTCTCAAGTAAAACAAGCCAGCTAAGCTGTTTTGGCCAGAAGGTTGAGTAAAGATGTCGGTTGGAACAGCGCCTATAACATTGTCAAATGGGTTACCGCGGTTACCGAACCCAAACAATGCCGCGCCATCTGGAAGGTATTTGCCGAGACCTTTTGACACGCGCAGCTCTTTGGATAGGAACCATGTGATCAACTGTATCTTGTCAGCGGCGGCACCCGGCAAGCTGGCCACAACAGACCCCACAACTGCACTGTCGGTCATGTATTTGGCGCGCAAGAGAGATGGCTCAAACCTTAGCCCGCTACCGTAGCTCAAGTCTAACGTGATGGCATCTTGTGCCGCCAGCTGGCTGTTGGTGTTTGGGTTGTTTGTTATCGCCGTACGATCATGATCTGTAAATCCAGATACCAGCCCAAACGAACACACGTTCAGAACCGAGCTCATATCAAACAAGAGCTGGTAGATCAGTTTGGTGTCAGAGAACAAACTATATGATCGGTCAGAGAACAGCATCCTTGTTGTAACAAGTTCGCGTAGGTTGACATATGGAGTCCTAACGTTGTACCCGTCACCAACAACGACTTTCACATTCAGGGCATTGAGCAGTTCGCCGCGCCTACTGATAGCTTGATCAAGTTGAGCTATGGTCTCATTGGCGTATGTGATATCACTGCTCACCCGGCTGGATATCGCGGCCAGGGTCTGCGCTAGCGCGTCATATCGATTGGCAATGAGGTACTTGCGCAGGCTGTCGCGAAGTATGCTGTTCTGGTAGAGGTCGTTTAGGTACCTGCCAAACTCTGTTGGTTGATGCAAGCCATCATAAGATGGTTGAAACGGCATCGTCATGACCAGCTCCGGCCGGAAAGCCCCAGGCGCCAGCGTTACTGAGCCGTTCTGAACGTTGCTGGTTGCCAGTGATAGCGTATCTTCATTCAAGTCGGCGGCCGTTAGCCTCGCGACTGGGTTGGGCCGCGAGCTTATTGTCACTGATGAAGGCGCCATCGGTGGTGCAAAAACTGCACCCTGTAGCGCCTGAGCTGGTGATAGCCTGACCATCGGTACCGTGGGAGACGACAGGCTTGGAACATTCAGGTTTGTCAAAGTGACTTGCTGTGACAATGGGACCGAAGTTGATTGCACGTCGGCGCCAGCCTGCGTAACCTGTCTAGGCGCCTGCGGTGCCGTACCTAGTCCCATAAGCATGGGCGCGCCATCGTCACGTGGCGCTGTGAGTGGTGCCAATAGCGGTGTCGCGACCGGCTGTATGCTGATACCGCCGAGCGATACCGGCAGGTTGTTTCTTGTCGCGCTCATTGTTCTACCGACACCTCTACCTCATTGCTGGCATATGAAGATCCAACCGAGTAGTCCGTGAGCTGTGGTGTGACATAGTACACGTAACGGCCAGGATCCGTGGCCCTGAGTTTATCAACGAATGCGTAGTTGTTTGTTGGCTCGATTCCGTTGGTAGTTCCCAAGTGGTCGACAGCGCCGGTGCTCTTGTCCTGCCTGACAATTACAAAGTGACCGATTTGATCCTGCTGACCGTTCACAGACCAGTTCAGTGTAATAGCGGTGCGGCTGCTTCGATATGCTCTCAAGCCTTGAATGGTTGGCTTTGGCTGTGTAACATCCACTGCCACGTACTGGACATCAACAATGGAACCGAGACTCATTTCAGAAACACCGGTCATGCTTTCGTATTCGGCGCCGCTTTTCTTTGCCAGCGTACCGGTCGACAAAGCGAACGGATTTGAGCTGATTGCTGGCGTATATGTGTATGCCGTTGTCAGCGTTCCCTGTGTTGTGCCGGTGCCCGGCCTTGGTGTCGATGAACCGGTAAGCACAACACGCGAAAGTAGTGTCGCCGGATCGCGTACGTACGTCGTCAGTTCGTACCGGTAAGGAGCTGGCTCGGTGATGTGCCCAATGCGTGTTTTTGACTGTATGAAGCCGGTCGACTGGTCAATAAATCCAAGGTCACTATAGTCACCGGTCAACAGGTTCTTCATTACAACGCGCGTCACAAGGAGCTGGCTTAAGTTCTGGCGACTGATATCGGCACCGTAGTATTCGATTAGCTGTTGGTTTTTGAGCAACTTCCTTGTGACATCTTCGGCGGTTTCACTTTTCAGGTAACCGACATCAAACACAACGTCATAACGAGGCTTGCCGGTCGCTGGGTCCGTATCGGCTGTAACCGTGCTGGCGCCTACGGTTACAGTGGCATACGCCGCGGCGGTCGGCGGCCTGTATACCAACAACTCCTCAGCATATGTCGGTACGTCGTTTCCAAGCATATCAGTCATCGCGATCGTGTAGTGATATGTTGACTCGGCTTCTACGGACGTATCAACATGCGCTACGGACCCGCCCATTCCATTCACAAGAAACCGCTGCATGAGCGAACGCTCAATATCGCCGTTACGTTGTCGATACAGTTCCACCGTGGCCACACCAGTTGGTATGTTGGCTATGCTCAAGCGAACACCGCCTGCGACAATAGTAGCAATGATTGTTGACCGGTCCGCACGTATGTCGGATGCCTTCCCGGCCGGTGCAACGGCCGACGAACCGAACTTCAACTCGCTACCAGCCACAGCCTTGTATAGCACCACCGTCCCAGGTATTAACGTCTCCGGCTCGTCAAACACCAAAGAGGCAACGGCGTTTGGCCGAACCGCCAGCGATGTCACGTACACCTGTGTTGGTGCGGAGTCGGAGCTTCGGTAGGTTTGTTTGTATATTTTTACGTCCGACGCGTACTGATCGGTTTGTTTGATTGTCAGCTGAACCTTGCCGGTTTCATCACCAAGCCTTGTTGCAACGATCATTGGTGCTTGTGTGGTTGCTCTAAGACTACGAACGCAAGCGCTATGATCGACGTGCTTCGTTAGCTCTTGTATTAGTATGCCATCGGCTGTCTTAATGGTGATCGTAACGTAGAACCCTGATGGTGTTAGCCCGGATGGGACTCTTATTTGCGATAGGTCCGTGTATACAGTTACCATGTCCCTGTCGGCATACCGGTATGCAAAGTAGCTCGGAGCGCCGTTGATGGGTGTTGGATTGCCGGTTGCCGCGATCATCAGCCGGTTTTGAACATCGGACAACTCATTGTGCTGCTCATACCGCTGACCGCTTGGCACAGCTGCGTTTGCCTGCTGGTTAAGTGTTGGTTTGCCATATGCCGGTTGAGACAGTCGTGAACCAACATCCACACCAGACTCAAACAGTAGCTTCTTTGATAGCTGCTGGACCGTTCTGTCATCGCTGACACGCAAATTGCTTGGCGCGGCGGTTGCCATTGCCACTGTGTTGCGATATCCGGGCTTTACGTTCGTCGATGTGATCAGCTCATAACCAACAACAGAGTTGAAACCAGTCAACAGTTCTGGTATTGCAAGTCTCTTTGTGGCAAAATACGATTGGCGCACGGCCGCTACCTGTTCGCGTAACACCGATGGTCGTGTCCGGATTCTGGCGATCACATCGGACGCGTCGATGTTTGCCAATGAGAAAGAAACTGCTAGTCGCTGTTGTTGTCCGAATATGGAGTGGCTGCTTGTTGCCACTTTGACGTTCACTTCTGATAGGGTGATGTCAATTGTAGCAGCGGCACTGTCCGACAATTTTGACTTGGTGATTGTGTACGTGAACCGGTAATCGGCAACTGTGCCGTCATCACTGAGATAGAGGCATTCTGCGAATCCATCGCCGATCCCAACACATGATGTCTCCATGTGGAATACGTATCAATCCTGAAAAACCAGGGTTGCGACGTTAATGAACTTCTGTACGCTCATGGCGTCTCTGTAGACCTTTCCTACGAAGTATACTTGCACTCTGCCAGTTGCTGTAACAATATCCGGATTGAGTGGCGCTGGTATTGCTTCTGGGAACAAAGGAGGATCAGATCGACGAATGGTAAACACGCCGTAATCAATTACATCTAGCTTTGTAATCTGATTACCGGCCAATTCAAACACTTGTCCCATGAGCCGGTTGGTGATTGAGGTCTCAGAGAACCTGACCGTTTCGCGCTGCAATCGCCCTGTCATGTCGTTTGACTGCCCAGGCTGTCGCATCGTCGGGTTAGCGAACTCCGTGCGTAGGTCGTCGAGTGTGATTATTTGGCGGTTACCATTAATCGCAGCGGCATAGTTGCCAATTGTCGACGTGGCAGTGTCGCCTGGGTTGATGCGATTAATCGGCGGCAAGAAGCTGAAGTTGTCAACGTGGCTAAGTCTTCTGTCTGAAAACATATCCTCCGAAGACTCCAACACACCGGCTGTAACCCCTCCAGGTAACACCGTGTCGTTTGTCACCCTAAAGTTGATCGCGCCAGTGATGCTCAGTCTGAACTCATCACGGTTGCTGTACAGGAGATCGGGACTTTTGAGGATGCTAAGCCTTCTGAAGTTGTCTACCGTACCGGACAGGACACTTTCTGCCACTGAAGCGAACTGCGCAGAGGCCGAAAGGACGGTAGGCGTACCAAGCTCCCATCCGGAAACCAGCTTACCAGATATAACCCTTACGGACTCACCGGCTGGGCTCGTGAAGTAGTTGTTGTTGCCAAAGGCCACCAGCCCACCACTGTCATCCGCCTCGTATGCTACTTGATCTTGCGGCAGCGGAAAAACCTCAAATGTTAGTGTGGTCGCTATACCCTCAACCGGTGACGAACCAGTCGCGTTGATATCTGAAGGCGAATATACAGCTCCGGCATCGCTGAACGAGTAGAACATTGGCCGGAACTTGCCAGACCCAAGCTGTCGTCGGCCTTCATCGGTCAGGATCGTGTCAAATATCCTCGTGTTGTCTAACAGGCCCATGGTTGTGTGTTGTCGCCTTTCTGTTACAGGCTTGGCCTGATTGTTACACGTGGATCGTCATCATGCCATGGCTGAGTTGACCGGCACTCCTTGTCAAACAGGCCGGATCCGTACGGATTGACAGCAGATGCCACGCCGACATCACCGGTAGCATAGATCGAAGCGGTCAGATAGTTGTTGCTCTCGCCGGACAAGGCACTGCCCGATATAAACCTGATACCGCCATTGACACCGAATGGCCCAGCGTCGGACGTTGTCTTGCTGTATAATCGGCCCTCTAACAAGTCCCTTGGTTGTCCGTAGTGGTTTTGCCTGTATACCGCCGAAGTGTTGGTTGGTATACCATTCAACAGACCATACTTCCAGCCGTCGATCAAAGCCCCGGTCAGAAAAGATAACGTATCGCCATCAAGCGTTGCGGTCGTGCTAGATATCCCTCTTGGGTTAATGCCGAAGACCGCCTTGTTGGTTAGCAGCTTTGACGCGGTATCACTGTTCATTGTTCCAACGTCTGTCAGAAATCCCAACGCATCGTTACCGGTACGTTCAGCATATATCTCATAGGTCTTACTGCTGTCCGGCTGGCTAGTGGCATTCGTAACATAAATCACATAATATGCGTTTGGTGTAGCCGGTTCGGGTGCACCGGCTAGCCATGTAAGTTGATCTGTCCCGCTCTGCTTTGGTCGGAAAAAACAGAGCTTGTAATCGTCCTGCGTGATTCCTTGGTATTTCTTCTCGAACGGGAAAGAGGTTGCCCAGTCGACGTTGGACACGCGTTGGTTTGATGCGCTTTCTGTCACGTAGCCAACGCGTGAAAAGACAATCATCTGGTAGAGTGTCGTGTTGATGTTGCCGATCAAGCCGGTACCATTGGTTTGACACATAGAACCCGAGCAGTTAGATGCGCCGGTCGTGTGAAGCCTTATCGGATCTGGTGGTATCGAGTCAACATATGTGGATCTGACGCTGGCTAGTCGCAACAGTCGCGGCTCACCAGATTGTCGAAACGTGTTTTCTCTTCCAAACACATACTCAGAATAGAGTGTTTCGACTCTCCAGGCGTTCGAGCCAGACACTGAAGATCCTGAAACTACACGGTCCCAGCTGGCAACACCAACTGTCGGCTTACTGTCGCCAACGACAATGATATCTGAGTATGCGCCGTAATACGATGCGGCTGGTTCAACGTCGAACTTGGGCATGATGTCAGAATACCTCGTGTATTGACTCTGAAGTAAGTAACTGGTTCAGTGTGCCGTCGTGCGACTCTTCAAGTTGGCCAGTGTCTTCATTGAACCGCATTGTTGAGCCATACAGGATCAGCCTGTTAATACCGGCTGTCGCAAATTCAAACGTGTTTGTTATGTTTATGTTGTCGATGTCCCACGGCAGCTGTAACCCAAACACAAGGCGGTCTGTTGGCATAAGCAGATACGGATTGGTCTTGTTGTATTGGCTGTTAATGCCGACGGATATGCCCGGCCCAACACCAAGACTGTAAGACGCCGTTCCGGCAACCAGCGGATTTTCATTCGAGTTTATCCAGTCTCGCCCATTGGATCGTTGTACGCCACCATTTCTACCGGCATACGCGAGATGCGGCATGAACCATTTTGAGTCGACTGTAGACCCAGAGAACACTGTGGCGACCGATCCACCATACGGTATCTGTGCCTTGACCGAAGACGACAATGACAACTGAATGCTTCTTGTGGCACCGGTCTCAATACCTGCCCATGGTGCAATAGGAGCTGATTCTCTTTGCAGATAACCTCTCGTGTCAGATGCAGAGCTGACTGCCACCTGCATATAATCAACGACATCCAGAACTGAAGTACCCAGGTTTGTTGTGCTGGTGAAAGTGGAATAATTGCTTGCCGCAGCTGTAACATATGAGACCGTTTGTGACGGCGATAACACACCGCTCACGCACGGCCGTATGTTCAGCAGGAAGAACGTCCAAACTGCTGTGTTGGATGAGCCGAAGTTTGGGCCTAGACTCAAGCCGCCACTTATCTCCAACACGATCTTTTCAAGTAAGAACGGTTCGGAGATCAGACGACCAACATCGATTAGCTGGGATGATGTCGGCATGAACTTTGGATGGAATGGGAATCCCGCGTCCGAAAACTCCCGGCCATAAAGATTGAACACGCCCGCAGAGAACCCGCTTGGCAGGCCACCGTTGTCCATCGATGCAGCAAACCCGAATGTTTGCTCGCCAAGGAACGATTGCAACCCGCTCAGCGTGCCATCATAGCTGTCAATGCCGTTGCCGCTACCGATCCCGTCATATTGCTTGCGCACGGGATTCCAGTAGGCCATTGGATGACTTCTGTTTGCCGCGCTGCTGCTTTTAACGAGGCTCATCGAATGCACCGTCGCTGGGCTCAGATCAATGACCAGCTTTGTCTTGCTCCATAATGGTTGTGCGAAACCTTCACCGGCATTTTGTGGCAAGCTGCCAGTTGCAAAAAACTCAACGTTGTTGGCTTTCCCAGCGGCCGACTCCGGGTTCTGCATATCAGCGAACGGCAACAGTCGCTGGTTGGTATCATATGACAGGTCCAAAAGACCTTCAACCGTTGTGTGGTTCATCGACCCGGTGGTCTGTATTCCTTGACCGCACGCAGTAATTGTTGGACCGTCAAGACTTGCAGAGATTGCCTCCGCTGTCATTGCTAGCGGATAAACGACGTCGGTTGTCTGTACACCAAACTTAGTCGATCTGCGGTCACGGAACAGCGACAGTTGGCTTTTGCCAGTTCTGTTGTCACTAGCTGTGCGCCATATGGACGGGTAGCTCCCGGTAACGTTTGACTTGTGCTTGCTACGGACCCATGGTGTTAGACCTCGCAGCCGTGACGTGTTCGTCTGTTCTTGTTTTAGGCCACCATATGCAACTGAGTCGGTGCCGTATCTGGCTACTTCACTCGAACCCGGAAACGACCACCCGGCAGGAGCAGCACGTCCATCCCGTCTTTGCAGCTCCGAGTCGGCCATGTCATATCCAAGTGCGTAATATGGCAATGGACTGCTATGACTGGCCGGTGTAACGCTTACCGACAGTAGAGCCAAGGCACCGGTTGATATTGTGCGCAGCTGGAACTTGCCGCGTGTCTCGTCAAACCATGGCACTTGTCTGGCATATTGGAACGGGTCCGGAATATCGGAAGGTGCCTGTTCAACGACACCTATCACACTGCTGTTGTTGCTTGAAGTGACAAGAATGAACGAAGCGCCGTATTCTAGGAATGGTCTGTACCGTACCGTGTTTGGATCAAACTGCTTGAACCTGCTAATGACAGGTGTGCCATGATCGAACTCTACTTCACCTTGTTCGTATGCGCCGTTCGCTCCCCTTCTGTTAGCGGCCGGGTTTTCGACAAATGGTGTTCTGTTGGTTAGCGGCAACGGTTCGATGACCGACACTTCGGTCATGCCGGGGCCATTGTTCATATAGATCGGGTAGACGGCCGTTTCAGTTAAACGGCCCGCAATAACCTCCGTGCTGTCATGCATGTAGTCGACAATCCGACTTGACCTAACAGACCCGCTCGGTGTTGAACCGTCAACGCCTTTGATCTGATCATTGAACGCCGTGTCGCCGGTAGCCTCTACGAACCCGACACCCTGGTTGATTGAGCCATAGAGCTCTATGTCATGCCGCAGTGTGCTATTTGCATGAACTGGAAAACCTTGCCCGCTGCCACCAACTCTCGTCTTTGGTTGATTAGACTTGAGCACGTCGGCCATTCGACGCAGCCCAACACCCTCGCGAAAGTTGTCGATCGGTGTTGTGTCAATGCCCCCGGATGCGCTGACATCCAGATTGAACACGACGCCATAATGCGAATCCCCATCATCAAAGAATGGTTGAAACGACGCGGAACTCGGAATGATCCATAGCGGCATGGTGATGCTTTCTAATACTTTCTGAGTTTGCCGGTCAGTTGTTGTATGGTAATGCTTGGCTTCTGCACGTTACGGTTGCTGTTACCAATGTACATGTCTTCGAAATGGTATTCGACCTTTGGCCGTTCGAGCATGTGTGATTCAATCACGTAGTTTGTGCCCCTATAGACAGTCTTGCGCGGAATTAGTTGGGCTATCAGCTTTCCGATGTTAGTGTTGAACCACTTGTAGAACGCGAAGCAGTTTCTTAGGTTCAGGCTGCTAACAAGTCGGTTGAAGTATATGTTTCGCAGGCTCGTAAGGTCTGGGTAATCACCGGAAAACATCATGTTTGGCGCACCGAGAATGTCATTTAGTATGTTCAGGGACGCAAACATCCCAGCCATGTCCTGGTTGACAGCGTCAACTGCGCTGAAGTCAATGCTGAACATAGCATCATCTTGTGGTGTTTGCTCCTGGGTTATCTCGTACGCCGGGGCTTCTATGGCATACGCCGCCTCATCATTGATGACTGCATCGAGGTCTTGGAAGCTGCGCACGCGTACCTTGTTGTTTGTCGTGAACTCATCGAATTTTGGTGAGATAAACGAGTAGTAGAATCGCTGCGGCACAATCACAGATGAGGTTACTGGAAAACCAGTACCAGACCCATGAAGCGCATTTTGAGAGAAGTCGAACAGTCGGATGATCCCAGAGGAGTCTGGGGCGGTGACTGGCTGGTCTGTGGATATGTCAAGCCGCAATCGCTCAAACGACCCGGAGCTGTTCGTTGAGAAGTTGAAGTTGCTCAGAGGGTTCTCTACTCCAAGCGACTTAAAGTCTCTAACATGTTCCTTCCATTCCGCGATTGTGAGCGCCTTTGACCAGAACCGTATCTGTGCGACTCTTCCTTGCAGTGTTTGTGTGGACTGAAGATCAGCAAACCTATCGTTAAGCGCAAAGGACAGGCTTGATGAGCCAACAGCGACGAAGCAACCTGACGCGTTGCTGTCGCTATCCACCCGCTGAAGCATGTTGTCGCCGTTGTAGTTGTCGTTGAATAGTGAACTGGTGACGTATTGCTCGACCACGTCGCCAAAGCTGTTACGCGCAGCCCTGAGAAAGTAGGAGCTTGAGTGCTGGCCGACGAAGTCGTCGCCGCGTTCTCTACCAAAAGAAACATTCCATGCTTGACCGTCAAACACATTAGCGCCAGTGAGTGACATTGTCAGGGCTGTTACGACTGATGAGCTGTTTGGCTGCGCATACAGGTAAAGCCCGGAACCTGATACAGCAAACAGGTTGGCGAGAATGTGATGACCACTGCTACCAGAGCTTTGTAACCTTACCAGCGACTGTGACGCAACATACGAGCCTGACGATGGGAACACCCATATCCCTTCAATTGTCCATGATCCGCTCGTGTACAAGCCGTCTGACGCATATGTTGTTCCGGCGTTGCGGCCAGTTGCAGAGCTCGTAACGAAGGAGCCGCTTGGCAACGGTACTCCAGGCTCGACTCGACTGCCAGACAACGAAGGTGTCTGAAAACAGCCGCCGCCACTGAGGTTGAGCATTGCGCCAACCTCGTTGCGTGATTCGCGTAACGCAGTAAGCGACCTTTGCACAGGACCGCCGTGCTCCTTGAACCTGAATATGTTGTCACCGTCAATGCCAACAGCACGTAAGAGCGCTTTTATGGAGTGCAAAGTGCCCTTGCTTTTGAGAATGTCGTTGGCGTTGATCAGGATGCGTCGCCATATCTGGTTTTGTAGGTACTGTAGCGTGTTCTCCGAGTTGACGATCGATGGCGTAATGTTGTTGCCATTTATGAACTGCTCAACCGTAGAGCCAACAAACAATGGCGGCAACTCAAGCCCGTAGAAGTCTGCAAGTTCCTTTAGGAATACGTCAGGGACTGTATCGTAGTTGTCGTAATCAACATGTCTCAGGGTTGAGAACGCATCGAGATAGATCTTCATTTCGTCGAAGAACGACGCCCACATATACAGCAGCGACAACAGTGTTTGTGTGTTGCCGAGCGCCACAGACCCAGGCTCGGACCCGTACGTCAAATCATGCAGCTGCCCTTCCTCCGTAGAGAACGCGTTCTGCTGTTGCCCATACAACAAGAACTGTTTTGGTATCAGCTTGATGATGTGATTTGGATTGTCTGAGTCATAGCTCGATGCATCACTCAGCAGCGACGTACGCAACGCTTGTACGTCAACATGGTCTGGGAACAGGACAGGACACTTGCGTATATCTTCATACGCCATCGGGTCAGACCCGATCGGCAGCGAGCCCGTGCTGACATTACGAACAAGCAGTGTGTCGGCGGCATAGCTGTTAAGTGTGCCATGCATGCCGTTGCCTGAGCTATCAATCACTAGGTTGGTAGATGATCCGGATGGCTCATTGAACTTGAAGTACAAGGCCAAGGACCCGCTCGGGTCTGCATAGATCGACGAGCTCTGGTAGCTGACCATGCTGCCCGTCGTAACAACCGACTTATAGTAGCGAAACTCGTCGATGGCACCGCTGAACGTTGTCTGTGGAGTAAACAGAGGCACAGATATGTTGCTGCCTGTGCCGATGAGCATACTTGCCGTAGCAAAGTTGAGATTGCCAAGCGTTGCCTTGTTACTACTAGACGAGAACAACGCGCCGCTGACATATGAGCGCAGCTCACCAGTCGTCCTGTCCCAAACGAATGCTACCGGTGTCCAAGATCCCTTGTTGACATCGACCGATACGGACAGCACGTTGACCGAACCAGACACCACATAGAAGCTGACCGGGGCAGTGCTTACGGCGCTACTGCTAACAAAACAACCAATGCCGTGCTGCTCACCGGCAGCAATGGTCGACATCTTCTGAAACACGATCTGGTTGCTGTTTGAGCCGGACGGCAACCAAAGCTGCATCTGAAATGTCACAGAGCTGCTCAGCGGATCCAGGCGGTTTGCACCATCCGGCTGCTTTGTCAACAAGGGGAATGACGTACCGGCTATATCCTTGACCGTAACCCACGTGCCGTATGTCACAGGATCGCCGGTGTTAGACCCAGAGAAGAACAAGTACCCCTTGTTCTTCGGTAGACTGTCGTACACATAGCGCTCAAAACCGGTCAAACCATCAAAGAACAGCTCCGTTTCCTTCGATGTTCCATCGAATGGGTACCGGTCAATGATCTTGTTGAACGCCGCGTTTACCTTCACCTGTGCGGAGTTGAAGAACACGTGGTTGGTGAAGTCCGACCAATCAACGTTAAGCTGTTGTGTTGACTTGACGCCATACCCGGTATCGTACCGGTAAGACCCGGTCTCGCCGATTGCTGTTGTGGTTACAAGTTGGCCGTTTTCAGCATTGACAGAAGCAAGCCCGCCGTCTGGCCTTGTCAACCCACGCACCACCGACGGGCTGAATGTCCCCGGTCTTAGCCTAAGAAGTCGCTCGCTCGGTGACAGTGTTGTTGGCATGTTGTATGTGCGCTACGTTACGACTCTAAATACAAACCCATGGTTTTCGACAAGCCAGCCGTCAATCATCAACTGCAACTCGTATGGCCTGTTTATCGGCACATCCGACATCCACATATCAAAATACATGCCGTCACCATCGGATGATAGACGCGTCGCACTGTCGTCGAACGGTATTAGCACGTCCTTGGTGTATGGGTCTACAAGACGCCAGAACGCATCACGGAATATACGTGGTTTTGCTTGGTATGGCATGTAGAAAGAGTTAAGCGTCGTGTCATAATCCACCGCCAAAACCCTAAGTCTTGGCGCTTCAGTTGTGATGTATGAGCCCTTAAGGTTGGTGATGTTGACGACAAGGTTGCGCGACGATGGGATCGACGACCTGGAACCGGCTTGGGGTCGAAACGTAATAGATGGCCCTACGTCGAATATAACGGCCCCTTCCGGCGACTTCCACGTTGGGACGAACATTCCCTCGCCCGAACTGTTCAAGGCCCCAGATAAGCCGCTGGTGAGCCTCGGGAGGTATACGTCCGCATAATACGACCCGGTCTGGCCAATTCCGCCGACAAATAGCTGTGAACCGGTAAAGGACTGGGAAAAGTAAACCCAGCTGGCCGACATATAGCTGATTGACGCGGAATGACTGAGGCTGTAAGTTGTCACCAGCACGTATGCGCTCTGACTAGCGGCCAACTCAAGCATGATCGATCCGGACCCGGTGACCGGGAAGGCGCCAGACACGAAATTACTGGCTTGCCCGAACATGCTGTGATATGTGCCGATTCTGTTTGGATAATCAAAATAACACTCGGCTTGATTGTCAAACACTGAATTGTCATACTTGACAACAAGAGCTGGGTGACGATTGGTGTTTTGAGATTGTGCTGTGCTGAACCTCTTCACAAACCGCGTAACAGAATCAGTTTCTTGCGAGCCTGAGAATGCAATTCTGAACCCATAGTCTGGGATCAATCCGGCCAACGTTGCAGAAACTGCCGTGGTTACGTCCACATACAAGTCTTCATCACCTCTAGCAAACGACTGCGAGGTGGTCAGTGGAACATAACCAAGAGAGGAGGAGAAGAAGGTCAGATAATCGGCATTAACGTCGTCCGAGCTAGCACCATAACCACACCCGCCACTGGTCCAGGCCGTAACAGTTCCATTGTCAATCGATGACGTTATCCAGTTGACGGCGTCCAGGTCTCTGTACCCGATTACGTCTGTGCCACGTCCTTCTGAGAATGCCTTGTTTAGCGGATGCACCGCCAGAGTGAAATTAGAGGGAACCGTCTGGCCTCCGTACACGTCCTTCAACTGGAGATAGCACTTAAAGCTGCTGCTAGCGTAGTTCAGGATTGAACCAGTCAATGCACGAAGCGGCGAGAGGTCAAAGCGTACCAAACCTCGGCTTAACTCTATACCAGACGAACCGGAAGGTACCGTGGTTTCATTGTACAGCTTATACAGGTCGAGCGTGGCAGCCTGACCTACGTTCGCGTCGGTCGACCTTGAAAACGTTGGACGTGTGCTGCTGATGATCTTGTTGCAGATGTATGTGTCTTTATCTGCCCTGATAATCCTGAACATTGGTGTGCCTTACTAGCCGTTGGCTCTGCCGATGATATCCGAATACTTATACTTGAGCTCAAACATTCCACCGGCCGGTGGAATAAGAATCGAGCTGTTGATCAGGTTTGTGGCCACGTCATACCGTACGTTGCTGTATGACCGGTCTCCTATGTCGCCAGTCACGTTCGATACGTTAATGCCTCTTACCGCAATCACGCCTTGGTTGTTGTAGATGATGTTACGCACATCATCCAGCAGAAGCGGTTGGTCCATTTGGAAGTTGTTTGTGTTGAAGTATTCAATCAACTTTGCCTGAACGTTTTGCAGCACTAGTTGCCTGTTGAATGTTGGATCGATCGTAATGTCATAGTTGATTTGAATGTTGATGATTCGACCGTCCAGGATATCAATCGCGTCCGAGATCATTCGATACGTGTTCAGGTACGTTGCAAGGTTCTTTTTCAACAGGTCGGGTGCTAGTGTCAGTTCGCCGTTGGCATTCCTGCAAAGGATATACAAGAGCGCGGCGTTCTTGTTGTTGGGATTGTCGTGTATGCTGGCCCTGTACACACGCCCGAAGTTTGACGGCAGCGAATATATTCTTGCAAGGACGTCTGGTTTGCTAACGATCCTGGCCTGAGCGTTTCGTGCCGATGGTATCTGCAACTTGAGCTCGTCGAGCGTTGGCGGATCATCGCCGCCCGAAGCTGGCTTGTCGTTGTTCGCGTCGGCCGACAGCCTGACACCAGATGCGACCGAAGCTGAAGGATTGTTGGGAAACTCCATTATCAGTGTGCCTATATCGGACGTACTGCCTGCCGCGATGTTGTGGCTTCTTCCGCCGCCCGACCGATACGTCACAGTGATTGTCACATCAGGGGCTATAGCCCCAAGCGTACTGGTTCGCAGTAGGTTGTTTGGATCGATCGAGAACCGTGAAAAGTTAGTCTTGCCATATAGCGGCAAAGCGGCCTCGCTCGGGTCCGGCACGAGATCGTCATCCATTACACTGCCGTTACCGCCGCCGAACGTGAGAGTTGTAAGCCTAGTATCGAGGCTGGTCGTTCTGTAGAACCGGTACGGCGCTGGTACAATCTCAAGGGCAGACTCGACGTACGGCTGGTCTGATGGTGAGTCTGCCATGGATACGGCGTTACGCCGTGATTTGAACACGGTGTCCTGAGTTAGAAACTCTACCTCATAGTAGGTGTTGCCGTTAGAGTCGGTAACCGAAATGATGTCAGTTACGTCTGTGTTCTCAAGTGTATATCTCTTGAAAGACTCAAAGCCATCCACGGTAAATGACTCTGTGGTGGTTATGCTGGAAATACATGCGCCGTTGGCGCTAAAGACGTAGTCAATCGGATTACCGGACGCATCGACATCACCTACAACATACGAGATGTTGGATGCTGGCGTGCCGTCGGACTTGGTGGTGGTAAAATCTATATCGTCAACCAGCTGGAACTGCACACCCCCATTTGAGTTCACGCTGGTACCGGCCTTGATGATCGGTAGCGCGGTACGATCAAACGTCAGGTTGTTCGCTTGATCTGCTGGAATCCTGACGTAAAACGTCTCATATACCACTGCCGGGGCTGCGCCAACGATCTGCACACCTGCTTCCCTGAGCAACTTCTCAACGTTGCCGGGCTCAACGGCGGTCTCGGCGTTTAGCTCCCCGAACTGGTGATCGAGATAATAAGACTGCACGTCCCCAATGTAGCTGGCTAGTTCGATGAGCAGACCGCCAAACCCATTGCTTGAAAAGTCTTGGATCTTGTTTGGAAAGAATGTCCTGGCGTACTCTTCCAGGTCGGCTCTGAACGAGTCGAAGTCCTTGTTGACGTACTTTAAGTTACGCGCTGGACGTAACGCTGATTGGCGTGTATCGATTGGCATGGCCCTGTGATTGTAGGTATCAAATCAGGTCATGACAGAGAAAATCGAAGCTCGATCCAGGATTTAGCTACCTTCGCTCTTGGTATGCTATAGCTGATGCGCACGGCCACTACGCCAAGCCCAAAACCAGACTCCGACTCTACCTTCTCACTGTCAAAGTCATCGAGCTCGACGTATGGCATATACTTCTGAACGGCCGCAGATATTCTGGCAATTGCCTCCTGCTCAAACAGCTCACGGCCGTTCTCGTACTCCGTGACCAGCGGCTGAAGATTGGCGCCATAATCGTACATGCATACACGCTCGCCCCAGTTTGTCATCAGCAGGTCGCGAAAGTTGTTTTTGAGCTGCTGGCCGACATCATAGCTCATCGCCAGAATGCCCTCATCATCACGTCCCTCGCTAAGTGGCGTGACAATTCCGATGGCAAGTCTTGTTGTTTCTGTCGCTGTTACGGCGTCGTTGACTTGTGTACCAGTCAACCCAACGCTCTTGAAGCTGCGCATGTTGTCTAAATACTAGATGCCAAACATGCGGCGAAGCGCATCACTGTTGGCCGGGTCTTGCTGTTGCTGCCGTACTGTGTTTGCAGTGCCTGTTGGCTGAACGGCCGATTGTACCGGCGCGTCACTGCCCGTCATTGTCAACAGTATGGTGCCAGCTTGAGAACTGGATGGTGGCATGGCACCGGCCGTCGATGGTGCGCCAGTGGCACTTATGGTAGCCAGGAACTCGGTAAACGTCATTCCTCTGCCTTGTTGATCTGGCTCGGCGGTTGGCACGTTTGTGGCAACGCCCGATACAGCACCAGATGACGACTGCTGGTCACCATCGCGAGTTGCTGCAAGAGCTCGTGTTATTTGTTGGTTGTTGTCGGGTTCACACAAGGGGAAGAATGAACCGATGAATGGCAGTGGGTTCAGTATGCTTTTAATGAAACACCATACCGTTGACAGCACAGCGTAAGCCATCCCAAGGGCAAACACCTTGGCTGGGTCTGAGGCCGGGTTTGTACTTGATGTTGGTAACGGTTTGGCTCTGATCACTGCATAGATCACAGTTGAAAGCCCGTTGGCCGCGATGTTCACTGGGGCCGGTAACGAACTGACGGCAGCCTGTAACGCTTGGACCTGTGCGGAGTTTGCCGATGCGTTGGCTTGGTCACGTGCCTCTGCTGCGAGTCTGGTAGACGTGCTTGCCGCCTCTCTCTGGGCCTGTCCTGTGTCAGATGGTGTTGCCATTATTGACCAAATAGCTTGGCACTACGAGAACGGTACACGGCACTGTTGGTGTTTGACCGGTGTTGCCTTATAGCGCGATCGAGCGTTGTGCGCTTCAGTCTGCTTGATGTGGCAAGTGGCTGCCATGCGGTATCAGGTCCAAATGGCGTGCAGCTGCTTCCAACAGAGGCGGCTTCAATGTCATCGACAAGTCCAGAATATGCGTCGTGCAGGTCGTTTATCTGCCTCTGTAGGCCCTCGACCACCTTCTTGAACTCAGACCAGCGTATCCATGGCTCAACGCCAGCAAATCGATTATCAGAGCCCACAGAAAGGCTGTCAGCATCCGATCCGGTTGCATCACCAGGGAGATCTGGCGCCGGGTTGTTTCCTTCCTCCCTGAGTGCCGCCCCACCAAAGAAGATCTGCAAACCGTCTAGCTGGACGCGGCCCTCCGGTGACATATAAAAGAACGCCTGATGATCCCCAGGCCCGGCCTGTGCCAGCGGATTGTGCGGTGTGCGCACAGTTCCTTCCTTGATCAGCATGATTGACCCGCTGATCACAGGACCCATATCGCCAGGGACAGACCGTCTTGCAATTACTCTTACATGATCGGCTTTTAGTGCAGCATAGCTTGACCCAACGTTCTCACTGCTCGAAACCGTTGCTGCGGCTGGTGAAATGGCTAGCGGCGAATAGTTTGTACCAAAACCAGGAAGCATTGCCTGCGCCGTAGAACCTCTGGCGGTCTTGTTGATGCCAAAGTTCTCGTCGCCTTTTGTCTTCATCGACAAGTACAGACGCCCGGCGTCTCTAGCAAAGTCCGGATCGCCTTCGCGCAATCTCTCTCTTCTGCGGTTTGATGCTGGAGACTTGTCAGTCTCAACAAGTCCACGAGAGTTGATTGCTGTTAACGGCGCTGTGGCAGTCTGGTCGGTGACGGCATCGTACCACGGCTCTGGCAAGAAGCGCGACCTACCCACCACAACATCAACAGCACCGGCATATCGATGCTCATCAGTCAATGAGCCGGACGCTGGCCCGGACCGGTCTTGGCCGAGAACAATCAAGGAATTATTCATTCCTTGCAACACTAGCTCTTGTGGACGTTTTGTCCACCTTGGCACAGCCTCATAGGAGTGCATCATCGATGCACTGGAAGCTGCATATATCGCATTGTAAGGGTTCTCGTTGCCGTTGGCAGGCAGCGTACGCGTTGCCAGCGTGTCTCCGCCATTTGGGAAGCCGGGGATTACTCTCTGACTGCTATTACTGCCCCGCTCACTTGTTCTGGCTATGTCGCTGCTAGCATCAAGGGTGAATCTCCTATCCCCGTGTGTAAAGTTGGCGTCCTCTACCTGATACCCGTCTGGTTGCCTAGTGATCCATCTACCACCAAGAAACCCGAACTTCTGGAAGTCGTCAAATACCACGGAGACTTGTTCGCCCGCTTGAACCGGCAACATCAAGTGTGACTGAAAAAACGGGGCCAGCAGCAGCCTTGTTTGAATGGCGTTGCTTACTCCTTCAGATACCATGATGGCAACGACACTGTTGGCGGCTATCTGTTCGACAGCTGTTGCGTTTGCGACGGCAGCTCTGATGCGGTCTTTATCTTGCGGTGTTAAACGCCTCGGGTCATAGATTACCTCTTCGACAACCGCACGATATATTGTTGGTGCAGTACCTGCCGACTGATTGGCTAGCTCGATCCTGGAGTGGTTAAGTTCGCCCGGATCGGACCCGCCGGTCAGAACCCGATTGGCGTTGATGTTTTCTCTGTTTGGCGGTGACATAGCGGTAAAGCCCGGCTGTTAGCTAGCCGCGTTTTCTTTTCTCAAGCGCATCAAACAGTGCGTTGCCGGTTGGCACGCCGTCGTCACTACTCTTCTCCTTGGCCTTGTAGACCAGTTCGGCCAGCTTGAGGATTTGCGTGTTGGCTTTCTCCATCCGCTCCATATACTTGGCAATATGATCACCATGAATCACGTGCTGTTCGGCATTACCAGCCACTGCCTGGAATAGATCAAGCCACATGACGTATGCGTTTTGACGATCGACCAGTGCGTTGTTGTAGATCTGCTTCCAAAGCAGTTTAAGCCTATCGTCAACGTCCGTGAGCGAGTCGAGCAGGTCGACAAACATCTGCAAGTCTGAATTGGTGGTTTGGACGAGCTTTCTAGAAGGTGGCACCAACACCTCTCCATCGTCGCTGCCACCGGCATCGATCATGCTGTTGGCGACGCCCATGGCAACGTCGAACGTTGGGAGCGCTGGCACCTTTACGTTCATCGGATTGCTGTTGTTGATGCCGTATGCGTTGGTGTTATTGGGTTGGCTCATTGCTGTTAGCTGTCGCGTCTCCGAGGTCGTACTCCTCTTTAGCTATCACATAATACTTTCTCAGTGTGCTAAGGACTGTCGACATCATCTTGGGATGCAGCGATGTCATTTCGCGCAGGTAAATCATCACGGCGCGCTTGTTGAGGAAATCAAGCTCCTCTGCGGTAGCGAACAACGTGCTGATCCCGTCATAACAAACGCGCTCGTTGTCAGTCGCCAGCATGTCCCCAACCCGACCGATAATGGCTTTTAGTCTGGCTTTCTCGTGCTCGTTTAGCAGAACATCCTCAGGTGATGGTGCAACGCTGTAGTTCTCTATTGTCTCCAGGTCATGTGCAGTGAACCTGTCTGTGTCATCTAGTGAGCATAGAATGTGCTGCTGCTTTACACTCTGCTTGCTCTTGATGATAAGCCAGTGCTTGGCAATCACGTTGAAGTAGCTAAACGCCTTTGTTCCTCTGGTTGGGTCATACTTCGTTACCGTTCCATACAGGAACTCAACGCACTCGTTCATCAGGTCCAGCTTGTTCTCGTATTGGACATGAAACCCGTAAACGTTGATCAGATTTTCAACCAGTTTGTTGAATGCCGGGAGAATTCTTGTTACGTAGATCGCGTTGCGCTTCTTCGGATCTTGTTCCAGCTTATATTGCACAATGGCTTCTTGCGTACCAGCATTGAAGTAGAAGTCCTGCGGGGCAGCTCCTCCACGTGGCTTGCGCTTGATGACCTTTTTCTTGCCTCGCATGAACATGATGTTGTTTGGTTCTTTCTATCTGTGACTATCGATGATCAAGTCAGTCGTCACTGTTATCAGTATTGCCACGACCGGTGTCTTTTTCTGTTCTGACGTAACGCTGCTTGCTTCGGTCGGTGAACGTCTTTACGAGCCGCTGCGTTGCCGTGCGGCAATCACGTACGTCGCTCAACGCCTCGTCGACAACCACTTTGACTTCTGGGCTATCGAAGAACATCTGCGTCTTTGTGATCTTATCAAGCACGGCGATTGTTCGTTCATGCACTTCAATCGCTTCTGATAGATCATCCTCAAGCATGAAAATGATCTTGGCCCACTTGATGGCGTGATACGACACGAACACCAATGCCGAAGCCAAGCAAAGGCAGATGACGAGCAGGGCGGCAACGAGCATTATGGACCTGTTTTCTTTATGTTGGCGCTGATGATGATGTTAGGTGCACACCCAGCTTGTCGTTGTAGATGTCACATATGGTGGCGAACGAATACTTCTGCCGCACGGCCCTGGAGAGGTCCTTCGCCCATTGCGCCGGAGTCACGGGAGCCTCGTAGAACTTCTTGAGTCGCCTTTTGGCGTCTTGTTCGATCGGATATGCCCACTTGGCGCCTTGCATGAAGATCTGCCCATCAACACGGCTCGGATGAACTTCGCCGATGGTTTTATCAACGCTCAAGAACTTGCCATGCCGCAAGAAATCAAGGTGGCCGGACCAGTTTGTAGCAATCACCGGCAGTCCACACGCAGACGCCTCAAGGATCGGAAGGCCATACCCTTCACCGTGCGTAAGAGCAACAAGCGCTTTGACCTTCGGGTGCTTGTAAAGGCCGAGCATCTCTGCATCGGTCATATGGCCATGCAAGAGATAGAACGTAGGCCCACGGGCGCCTGTGTCAAGCCCCTGCACCTCCGATACGAGCTTCGCAAACACTGACCGCACGTGTTGCTTATCCAGTTCCGTGTTGGCGCCAGAGTTTGTCTTGATGATGACCCCAACGTCTTTGTTACCAGCGAAGGTCTCAGCTAGCCACTTCATGGTGTATGGGATGTTCTTCCTGTCGTTCTCAACGCCGTTGCCGGTAAGTTGACCAACAATCAGGAAGTTAAACGCGGTCTCGACTCGATCTAGCCCTTCAAGCGCATCTGGTGTAGCTGTCTCGTATGCCTCCGGAAACGACTCCGGAATAACAACGATCGGCGTCTTGACGTTTCCGGTGTTTATGAAGGTTTGCTTTGTGAACTCAGACGGAACAACCACCAAGTCCATGTTGTTGATCGCAGTAATCCACGCCGGGTTGCACGTCTCTGTCTCTACGCCTGCGGTAACACCGATGTTAAAGCCCGCAAGAAACGCGTCCCATTCGTTAGGAAGTTGCACTTGGACGCTAACATCATAGAACGGCTTTTGATTGCCTGACGCCTGTAGAATCTGTCCGATAAGGCCATCCTCAAGGTCTGGGTCGAGTAGAAAGTGCGTTGTCCCCCATGGCAGCGGCTGAACTGTCACGTCCAGGCCATAACGCTCAGCGGCATCGCGTAACAGCCACTTGGCGATCTGCCGACAGTGCGTGCCATAACCACTTACCGAGAGCGCCGGGCCTCTAAGAACTACTGACTTACCGTTACTCATCACTTAGCTGCTCCAACATTTACACGCTTGCCAAGGCTAGGCTGTAGCGGTTCGCATGTCCACTTGCTCTTGCCTGTGGCCTTTTGCTTTTTGAATTTGTCAATTGTTTCGCCGAGGCTACGATCCCAATCTTCGATCATCTTGCCGTAGTTGAACTCGTGCTGTGCGTACGCGATGTTCTTCGCAGCAATGTCTTCACGCCATTGCGGAGACAGGTTGCTTTCGTATAGCTTCATATAAGCATCGGCAACATCAAGATAGTTCACGTGGTCATCGTAGATGTAAGGAACCATCTGGCTGCCAACCAGTGTCCTGGCCGCAGGCTCAATCGCAACACCATGCTCCGTGCCATCCCTGTAGTCAACGAGCTGCCGTGTCATCCCACCGGTTTTAAGGCCAATGAGAGGCTTGCCAACCATCAGCGCAGAGAGGGCGGCGAGACCGAACCCTTCTGCCTTGCTGACGTTCACCACAAAATCAACGCAGTTGTAAAGGGCGTTCATGTCGTGGAACTCAACCTTCTGGTTTGAGAACATCACGTGTTCGTTGATCCCGAGCATGTCAACCGTCGCAAACAGGTTCGGCCCCTCAGAATCAACGGGGTCCGTGTGCATGATCAGCATAGCCTTGCGATGACCATGCTTGGCCTCCAAATCATCAAGGAACTTCTTCCAAGCGTTCAGAACGTCGTTAGGCATCTTGCGGGTCGCGTTTCGGTTAACCCACAACCCAACAAACCAGTCTGACCGCTCCTTGAAGTTGAGGTGCCTGAGCTCATCGACTTGTGCGGCAGGCATACGAAAGTAAACATTCTCAGGGAACGCATGTGGCACATATCCGGTCTTCTCGGGGAAATGTGGCTGCACGAGCTCGTACGTCTTGTGAGATAGGCAGTTGATAAGGTCCGTTGACCGGTACCACACGCCATTGAACTCCGGATAAGGGTCGTTGTCCCAAACGTGCCAGTACGTGATAGGGCAGAACTGATGCACCTCATCTTCGATTTCCCAAAGCCACGTGAACTGTCTCGGGTCTGTGAACAAGAGCACGGCGTCGGGCCTCTCATTAACGAGGATGTTCCGAACAACTTCGTGGTTGCCGAACCCATCAACAGGCTTGATAATGAAGTCCGGGTTGACGGCGATCGGGTCGTAGTTTGGATGCTTTACCGCGCCACCAAGGCACCTAAATGTGTATTTTCCAGTATCAATTAACCCTTGAATTAGAAATCTGCTTTGCACTCCGACACCAGAAGTACACACTTTTCTACCGTGACATTTCTGTCAGGAATAGACTATATCATCACGATAATATCGTGTTGGGCGCTGTCGGATCATCGCCATGGCCATTTGGCTTTAGGCTAACCGTAGTCGTTGAACCGTTCCCATCATTTCTGAACAGGGACTTGGCTGCTGATTATCCAATCTGATTGTTTTTAAGCCGTCGCATATGCCATTTCTAACTCTGCTGTGGCCAACCAGCTCTAAGGACTTTCCAGCAATTCACCCAATTTTGTATCCGCTATTACGTCAACGGATGATCACCGAGCATCAGTATCTTATGCTTTTTTTGTGGATACACTGTTTTCTCCGAGAAATTCTTTCAGTTTTTGTACTACGAGCTCTTTGTGGTGTTTGAGGTCGTCATCCCACACCACCATAACAGTGTAACCGTTCAGGCGTAATGTCTCGGTTCCGCAGTCTTGTACCGTCGGATATGATTGTTGTATTTTTAGGTTTGGCGCAAGCTCCTATACGCCCGTCCTGGGCGTCCAAATGGTTCGGACGGCCAGGAACCCGTCCTGGAAAAGATCGGGCACAGGACGGGTTATTGGGTGGCTTGGCGGGGGAGTTGTGAGACGGTCAGCCGAGCACGTCGAGCACGTGCGGCGAGGAGCTGTCAGAGCTATCACAGTACCGGACGGCAATACCCGCACGATCGAACAGTGCGGTGTCCATGTAGCTCTTGCCGCTCGGGCCAGACAAGTAGACATCGGCGCCATAGTACCGGCATATGTCAACCAGCCTGTCAGTGCCGGTCAGTGCTGTCACCGGATCCAACACTACGGCCGTGTTGATGTTTAGCAGTCTGAGACAACGTTTGATGACCGCCATGTTCGTCAATAGCAGATTGTCACTTATCAGATCATCAAACTGTGACAAGACGTGCGCCTTGTCTGGTAGATTTAGCTTGATCTTTTCCCAGTCGTTGTACGGATTAACGTACCTCTTGTTTTTGATTGGTTCCATACCCTTGTTGACGCTCAGTGTATGCCACTTGCCGCGATAAAAGAACCGGTTCTGGTAGCCGTTCTTCTCGTATTGGCACTCAGACAAGACCACGTACATGTCTGCACTGCGAACCTTGTCGAAGAATGGCATCCATGGTAAGAAGCTGGGTTGGTGTATGGTAACAACAGTTGTCATGCTGGGTGGTCCTCAAAGGTCATGTGGTTCTCAATGTGATCGAGCACGTCATGTGCCCTCCTAAGATCCAACGGTCGCATGAAGTTGACGACGTAGTATTCGTTTCGCTTTAGTTTCGCAACGTCAACATCCCACCAGCTACGGTCAATCCAGTCGGTTCTGGGATCGGCGTCGCGATTGATGTGAGTGATGTTGGTGAACTTGGACTCCGACAAAATCGCACGCATCAGTGACTCGTCGGAGAACTGGTAAGCGGGCGCCGAGATATCTTCCTTGTGATCGAATACCCGTTTGCCGATAAATGATCTCGCCCAATCCTCAAACTCCAAGCCGTTCGGGTTGATTGCTCGTTCCCAAACGTACGACTCGCCACACGTGTAGCTGGAAGGTGCCTTGCCGCTATGAGGAGTACCGGCATATACTTCCAAGCCAACCATCCCAAGCGTTCCGGGCACTCGCTGAGAAACGATCCTGGCGTGATAATCCCTGTTAAGTGGTGCGGTGTCAATGTCCTCTATCATGCACACCTCATTGCCGTATCGTGTGCATGCGTAACGACGTGCTATCTTTGCCATGTTGGCATCCGGTACTCCATTGATTGGGTTGAATACCATTACGTCATCATAGTCGCGCTCAAACTTACGCCTATGTGCTGCTGTTGATGTAACGTACGCAAGTGTGAGCTTGACGCCCGGAAACACCTTGCGCCACGCGACGCTGACAATATGCGCAAACTCCCTGAAATGTGAGTCGTCTGTGCTGATAACAATCCTGTCTATTCCGTAACTCATAGGACTCCGGTTGAACGAATCAGCATGAATGATTCGGCATACAATTGACCCGCCTCTGTGCCGCGATATTGTGCGTGCGACACGATTCCGTTCTCGCCGAGCTTGTTTCGCTTGTCGGTTGTGTATTGCAACCGGTATGTTTCCTTGAACAAGCGAACCTTCTCATCGATGGTCGTTGCGATGTCAACATAGACGTTTGGCTTGAAGATCCCGTCCGGACCGGACCAGCAGCTCGTTGGGATTTCATACAAGTACACGTCCTGAATACTCTTCTCACCGAACGTTGGCCTGCATGCCGCAATACACGACCGGTATACCAGTTGGTGTTCCTGATGGTACGATGGCTCTGGAATGAACACCGTCGTTGGTTTAAAATCTTGCACCAGCTCGTCTAACCACCTGACGATTCGATAGCACGGTTCAAGCTCAAGCCTGCTGTCTAGCATATAGCGACCCGGCGGCTCCGTTGAAAGGTGCTTGGCACACTCAGAGAACTCGCCCCACTGCTCCTCGGCCGTGATGTCGCGACCAAGATGGCTTAGATATCGTGTGCTGCACGACATCACAACCAGCTTGATTGACGTGTCTGGCGCTGTTGCTTTCAACTTCAGCAGTGTGCCACCCAAGCCAAACAGCTCATCGTCCGTGTGTGGTGATATCACCAGGACACGTCGCGGACTTGCTTTTGTTACGCTCATACAACAAACTGCTTTTCAAACTCGTGCATGATATATGCCACAAACGACCGGTTCACGTGCCGCGCATCGTCAATAAAGACCTTGGACCGGTCATATGAGTTGGCCAACTCATAACTGTGAAAGTAGTAGCACATGTCGCTATGCTTACGAACAATTGCCCCTGCGACGGCCCTGAGTATGCTCTTTGACTCCGTGTTGGCAACGGCATGATCGCTGTTGCTATACGTGCTGCCAAGCGGCACAGGAGACACAGTGATAATGACTTTTGCCTTCGGGTTGATATCCTTGATCAAGTGAATAATCCTGTCGACGTTGTCAAAGTTCTCACCATACTCGGTGAACCTGACGTACGTGTCATGCCCGCCACCAGACCCATACCCAGGCGTTGCACAGATGGCGTTATGGTTGGTGTTCTGAAAGAACACCTCTGTCAGTCCAAGTGTAAGCACCACGATATCCGCACTCGTTATGCCTTCGTGGATGATCCTGTCAAGTTCGCGCGTCTTCCGAAATAGTTCTGATACAGTAGAGCCAAACACGAACCGCCTGTACGGATCTTGAAATCCGCGGTGTGTGCTCCAGTAGTCACTCTTTTCTTGAGTGAACTTACCAACGACCTTCTCGAACTCATATCGCATGGTGTACGTGTTGTACCACAAGAGTTCCGGTTCGATGTCGGACAGTTGCCGCGTCAACACGTTGTATCCCTTGTCGCGCAAGTGACAATAGATCTCATACGCAAAACATGAGCCCATCGTGAAGATCTTGGACTGCGGCGTGACTATCCCAGACCTGGGCGCTTCGATTGGATGCGTGAGTATTGTTTGGCTAAGGTTGCGGCACGTCTTCATCTTATCTCTCCATTGAGTATCAATAGCAATTCCCTGGCTCTGGTGTCATACGTGTGATGCTCGCGCACGTGCTTGTACCCAGCACCGGCCATCTCTCTACATGTGTCCGGGTGATCGAGGAGGTACCTGAGCTTGCGTTTCATGTCGTCATTCCCCTGGTATGTCAACAGGTGATGACCGTCGCACTCGAACAGCTGTTCAATTCCTGGGACATGATTTGTTAGCAGTGCCGTGCCTGCGCCGAGCGTCTCAAACACTCGATAGTTGATATCGTCACCAATCGACTTGTTCAGCCCAACGGTATACGTGTTCAGGCATTTTACCATGCTCTCACCAAGCACGAACACGTCACGTTTAACAGGCACGACGGTATCCGCGTCAGCCAACCACGAGGCCCTGTCTCCGATCATCGAACCACAAAACCCAACAGGATAAGACTTGGTGATGTCTGGGCGCTTGTCGATCAGGTCTGACGGATATGCGTTAGGAAACCATACGCACTTACCAGAAAAAGGCTCAAAGTTCTTGAGATAGCCGGGTGTTGAGTTCAGGTGTATGTCAAACTTTGACCGCTTAGCGAAAAACACGTGCTTGCCAAGGGCACAGTGGCTATCGATGCTCCAAAACACCTTGGTCTTGCCTTTGATGGCCGCGAAGTCTGGCAGCCAGCCTTGCTGGTCGTAGTTCTCGATCACAAACACGACATCGTAGTCGCGTACAACTTCGTCAAATGGCCGGTCAAACGTTGGCTGGCCAAGGCCCCACACCTCACTCTCAACTCCGAGTCTCGCAAAGGCGCGACGGAAGTTCTCACTCTCCCGGAACATCACATTTTCTGCGTGCCTACCACGCTCTTGTACCATTAGAACCTTATAGCTCATGGCCGTGTCACCAGTGCCTTCCAGTAGTCGGGATGCCTTTGGTCCATGGAGTCAAACACGTCCCCAACGAATTCGTAGTTCTTGCGCGGCCAAGGAAATGGCATGCCGCCGTCATTATAGTGATTGGAAAAGAACTCATCATGAACCATTGCTGTATGCTTGATTCTTGGATACACGATGTCACGTAAGAAGTTCTGATCAACTTGCCAATAGTTGTTGTTTTGTTGGTTCGACCTAAACTTCATGATCAAGCTGTTGATATCTGAGATCGCGCCGCGCTTAGCTCCCCACATACCACCTAGAATTTCTGTCATATGCGCTGGGTGGTCTCGCATGATATGAAACTGCTTGTCAGATCGTACCCACTCAGCGACAGCGGCCGACTCCCTTTCTGAGAGCCTGCTGTCCACGTCCCGTGAGAGCATGATTTCAACATCAGGCTCACCGGCTGGCGCGAACCGCCAAAACATACCGGTCCAGTCGCCAACCTCCGACATACGCACAATCTCCGCGCCGCGTTGTGACAGCTTCTGCACTAGCACCGGCGAGACACTGGTGCCGACATAGAACCGCGCTACCCAGCCAGGGTATATGTCCTTGATGAGCTCTGCGTTCCTTAGTGCTCCAACTGTGTACTTCGGGTCAGTTCCCCAAACACAGAATGCCACGATCTTTTTACCACTCATGGGTTGCTGAACCCTTCCTTTAGACGTCGTTGATATAGTGCCCTATCATGCTGCTCGTACGGGAGGTTCTTCATGAATGTTGCGTCATGCAGCGGACCTGTACTATCAAGCCCTAGGCGACTGTTAAGCTCGGCCGTTGGCTTGTGCGCAGATATCCAGTCCGGATGTACATGTCGAATGATCACCTGATCGATGAATGTCTGCTTGCCTAGACGGTTTGCTACCTCTGTGAACTCGTTGTCACACCAAAACGACTTATAGCCCGGATGGTAGATGTACCCGAACCGCTCGTAATACTTCCTGCCGAGGATGCTTAGCGTGTTGAAGTCACGACGATATCCGTCAAAGAACCAGAGCACGCCGTCGGTGTCTGGGTAAGTCTTTGCCATTTCCTCGCGAATGCGTCTGTCATAGCCTTTTACCTCCGGCACCATGTCGTCGGACGCCAACAGGATGATGTCATATTCGTCTGGGGAGACAACGTGCATGTCGGCATTGACCGCCTCGATCTTTGATTTGGAGTGGCCGTAGCAGACGGTTATGTTCTCGTATGCCCGCAGCTGCTTCACGACGCTTTCAGAGCGCATGGACTCATCATCACAATCTACCGTGATGAGAAACTTAACCCTGGATCGGTCGGCGCAGCCTCGGTAGTATCGATCGAACACCTTGAAGAACTTCTCTGGTCGGCCTCTCGTTGGAAACTTAACCAGCAATCGATAATCGTCGCCAGTGCTATTGTTCTGTGGTGTAAGAGGCGCTGTTGTCATCGTAGTCATGGGCAGTGGTCCGTTCCCTTGTAAACGCAATACTTGCAAGACTCCCTGTTCTTTGGGAACATCTTCTTCTGAATGTATGAGAGCATGGTGTCTATGGTCTCAAGGGCGCGCTTGGTTGCTGCTGGCCCAGCTGACACTGGCACAAACAGACAGTTTCCTGGCTTCTTGGAACGACGCAGGATTACAAACCCGCACTTGATATCGTCAGGATCGATCCCGAGCTTGCGCGCATAGAAATACTTGTAGAAGATCAGCTGCATGGTCTTCTTTGGGTCCGTACGCTTTGCCATCGGCCAGAAGTAACTGCTGCACTTCCAGTCGATAATGTAATACACCCATTTGTTCTTGTGCTTCCCACCCCTAGCCCGGATGATACCGTCAATATATCCCTTGAACTGGTGGTTGTGGTTGTCTATGGCTTCCATGAGTGGAAACTCTGCGGCCACGTATTCCCACTCAGGCCCAAAGGTCTCGTCCATGAACTTCGGAACCTCAGACAGCACGGGCTCGATCGTGTCGATAAAGTCTGACCGCTTGAATGTCAGTTTACGCTGCTCCGGGAGCGCGTCAAACATGGCGTTCATGGCAGCAACAACAGCAGAACACAATGGGAACTTTCTTGTCTTGAGAAACTCCTCCAAGGCATCGTGCATTGCTTGGCCATATTCGGTATGTTCGGATGGCCCGTCCGCCTCCATCTTGATGTCATCAAGGTACTTTAGCTTGTGCCGCCAGTTGCACTCCATCCACGCGGCAATCTCAGAATAAGAGACGTTCTTCCGCAGCGAGAGGTAGTCGATATCGGTCGGTGCCGACATGTCAAGCCCGTGCGCAGCCTGCGAACTAATATCTTGAAGGAGCGTATCGAGCGTTGGCTCAGTGCGCATGGCAGCAGGCCCGGTTGGGCGCTGCCTATACGCCGCAATACTGTCAGTCAGCACCTTGAGGTGCTTGTTGCTGACTGGTGTGGTTGGTGGTGTTACTGCTGTCGTTGTTCCCATGGCACTAGCTTACCACAGGATGAGGCGGGATGGCAAGTGCTACTCGCAGCTACACTTTTCGCCAGTGGCGCCATGTAGCTCGCAACAAGGGGCTCGGCAGTTGTTGAGTTCTTCAACTACAAGACCGATTGCTGTAGAAACATCTTTCAGCTGATCGATCATCTCATCTGAGATACCACCAGATTGTAACACGGTTCCAAGGTCATCGTGCATGCCACCAAACAGCTCGCGCAGACCGCCTAGCAACAGAACTGCTTTAAGACTACCGGTCTGGCCGACATGTGAGGCGTGCTGCGTGGCCGGGACACTGTTATTTTCCTGCGACTGCGTCCCCGGTGACACGTGCACTTCTGGTGGTTCTACGGGCGCTTGCTGCTGTTGTTTTGTCTTTCTTGCTGACCTTTTCTCTGGTGTAACAGAGGCTACCGGACATGATGGCAGGCGCCAGTAATCCGGCGACGGTTTCTGACTAACATGCTTCCAGGCCCGCAGATTTGACAGTGTGCAGCGTGATGCTTGGCACGTCTTTTCCGTGGAGTCGCTGCGCGCTTTGTTGTTATGATTGTTGTTCATCATTTGAGTGCTTGTTCCATTGGCTACTGCTGAATGATCATTCAATGATCATTAGGGCTTTTTGGTTACAATCTTGTAACCGTGGTTTGGCCCGAACATTGCGTCGAGCACGGCTTGGAAATCAGGTGCCGGATCAGTTGGAGCACGCAGCGTAGCCAGCATAAAGCTCGCGTATGTGTGCCCGTTTATGAGGTTGGAATCTTGCCTTACAGCACTGTTCTTCCGATGGGTCTCCAGCGACGGAAGCGGAAAGTCAACCGTACCCACCACAGACCGTACGGTCTTGTGCTTTGCAAACTCAGACACGGACGCCAGAGAGATAGTGTAGGAATACTCTGGGTTGTGCTGGTAAGGGGCGTGGACCGTGTACGTGCCCTTGGTCACCAGCTCCTTGATATCGCACCGGTCGCGCAGCTGTACCCACCACTCCTCCGTCTTACTGTGGTCAATCGTGACACGAACAGGCTGTGTGTTTCTGGCGGGGCTGCCATAGCCACAGTAGTAACCGTTATAGCCAGGCTCTACAACTTGCAATGAGCTTGTCTTGACTAGGCCCATGTAAAGCAGTTTGTTGCCGCGGTAGTTGGCATAAATGGTGCCAGGAACCAATTGGCTGGCCAGGATCTTCGGCTTGCTACGGCGGTCATGCGCATCCAACGCGGCCTCGTAGAGTCGCGAGCCAACACGCACAAGCTTCATGTTGTTGCCAAGGTAGCACCAGCGAAACGGGCCGCGGAGCATGTCCTTGACCATTCCATTGCCGTTCCGAATGGCATCAAGGAACACGTCTTCGCGAAGATCGACGCAGTACGTGTCGTCAATCAGTACCTTCCACGCCCGCCCACCGTTACCGCGGCGCTCCAAAGAGATAATTTTAACCTCGTCGATCGGTTCATTGTAGACTTGCTGCTCGTCAGTCGAGCTGTTCGGCTCTCTCCCGGCCATGGCCCGTGAGCGCGCAGAAGCAAGTTGCTTCTCGGCGTTGAAGTCTGCGACGTACGTGTCTCGTACGTCAAACGTCTCCTTCGCCGCTTCTCCAGCGAATATGTCAGACTCCCAGTAGTCCCTATGCACGGACAAGGGCCGTGCCGCATAGAGTAGCCGCTCCGGTATGTAACCGGTAACCTTTGAGTTGAAGAAGTGCATGGTGCTGTCACCTATAGCATTGGCCTAGTCTGAAGTCAACCAGTATTTACTGGCAATGGACCTCAGAGACAAAGCCAGCGTTGCGGAAGTAGAACGGTTCGCGAAGCACTGCATCAAGGAGTTGGGCATCAAGGGGCCTGTGCGCCTTATCCTGGCAGCCAAACAGACCGGCATGCCTACGGCTGGCTATTTCAACGTCGGGGCCAGAACGGTTTTTGCGGCGGTCAAGAACAGGGCCATGGCGGATATCATGCGCACCATTGCGCATGAACTGACGCACTGCAAACAGCTAGAGGACGGAGTTGAGTTTCCAGACGATGACGAGGGCCTGCAACCGTGGGAGAATATGGCCAATAGTTCGGCAGGCAAGCTGGTTCGCTTCTACGGCAGGAAGAACCGTCAGATCTACAGCGACCTGACCTGACGCCAGAACCTGTCAGGACCGTTCAAGAGGTAAGCCTCAATATCTTCCGCCGAGCGGCCATTAAACCAGTCCTCCTTGGCATGCAGCACGAACTCATTGACAACCGGCTCAGCACCAACCAGCTTACATTCCGTCAGTGTCCTGCTACCAACATCAATGTCCAGTGGCAAGAACACCATGCCTTTACTGGAGGCGAGTTCCATGATAAACTCGTCGTTCGACACTCCTCCGACCAGCTTGTATTTCAGGCTGTGATCTCGGCAGTATTGAACACTTGCGTCCCTACCCTTGATCCATGAGTCGGAGTTCAGGATGATCCAGTGGTCCTGCACGGCAATCTCACCAGACTGCCTCCTTTTACGAATTTCACCAAGTCGTTTAACCGTGTCTGGGTAGAACGTACTGCTTTGCGTGAAGTCGGTCGTGCGACCTTTAAGGTGTGGGTACAGGCCGTAGAACTTGTCACGCTGGCCATCAGAGCACCAGAACAGCTTCCTCGCCCCAACCATCCACTCGCTCATGAACTTGCCGTGTGGCAACAGGTGACAGTCACATCGACCAGTGGCAAGCTCGTGTTTCTTTGTGCTTCTGTATAAGCATGGCTTGAAGTCGTACTCGAAGAAGTAGTATTCGATATTATGCTGCCTGAACAGGTCAAGAAGCCATGGTGCAACGCCCACCTGATTGCCAAACACCCACACTTTCTCTTTGTTCTTCAGTACAATCGACTCCGTTACGGAATGGCTGTGCATCTGAAACAGCCTGTACGGGCAGGCTTGGATGATTGCGTCGGACGTGAGCTCTGCACCGCCGATCAGCTCGGATGCGAAGAAGTCCTGAACAAAGATGACTTGGGTGGACGGAGGAACGTAGAACTCCCTCCGCGGCTGTTGTAGTGTCTGCATTGGTTTAACGTGCAGACGTTATGATACACTAATCAGCGCTGGTTTGCTGTCGAGGCTGGTGCATCGAGCGCGTCGACAGAGCCAATTCCGTAGTATATTTGGGCTCGTATTGGATAACAGCCACCATTGTTCCAGCGTGACCCGTCACAGTTGACATATGCCACGCGCCCGTCTGACGCATTACCACTGCGCACAACACATAGCGTGCCATACCGCATTATGCCAGTGCGGCATGCTGCCGTTGTGGACTGGCGTGGATACCCAAGCGACCCGATCGCCCACGACCGCGCCGCCAGTTCGGCATCAGCACGGCGATCGATGTTGCCGTAAATCAATGCGACGAACAACGACACGATGACCGACGTGGCAACAACGATCATTCTTTGTACGAAACGCTCTTGCTTGTTATTACGCTTCAACTGTTCATACTGGTTGTAGTAGTACGACTTCTCGTTCTTGTACTCGTTCAAACTGGTCTGAGCAATAGCAAGATCATTGCGAAGGCTCTTGATGAGCTGCGCATCCGATGTGCCGCCACTGTCTATCACTGTTGGCCCGCTCATACCGGCGCATCCTCCTGTTGGTTCTTCTGGCCGCTGTCAGCCTCTGGCTGTGCTTGGCGTCGATCTACGATCTTCACAGTGACTTCCTTCTCCAGTTCTACCCCGTACGGCTTTCCGCCGCGGTATAGGATCTCTGCGTATCCGATCGCTAGCGCTGTTGCAGCCTCGCTGTACGGCACGCTGGCTAGCTGCTTGGTCTTGGTGCTGCGCGCTACCAGTGCCACGTCCTTTGCATATGCCGGTGGAGAGCACCCATCGCCACCGCGGTCCTCGATGACGTACGTATAGTTCCCGATGCCGATGACATCACCAACCCTGAGCGTGCCAGCAAACCGGTCGACCGTCTCACGGTTGCTGGGACTGTCACTGATGTCGCCGCCACCGGCCACGTACATCATCTGTGCGCACATGAACTCACGTGTTCCGGAATTAGGGTAGCGCTTGTGCCTTGGGTGCTCGGTCACTGCAACCTTGACCGTCTTGGTCGTTGTGATGGTGCCGTCCTCGTCCTCGTGCCGATGGTCGCCGTTGCTGCTCATGGTGTTATTATCTTCCTCGTCTTCCTATACGCCCGTTTTGGGGCCTGAAACGTTTTGACTGCCCGGAGGCACGGCCGGTATATTTGCTGGCGCTGCTCGGGCGCCTGGAGGCCCTAGCGGGCTTCCCTGGGATCCGTCACACGCATGATCCCGTACGCACCATTGTCGATCGTGTACATGGCCCGCTTGACGCCGTAGCTGTGCAAGACCGCCTCACACATAGGGCACGGCCTAGCAAGCGCCACGAGAGGGTTGTTCTCCCTGTCATTCAGGAGCTTGCGCACCACGACCACCCTGCTACCTCTGAGGTTGATCTTCCGTCGGACATTCAGGATCGCGTCGACCTCTGCGTGAATACTCGTGCAGTTCGGGTTCGTCTTGTACGCCGCCTGCAAGCCAGAATTGCTACGGCTGTTGTAGCCGATCGACAAAACACGCCCACCAGAGATGATCACGGCAGCGACATGCGCCACGAGGCTCTCGTCAAACTTATGAGAGCGAGCGAACGCAAGCGCCATGTCAACGTGTCGATGAAACGGCGCCCGAACAATGTCGTCCGCGGCCATATATGCCGCGTCATTCCGATGCTTTGGTACGTACGCGCTCATGTCGGAGACCATATCACGCTGCGTTCCAGGAAGTCAAGGGAAAATGCCTTTGATGCGTTCCCGTACCAGCAGATAAACACCCTGGGCATCGTGTCCGACAAAATGTTTACTGCATAGGTCTCGCCTGTGGGTCCCAGTAGCTCATAATAGCTCCAGTGCGGCGATTGCTTGTTGACTATTTCGATGCACAAGCACGCATCAACCATTTCGCATACGTGTGGAATATCAACCATGGTACCGCCACCTAGATGCTGCATAGTTGCCACAACAACAAAGGAAACAATCTCACCCAGGGCAGGGTGCTCCGTGTCGGCTTCAACCCACGCTTTCATGGTTTTATATGGCATGGAGGCACCGAAGAGTTGAACTGAGCTTTGTTGTTACTTGGCAGTAGTGGCAGCGTCGATGTACGACTTCAAGAACCCGTCAGCAAGGACGCGTTCCCTGTTTTCGTAGCGGCACACAACATGTGCACGAATCGACCCGGTACAAAATCCTATGTTGACGTTGCGTGTGTGCCCGTGTTGATCAAGCAACACATAGTAATCCCATATCGGCGGTGGTTCGCATACGCGCGCAATGTATAAGAACGGGCCATGAGCCGTCAGTTCCGCGTCATAGTCTATCACCACGGCAACCAGTTCGCCTGGGACCGGGTGCTCTGAGTCGCTCTCAACCCATGCCTTTATTTCCGGAAGGCGCTGGTTGTCCATTGCTTGCTAGTTGAGCACTGCCTCTTCGATGATTGATAGCCTGAACAGGCCCTCAACAAAAGAAGCCGCAGAATGAGTTGGCAGAACATCCGCGCCAACCACGGACTTGACCTCTACGGCAGTTCTGGCCATGAACTGTTGAACGTCAGTAATGTCCGGGTTGTTTTCCCGTGCAAGCAATTGCACGACCAGCGACTCTGGGGTTTCGGCCTTCATCAGCATCCGATCAGAGCCGCGACTGCCATTTACCACGACAGTCATTCCTGGCTTGAACTGTGACTTGCGCGCCTTGCGCGCCTTGGACGATGGACCGTTGCTGGACATGTTGTTGTTTGACATTGTTGCTGTTGTTTCTTGTCTCTGTTCGCGATCAGACAGAGGATGTGAGCTCGACCGCGGTTGGCTCATCGATGTCATCAAGCTCGTCGAGGTACTCGAACATCATACCGGGCATTGCGTTCCTTGCACCGCCGCGCTCGACGCATCGGTGGCGCATCGGGCCAGCCGAGCTGCGAAAGTGCGCAGCGACAGCAACCCAATCCCGGACCTTGACAGGCGTGTGCGAACGTTCAGAACGAGCCATTGTGATACCCTACTCCCTCTCGCCGTACGTATTGTTGATGTCGCGAACAATCTCGGCCAGCTGGGCGCTAAGCCTTCGCAGGGCCTCGCGATCACCGGGGTTCTCGGTGTCGAAGTGGCATCGCAGAAAATCGCCGCTTTCTACGCTTTGGAGTGAGAGCGAGGGCTTCACGCCCTCGATGGCTACTGGGTAATAACCACACTTCACGACCATGTCCTGAAACAGACAGATGGTTGTGGTCTTTCTGCTGGCGTCACTACTCATAGCCTGCACGTTACCAGCTCGTCCTGTGAGAGTCAAGGGATTAAATCGTTAGGCAACGATCGTGCCACCACCGACGACAGCGCCATCGGTCTCGTCGTACAGAACGATCGACTGTCCGTTTGCGACGCCATTGATTGGCCGGTCGAACATGACCGTCGGAAGAAACTCAGGACCGTCATCGCCATCATCGAGCTCTAGCATGGTTACCCCGCTGATTTCGATAACCGGTACGGGGCTTTGCTTGCTTGAGTATCGACACACGGCTGTCAGTGGCATACCGTTGAGAGACCGGTCTGGGCACCGAATGCGCAGGCCCTGTACCCGAACCGAACTCGTAAATGTCTCTTCGATCGGTCCAAGTTGGACGGTGTTTGAGCTTGGGAGCACGTTTAGAACGTACCGCGGCTTGCCGGTCTTGGTATCGACACCGTAACGCTGGCCCGGTGAAAACCTAGCCAAACCGTTATGGGTACCAAGAACAGCCCCGGTAGCCGAGTCAACGACGTTACCGGCCTCAGTGCCAACACCATGCTTTGTGAGAAACTCCCTCTTCGACTTCCCTTCAAGGAAGCACAAGTCCGTAGAGTCCTTCTTGGTCGCAACCTTCAGTGCAAAGCTCTTGGCCAGCTTGCGTGTCTCGGCCTTGGTGTAGGTACCAAGCGGCAGCAAGAGGCGCCCGATCGCTGAGGGCGGCAGGTCCCAGAGGAAGTAGCTCTGGTCCTTGGACCGGTCATTTCCACGTACGATATAATTCCCACATGCAGACCGGTTCGCATAATGGCCGGTCGCAATGAAATCAAACCCCATGTGGTCTGCGATGTCGATAAGCTGCGGAACCTTTACGTGCGTGTTGCATGTGACGCACGGGTTCGTATATACGCCTTGCTTGTGCAGCTCTAGAAACGGGTCGATCACCTGCGACTTGAACGCGACCTTTCGCGATATCACGACATGCTCGATGCCGATCGAGTCACATGCACGTGTAGCGTCGATAATATCAGACGCCGTACAGCAACCTGGGCTGTCGTCGCAAGAGTATTCGAGCAGCTTGAGGGTCAGGCCGACAACCTCATGACCTTCACTCTTAAGAATTGCAGCCGCAACGGCGGAGTCAACCCCGCCAGACATTCCAACCAACACCTTGCTCATCGTGAGCGCCACGATAACAGCCTGTCAGGCCGGAGTCAAGCCGATTACGTGATTCAGAGCAGACCGTCGGTGATCGATGGGATAGAACTGTTGAGAGTACGGACGACAAGCCGGTATGTCGACGCTTGGCGTATGCTGTACTCGTCGGCCACACAGCGGCCCGTGTGGTAAAACCCAAACACGCGTTCCATGTCTGACGAGCATCGTCGTGCCCTGTTCAAGATGGCCAAAGACGCGCTAGCACACTCATCCAGACTGCCTTGTGGTCGGCACACGCTTCGTATTGATGTCACACCAAACGGCACCACACCGCCGCTGGTACGAAAGCCGGTTTCATAATATGAGACCGTGATCAACATCGCCGCTTGCTCGTGTGTGATCGATGTGTCGCTGATAACGTGTGCCATCAGCTCTGCTTGATCCCTGGTAAGACCGCGGCAGAGTCCTAGAATGATCAGCGTGATTGTTTGGAACAGACGAAACAGAAACATTGGTTTAACTTGGTCTTTCTTGGCTTTGTGGTTGAATGTTCTTCTCGTGCCATGACCAAGCTGTTATTGATGGTTGTTGTTTGCAATGGTTTGCAGCTACTGGTGTGCTGAGCTGCTTGGCAGATGTATGTTTGTCTGGTTTACAACTTGGTTCAAGCCAACTGGCATTAGAGAAAGTTATATTGTGATTAATTTTCTGCTGTTTGTTATCAGTGCGAGCAGCCGCGCTCCTCCGGAGGTACATCATCGGCATCGTCACCGGCCAGTGGTACGTCGGCCGAGAACAAAACTGTCCTGGCTGTGACCGTTACAGAGGTCTCTACTGGTTCTACCTCGGAGGTATCGGTTGCGGCGTCGACCGTCTGCATGCCGCTATCGGCCAGCAATGTTGTTGCAGCAACGTCCACTGCTGCGTCTGTTTGTACAAGCGTACCAACGCTGGTGTCGCGCACACCAAACATGAGAGCCATAATGATCCACAGGACCATCAATGCTCCGATCGATGACGCCGCGGCTGTTGTAAGGCTGATAGATTGTTTCGGTGTTGACATATGCGTGTAGTGCTTTCGTTGTTTTGGCGGTCAGCAACGATCGATCGATCGCCACTCATACCGCCATTCGGACACGATATACTACGCTTAATGCTCAGTCAAGCTCGCCAACCGACTCGAACCTTGCTAAAACACGCTTGAGACGCGTACAAGCCTGAGATATAACATGACGATTGGCCGACCCGTTTGGGTATGCGTTCTTGAGCGCCATCAGATGATCGATGGTCTGTTTGAGCAGCCTCTTATGCCTAGCCGAATCGATTCGTACCGGTTTGGCCCTGGAGTCCATATTCAGATGCGACTGCCGGAAGTTCCATGTACGCGACTCGCTCACTACCGCCAAACCAAGAACTTCTCTGAGCAGAACAGGCAGCTGCCTGTCTTCTTCGTTTGATGGGTGCTGGTGGTTCATGGCGAGCTGGTCGATCATTACACCGCCGCTGCGGGCGCTGGTTGTTGTTGTTGCTGTGGTGTGGCCGCTGGCGCTGGTGGCGCTGGTGGCTGCTGCGGTGGCTGGGGCGGTGCTGCCTGAGGTGGTGGCTGCGGTTGCACGGCCATTGCAACATCTCCGAGCGCCTTGTCGAGCACGGCCTTGGTTTGTTCGGCCATGCCGTTGTAAACCGCCGATAGCTTCGCATACGTGTTTGGGTCCTCAAATGACTTACCGGCACGAATGTCATTGAGTTTTGCAATAACCTGATCGATAGCAGGGCCGGTTGCGGGCGCTTGTGGTTGTGCCTCTGGCGGTTGCTGTTGCGCTGTCTGGTCGGGGGTCGCTGGGGTGGTTACAGGAGGTGCCGCCATTGGCGCCTGCTCCTGTTGCTCTTTAAGGACTCGTGCTCCGCGAAGGAGAGCCGCGGCAAGTAGCTTTGTCTTTAGTGTTGGTGAGGCAGTGCTCATGGTGTCGGAGTTAACTAGCCTCGTCGACGGTGCCGCCACCTTTGTCATGGCCGTACTTGGCAACAAGCCAGTGTGCCAAGCTCTCGGCCTCGGCTGCCATGTCAACAGAGCCATATTCAACGCGCACGACCAGCTTGGATTTCTCCGGCCTGACAATGAGGCTGAGGCCGTACGCATGACTAGCGGCCATCACGTCGCATGCTAGCTCCATTTGACAACTGTTGTCGCAGCTCAGCGACACAACATATTCACCGCCACGATTGCCATTGACTGTGTGGATCACGGTGCCATCATTTGTGGTTTGGTGGTGGTTGATAATGTTGTGATTGGAGAGAAAACTGAGGAAAGGTGGTGGCAGTATCATGTGACCGTACTGCGGCGTCAGCGTGCCTTGGGCGGGCGCCCACGAGGCCGCTTAACGTCGGCAGCCGGGGCTGCGGGCGCAGGACCGCCGATCTCACCGGGCGACGCGGCTGGACGACCACGGCGGGCCACCGTGCCATAGACCTCTTGCCTGAGCCGCTTGACCTCGGCATTCGCATCGACGAAGTCGCCCATGGTGTTGAAGTTGGTCTGGCGGTCGGCGTACTCCGTACGGAACACGTCGAGCGCTGCGGCCTTGATCTCGTCCATGTACACGTCAGCACTTCCGGGGTTCTTGCTAGCCGCGAGGACAAGATCCAGAACAGTCTTGCCTTCGCCGACGTCCTCGTTGAATACCTCGCTGAACACGTCGATCTCCTGCGAGCCCATCCTCGCCACACCATGCTCCTCCAGCTGGCTCTGGAAGGCTACGAGGCCCTTTGCGAATGCCGACTTGAGGGCAGCATCGTCGTCAACCGAGGTAACACCCCGGAACGCAGGGACCATGGCCCGGACAAAAAGGTCCGTGTACTGCTCCATGGCTTCGCCGATCACGATGCCAAGCTCCTCCAGGTCATTAAGGACATCTTCGCGAACTCCCTTGGACGTGTTCGGGTCCTTGAGGAACTTCAGAAGATGGATAACGTCCTCACCTCCGAGGTGCTCCATGGCCGCGTTGAGCCGCTGACGAACGCGCTCCTTCGTGCCCGACTCGGTCGGGTCACTGGCGAACATGTCCAGAATGCCAGTCTGCTTCTCTTCCCCATCCTTGGCCACGTTGTACTTGCGCTTGTCCGCGTCTGTACCGTCATCCGGAACGAGCTTGTCCAGGTCATCAGAAGACCCGTGAATCCGCGGGATCATCGACTTGGCGCCAGTATATGCCTGGAGCAGCTTGTATACCGGGTCAGGATCCGACCGGTAGTTCGACGCGCCGAACACGAGCTCGCGCTCCTTGTTGATCATCTCGACGAACTGGTCCGGGTCATCCTTGACGGGACCCAGAACAGCCATGACCCGGTCTCGCTGCTCGGGTGTGAGGTTCAGGGTGGAGTTCGCCGCGTTGACGTACGTCTTCAGAAACCACCGGACGAAGTCGGTCTTCGTCGCTTCCGGGCTGGGGGCGTCGGGCTTCTTCTTGTCGATACCGCCTTCCGGGAGGCCGGACCACGTCAGGTCGTAGTTTGATGCGCGGTACGCCTTGGTGGCATCGGCGGTATCGGCGTTCTGCTGCTCGTAAGCCTCGCCAACGAGGCGTCGGGCGAACTCATTACGAACCATGCTGCGGATCTTGTTACGAAGGTCGCCCATAATACTTTGTCTCTCGTGTTTCCAGGTGTTTGCTAGTGTGTAACTATGCCGTGTCAGTGGTAGCGCTCAGAGACAGCAGACAGCTTAACCCACTCCTGGGTGGATGTCAAGCCAATTACGCGGACCACGCATGGGCCATCTGGCATGTGTGTTGCAGACCGTTTGTCGTTGCACATACCTTCACTAAGTTCTCGATCCATGACATATGCCCATGCGTCGACGGTCCGGTCTTGTGCGAGGCCGTTCGCCAAAACAAGCACCGGTACACGAACGCGCGTATACATTACGCCGTTGCCTTCCAAAAGGTCGATACGTGCCATTGTTTCTGGGCCGACCGCGTACAGCTCGCCCTTGATCCGAAATTGACCGCCGGTCAGCATCGCCGCATATGACGACCCGATCCCAACAAGCTCATAGGCCGCGTTGAGTGTGTATGCAGCATGGGAGATAAGCTCAGAATCGTCACGCATGAACACGTGATTGTTACGGAAGCCGCTTTTCAGCGTTCCATACACAAACACGTGCTCACGTACGTTCTCGGATGGGTAAGGACAACAAGCGCGAATATCGTGTGCCCAGGCCCCTACGTGTGGCTGGTCTGGTATTGTGACAGCCGGTTGTTCCTGGCCGGTGTGAAGAATTGGCTGTGGTGATTTATTAACACGTGCTAAGGCTGTTGGAGGCGTTTTCATGACATTGTCCCTGTGGTATTGTGCATGATGCCACAATGGCGAGATAAAGTCAAGCCACGATAATGAGCGCGTCAGTCGTTCAAGAGCTGCTTGCCACCGGCCTCCAGTCTGGCGGCTTCAAGCTCGGTAGCTGACTCAGTATCGACCCCGGTGACGGTCGCGTGTGTATCCGAGCGCATGATGTAGCACGCATCAAACAACGCGTCAACGTACTCGGAGTATTTCGGATTACGCAACACCTCGGAGCCAAAGTCAGATTTGCGGAACTTCACTTCCTCGATCACTTCGCCCGTGCTGTTATCCGCAATGGTGAACGTGTTCCATGCGCCGGTCTCAAGTGAGACGCGACGACTGTTGTCTTTACCAGCTAGCACTGGATCTTTAGACTCGCGGCAATAACGGGCAATCTCTGTGAGGACATGCTCGTCCTCGTAAATGCCTTTGCCGAAGTGGATCTCAAAACCAATCTGTCTCCATGGTCGGGCGACCTTGTTCTTGATGGTCTTCACTTCCACCTCGATGCCAATTACGGCTTCCTTGCCGTTAATGGTTTTCTTGAGTTGCTGACCGCCAGTTATTTTAAGCCTCACTGACGCGTGATACGGGATTGCCATGCCCCCGGAAGTCGTCAGCGGGTCTCCGTACATCACACCTATTTTAGTTCTTTGTTGATTTAACAACACCAAACATATGTTTTTATCACCAATTACGTGTGTAATCTTTCGGAATCCCTTGCTAAGCACCCTTGCTGCAAGACCGATCGTGTTCTGGTCATAATCACCTTCGATCTCAGCCTTCGGAGCACTAGCAGCAATAGAGTCCCAAACGATCAGAACCGGAATGTCTGACTTAAGGTTTCTAGCCTTCTCGATCGTGCTCTCTATAACCTTGAAGATCTCTTCCATGCACGTTTCTTGGACAAACATGAACCTTCGTCGAATGTCAATTCCAAGCCCGTGAAGGTTGTCAACGGACGTTGCGTTTTCCGTATCGACGTATACGACAATCCCACCAAGTTGCTGGGTGGCCTTGCACATTTCGTATGCCAAGTGCGTTTTACCAACGCTTGGAGGCCCTTGGACTTCTATAATCCTGCCTTCTGGCAGGCCACCACCACGCCTGTTGGCAATGATGTAGTCGAGCTGCCGCGAACCAGTCCCGATCCAGCGCTTGACGTTTGTTGGCGCATCGTCTTCGGACAGGTTGAACGCAATCCGGGACCCAGACTCCTTGTTGGTTTGCTTGATCAGGTCTTTGACGAAGTCGTCTTCCCCCGCATCATCGTGTGTATATACCGGCTTTTTTGTCGCCGCAGCTTGAGGCTTGCTGTTGGTCACTACTGCTGTTGCTTTTGACTGTGCTTGTGGTTGTTGTGGTTTTGCCATGGCTGTGTTGTGTCATCCGGCGATAAGAGAGCGTGTGCTCTTTGTCGCTTAAGCGATGATAGCCTACAGTTTATCGACAATCAAGCCTCAAGTCTTCCAACTTCGATGAAGATCAGCGGCGCGTTCTTGGCTGCGGCCAAGCCTATCGTCAATGCTAACACGACAAGCATGATCCACAACACGACCCAAACCTCTTCGGGTATGATTGGTTGGTGTTTCACCGCGATGACTTGTTAGTGATGATGAACAAAAGGAAAGGGGAAGAACAGCCAAACTTGTTCTTCCCCTTTCGCCTGCTTGGGTTGTGTTGGTGTGTGTTTGCTCAGCCGTTGATCAGGCCAGCGAACGCGTCGTTCAAACCGGCCTCGGTAGCGGTCTTGGTGTCCGGACCGGACCGGCTTGCAGTATGGTCTGTGCCAGCCTCGCTGTCGTCGGTTGTGGACCCGCCACTGGCCAGCCGCTCAACGAAGTTCTCCAGCATGTCAACGAGCTCGGCTGGTTCCTTGCATTGCTGCTTGAACATCTCGGCAAGGTTGGGGATTGCCGCGATCCACTTGTCTGCGTCTGCCTTGTTCTTAGACAGAGGAGTCGGCTTCTTCCGCGCCTTGAGGTCGATGGTCTTGCAGGCATTGCCCTTGTACATCTTGACCTTGCCAGACTTTTCATCGATTGTCGGGGTCACCGAGCACGTGAAGTCGTAGCCGCCGTCGAACGAGAGCATGTCCTCATCGACGTTGTCTTTGTGACAAAGAGTCTTGTAGATGTCGTCTCGGACTGACTGTGCGAACTCCCAGACTTGCGGGCCTTTGTTCTCGTCGCCACGGACAATAACGATGCCATAGAAGCGCTTCCTGGGCTGGAGGAACTTGGCAACCGCCCAGCCTTCCTTGGTCTTGCGCAGCTTCTCAAACTGCTCCTTGATTGGGTCTTCAAGGCCGAACCCGTACGGTGCCGGGGTGCGACGCTCAGAAAGTCCCTCATAGTAAAGGACTTCCAGGAAAGGTTCGCCGGTCTGTGTCTTCAGTGGAAGAAACCGTACGTCGTGCTCGCCGAGCGTCGGCTTCCAGTACGCGAGCTTCGTGCCATTGGCACTGTTGTTGTTTGTTCCCTTATCGGACTTGTTTGCGAGTGCTGCTTTGATTGCGTCGAGATACGTTGGCATGATGATGTGATTTACCTTTGACCTGTGTTGTTGTGATTGGCCGTGTTATGTTGAGCTATAGCTGCTGTAGACGGCATTTCAAGCGGCGGTGGTCACTCGCTCGCTTGAGATATAAATAGGTTACTGCGCCTTATTTCCGGTGTCAAGCGATCTGGGAAGCTGCGGTGCGACCACTGCCAAACATGCACGCGGCCCGAACTGCCTGTTGGAGAATGACAGCTTCCCACGGTTCGCCCGCTGTACCAAGATCAGGCCGACCTTTATCGTAGCCTATCGTAGAGATCGCGTACCACTCGTCGATGTCTAGCTTAACACCAATAGAAGCTAGTAGGTGGAGTGACATTTGTGACGATGGGATATGACCAAACTTCTCATTGATGTTGTACATCACACCCAGTTTTTCACGATGCCACTGGGAATCATTCTGGACGTAGAAGTCTTTGGGTTTGCTGCCTATAGTCCCTACCTTGCCAATGTCATGTAGTAGAGCGCACGTGAGGATCGACTCCACGCTGATGCGTCCGTCAACGCCGTATGCGCGAACCAACTTGGCCATGTTTTGAAGTACACGCAGCGAGTGTTCGACAAGCCCTCCGGGATATGCACACGTATATTCGATTCGTGTGGATGCTGGCGCGAGCATGATTCGTTGTGCTTCCGCGTCGATGAAGTCCATCAGCTTGCCGCGCTTGTCGGCGCTTAGCTTGGCTGCCTGTGCCCGGAACTGCTCGAAGTTCTTGAGAATGATCTGTTCTTCTGAAAGTGCCATGGTGTGTTGTTTGTTTCTCGGTGATTGTTTGTTACGGCCCAGCAAACAGCCTGTCGACTTTAAGTGCCAGTGAGGTGATAGGTTTGGACGAGCCTGCGAACGACGGAATGTCGCTAACGCCGATCTTAGCCAGTGAATAAACCAAAGGCAAGGAATCGGCTCGGACATCAAAGACTATCGCATCGTGTACAAGATAAATCGGGACAACGCGGTCCAAAGCGTCGATTGCCTCAAGGTATTTAACCATTGATAGGAAACCAATCATTGCAATATCAACAGCGGTGCTTTGAACATAATGGTTGATCAACAAGTTGTTGGAGACTGTGGCCACCGGTCTGCCGTACCCGTTCAGAATATACTTGCAATCGTTGTTAACCCACTCCTTTGTCAGACGCTCCAACAGCAAATCTGAACGAAAATACTCCTTTACCAGCGCAGCCAACCAACCAACGTCACGCGGCGGCAAGGATTTAGGCAACATCGCCTGGAGACGTGCCAGTCCAGCCCCATAAAGTTCCGACACAACGAGCTGCTTCATGTTGTCTCGACCGAGCAGTGTTTGCAAGTCTGGCCTGTTCTCTAGCACTCTATCAAGCAACGACTGGTATATGTCGATGTTTTCTTCCCCCTCCCCTCTCTCTTCTTGGTTATGTTCCACTAGCTGGTCCGTAGCATGTAAAAGTACCTTTGGTTCCAATGACTTAAAGTCCAAAGCGACCACCAAACCGGTATCTTGGTGAAAACGAGACACCAGAATCTTTCTATGGTCTTTCTGTAGATTAAGGATCCTTGGACCGGTCGAGCTCGTAGTAAGTCGGCCCGTTACAGACTTGATGCGCGAATAGTCCGGCACGTGCCGAGTAAACCCGTCTGGCCCTGGGCGGAACGTAAGCACATGGCCAGCCGTGTCTTCCTCGGCCAGCCTCTCGAACAAGCCCATATCACTCGTTATTCTTGCCGGTCTGAGAAACGAGAACAGCTCCTCGGTCGGCAAGTACACGTTCTGATAGTAGGACAGGTCGAGCTTGGACAAGAAATTGGTCTGGTATTTCTCCTGTTCCTCACAGAAGCTCCTATACGCCTTATACGGGAGCGCAAATTGCCAAGGCACCCGAGAGCCCACCAAGTCCGTCCGGATCGACTTAAAAGCATTCTGGAACGATCTAGGGGGTGCTGGCGGGTCGGGTAGGAGGTAGAGCTTCCGTATGGTGTCATTGTCGTTGACCATCGTGACTTAATCTGAGCACGGGGGGCACGACAATGACAAGTGAACAGGTTGGTCTGGCTTAGTTTTGTTGATTTCTGTTATTGGTGTTTGAACTAACAATTGCATTTAGAGTTGTTTGTGCATTGTTAAGTTGGCCTATCAAGTTTCTGTATTGGCCGAACGCGTCCGTGGCGGTGAGCTTGACTGTTGTCTCAAATGTTCCAGGCTCAATCTTATGACTAAGGCCCGTGACGTAATAGATGTTGTCAGCGGTCGTGTTGGTGTTGAAGTCCATGAACAGTTCTTGGCTATATCGGACAAACGGACAACCGAGTGCGGTGACTGACAGCTCGACCGGGTACACGCTCAGCGGAACTCCACCGGGCTGCTCGCCGTTTGCATCAACCGGATCGCCGTTCAGGCTCCTTTGCATGTTTATTGTGGCAAGCAACGCGTTTTGCATTGTCGACAGGTTTGCTGCCTTGACAGTCGATCCCATACACCCGTAGATGATGTGCGGCACATACTGCATGACAAGTTCTTTGAGCCGCTTTGGACCGCCAACAAATCGATACTGAGAGCCATTGGTTCCTTGTACGGCCTCTATCAACCCGGTGGCGCGAGCGTGTTCTGTTATTGCGGCGTGTATCTCTCGCCAGTTGTCACGCAGGACATGACGAGGCACGCCAGTAGCTCCTGCGGCCCTGTTCTGTTCCTCTTGTGCTATCCGTGACTGGTCATCTCCTGGGTATGCAGACAGGTTTGACAGGAGATTGTCGGTCGATAGTGATAGCAGCTCACGCAATGTGTTGTTTGGCGAGCATGCCTTGTCGTATATGTGCAACTTCAGAATAGACTTGGTCTCGTCGGTCGCATGTGGGACGGCCTCGATGTCCAGGGTGATTTGCGGCATCACAAAGTCGGGTGACTGGCCGATGTTGGCTGCGCGCATAATACGCTGCATGTTCCTGTTGAACTCGTCGCCGTTTGTTCTCGCCACCAGCTCATCAGAAGTCGTCGATGGCCGGTACAGGCCATTGATTCCATAGGCTGGATTCATTGGGTCATCTATCATCCTGCTGGCAATAAACGAGACGAACTCGGTTACTGACAAGTCGACAGTGCGGCTAGAGTTTTCAAGCCTGAGCCGAGAGTATTCACGCGCAAAGAAGTCCGTGTAAACTGGAAACTGGCTAATGTTGCAATGGCTCATCGGGCCAGCTTTGGTATTGAAGTTGTAGAAGTACGTTTGCACCTCATCAAACTTGAACCCGTCCGCGTTTTTCACTTTAGCAAGCGGCTTCGCAACCAACGCCATGATAAGCGACCCTAGTGATATCACAGACCCATCTGATACTATTCCTCTACTGGAGACTCTCCCAGAAGCCGAGCGTGTCTGTGCTGGTGTGGCAACAACTTGGCCGTTTGCTGTGCTGGCGTCTCTTCGTATACCGCTTTGTCGACGCTTTAGTGTTCCATTGGCCTCCAACAGCATCGAACGTGGAACAGATGGCATTTCGCGCAAGAAGATGTCTCTTGCAAGCGGGTCGGACGACGGCTGGCCATCCGTGTCTCGGTTGATCATCGATATCGCCGTGCTAACGTCGTTGTTAATTGTGCTTTGAATAATACCGATTCTGGAGTTTGGCGACACGGAGTTGCTGCTTGTGCCTACAAGCTCATCTAGTCGTGCCTTAAGCTGCTGCGCCTGTCTTCTAACGGCCGGAGAACTGTCGCCGCTGATGCGTTGAGTTAACGTTCGCCTTAGTTGAGCCAATGACGTAAACAGTTCAGGCGTCAGTATCAGGTAGCTGGTTGCATCACCGGCCGCTGTTAGCATTTGTTGCCCACGAATCTCTCTGCGGTGCGAGCTGTTTGAGTTTGATTCACTACTGGTGTTGTTGCCTGATCTCTGCCGTGTCCCAAACACCTGATCGGACAACGCGTTGATCTCACGGCTCAGTCTCTCGACGGCACGAATATATTCTCTAACCTGCGGCTGGTTCCCCGTAATAGACAACTCTGTCATCTCGGATGATCCGCGAGTAGCCAAGTTCAGGGTGATGTTTACTTGACCAACCTCATCAAAGTTGAAGGACGAGTTGACGATGTTATATTGCTCCTTGACACGCGTAAGATTTAGCAGGTCAGCATATGGGTTGCCAACATCCAAGCCATCTGGGTGTGACCATCCATACTCTACTTCAACAAACGAGCTGCCATACCGATCAGGCTTGACAAAGTCAGCGAACTCCCCAAGTCTGCTGCGGTCATGCAGGGTCATTTCCAACTTGGCGGTCTTGGTTGATATAAGACCAACAGCACTACGAACCTCAACATCGAAGTTCTTGATTGAGGCAAGTGGCCTGAACGGATCAATTACTGGGGCAAGGTAGTTTCCTTGTTGTTTGTTAGCAGATGGGTTAACGAGCGTCTGTGGCGCAGTGAACAGCTCTAATCCTGTCAGTGAGTAGCTGCTAAACTCCTGGTCGGTTTGACCGAACAGGGATGCTGTGACTTGGTTTGCTAACCCGATTGCGCGCACTGGCATGTCGGTAGCATTATCTGGGGAGACTGTCCTGGCGCCCTCAAGGAACTTTTGCAGCGATATTGCGCCGAGCTTGCCGTTCTGGAACACCTGCCGTGACGAGTAAACCTTGAGGTTCAGGACCGGTATTGCTCTGGTGAGTTCAATCGCCGGAAACGCGTTGAAGAACACCGTCAAAAGCTCGGCGTTCTTGTTTCCCGGTACGATCATTGGGTGTTCTACCCGAAACACGCTCAGCCGCTGCTTGGCCGCTTGTTCATCGGCGCTGTTCCCAAACCCAATCACTCCCAGGTTATCGTACAGGACTCTCGTACCCAACGCGGCGCTGCTGTCGGCCACCGATGCCGCCACCGGGGTCCTGACTGTGTTGCAGTAGTGCAGCTTGGCACACCTTGCCAGCTTTATGAGCTTGTTCCGGTCACCGCGAGCATCGCGTACCTTGGCTGCCAAGAGCTCTAAAATCGACCCAGCTCCAGTAATCGCAAATCGAGAACCTTCGCCGGAGTCCAGCAGCAGCTCAAACACATCTTGCAGCTCTGGGTCTGCGCGTATACCAAGACGGCTCCTAACAACTTGAGGGCCGTTGGCAGTAGTCGGTGTCAGCGGTACTTGGGCTGCCTCCGTTTGGCCTACGGCCTGTGCAAAAGCCAACGCCTCTGCGATGTTTTCGGGTGTTGCGAACCCAAAATACCTTGCCAAGTCGGACTTGATCCTGCCAAGTCGAGCTGACTTTTGTTCGCGTGTTAGCTTGCTGTCGATGCTTAGCATGAGGATTTCAGCCGAGATACCTCAGTGACTGCTCCAGGTCTGGGATCACAATTCTTGTGTTTGGCGGCGTTTGTGGCATCCAGCCTATCTCAGATGCCGCAGCAATCAGCCACCCATAGCGACCATCGTTGTAATACTGACCGGCCAACACGTCAAGCCTTATCGCCTCTTTCAGAAAGATCGTGGTGGTTTGTATTTTGCCTTCCTTGATGGCGCTGCGAATGTTGGCGATGGTGCTGCTGGTGCCGTACTGCTTGCCGAACGCAATTCTAGGAGTAACCGTATATCTGCTTACTGCGCTCATTGTCGACAACTACCTCTTCCGATTGAAGTATGGATTGACTTCTGGATCAAACCTGGATAGCAAGCTGCCGCGATAGTTTGGTGACTGTTCGCGTACGTCCCGACCGGTTGGCGCATAGAAGTTCGCATAGTGGCCCACGGGCCAAATTGGTGCTAGCATCATGCCGTTAGCGTCAAGACCGAGCGGTGCATCATGAATCACCGCCAGCCCGACTTGGACTGTCATAAACATAGGCGCCCTGTTTAGACGACTTGCGTCGGTTCCCCAGTTTCCCTTTGCCTCGCTATAATCAACCTTGAAAGACGTTACGACGCCAGCGAGCCCACGCCCAGCTGTCGACTTGAACGACTTTAAGATCGGATTTTTGTCATCGTCGTAGAATATCTCTGGCGTGAGGGCGCCGATGCCCACGGTACCATCTGCCGTGTCGTTGCTTGTACGCTGGCTTTCGGACTGTGCAGACGTATCTGACCTTTGCATCTCGCTCACAGTCTTTGATACATCGATCATGCCGCGAAACCCAGCACTCAACGACAATGAGATCGTGGGCTCGGCGCCGGACGGCCCCGTTATGACTTCTGAGCGCTGGTTACCATTAGGTCCAGGCGTGACAAGGCTTATTAATTGAAAGTTTGCTTTGTTCGATGTCGCGCTGACATCAACGAACCTCGCCAGGATACGCGCAGAGCTGTTGTTTGCAGTGATCTGTCGCCTCGATGGTCCAGCTCTAAACCTGCGCAGCTGGCTGGCAATCGGCCGAATGTTCAAGTAAACACGTGGATCTGGGCCGGTGAACACGTCGGTTGGATTTATGGTCCTTGGCTCGGCCGAACTGTTGCTCTGGTTGGACGTGAACTGCACTTGTGGGTCTTGCAACGCCGCAACACGAAACGCCAGTGTGTTCTGCCCAGAGTTACCTTGTGATGCTGGTTGTGAGGTGTTCTCCGTCTGTGCTCCGGCGGTGCGCGGCTGATTTGGCTGCCTGGACGTGACGTTGTAGTCTGGGCGTGTTGATATACCAAACAGCCTAGCAACCGCCATTTTGCTATAGTTCGACTTAAACAGGTCACCCAGGCGCATGCGGACAACTGGAGTAGCACCTGGAATCTGCGAGTACGGCTGGGTGAACTTGATGTCCCCTACGTTGACTTCACGGCCACCTGTCCATTGTGGATAGATCAACATGGCCAGACGGTTCAGCTTATACCACATCGCCGCCATGTCATCTTCGTTTGTAGCTACCATCTTGAACGAAACGTTTACCGTTCTTGTAGTGCCTTTATAGATTTGCACCTTGTCGATACGCCCATATCCATCAGTGCTGTTGTAATCGACATTGAAGTCTTCTGAGGCATCTTCCAAGAACGCATGAAATGAAATCATCTCATTGGTGCGCAAGTCCTGAAAGTAAAACGGCATATAGTCTTGTTCGAGCTCGCGTTCAAACTTTGCAACGGACTCAGCATCCAATCTACCGTTTCGTATGGCAGCAGACCTTTGGTTGCTTGTCAGAAAGCCTGGGTCTTGCGCTCGCGATGGCAATGGGTAACCCATCCGGGCGCCTCCCATTGACTCGCTTAGTCCGGACATCAACAAAGAATCCACCGGCAACAGCATCGACGTGGCCGTCGATGCTCCCCATGCCATTCTACCATCACTCAGCCGTGACTTGGCTGCGTAGAATGCGCGCTGGTCCGGTAGGCTATCAACATATGACACATTAGAGCTGGCAGACACGTTGAATGATGGGTTGCCGTTCAGACTAGCATCTGTCTTTAGGTCGTCTTCCATCTTGATGCGATCACCAATCTGCATCAACAGGTCGACGAACTTAAGCATCTTGGTGCTTTTTATTCTGCGAACCAAGTTGCTGATACCAGCCAATGACGCGCCGCCAGTGAAGTCCGCTTGAGCGCTCTCAACAATGCTTATGCCACTGCGAAGGATCTCGCGAAGTATGACGTTCAGACGCCCGCTCTCCGTCAACACCTTAAGGCTTCCTCTGGCTGCTTGCTGTGACGGCGGCGTAGCTCTACCAGATAGTCCAGTGCCAAAACTAAAGCCAAAGAACTCCTCAATCCCTACGAGTAAGCAGCTGTCTGAATCGTGTAGCGTTGGCGAGAACAGAGATGTTATTCCTAGAGTCTGCGTAAGAATATCAAGGCCACCAACCTCCGATGTGGGAAATGCCGCCTTTGATACTGACACCACACCAAGCAACGACCTACGTTCATCCACCGACAGCTCGTTAAATGATGTGATGACCTCCGGGTTGTTGGAGCTGGCCGCACGAATTATTGCGCCAATGGAGCTAAGCAGTGCGTTAAACCCAAGCACCATCGCGACGGACACGGCAATCTGACCAAGTGGTATAAGCGAATCGAACTGCGAGAACTGGTTGTAGAAGCTACCGTGTGACTCCAGGTAATCGCTACTGTCGATGATGTTTGACTCGGAGCGTTTTTCAATTCCGTATAGCTTCTTGATCTCCCTGGCCGCTGAGAACCTGCCCATTGGCACTTTCTTGCCTAGCCGCTGCGGCGATGGTATGGCCATCCTAGCTTCGGCTTCGATGTCATCAGAAGAAGTGCCAGTATACTTGAAGTCTAAACCAGCATCACCCTGAACTGCATCGAACATCATGTTGATGGCGATGTTCTCAAGGTCGGTTACGGTTAGGTTGGCAGCCTTTACCGTGGACCCATCTAGGATTGGTTGCCCAGTGTAGCTCGATGACACGTATGCTCCGAGCTTGTTATAGAAAACCGATCCAAGCCTTAGAGTTCTGCCGACTTGGTCTGCCGGGCCAGTTGTGTCCGAGCTGCGCAGGTACTTGTTTGCGTCGTTATACCCAGAAGATTCAAGTTTTTCGGAGTCGACGATCTTGGAGTGTGCGCTATCTTGCCGCAACTCAACATTACGAACATAATTCGTAATGTTTTGTAGCTTTTGGTTTTTAACGGGGTCGTTTACACCAAGCTCGTTCTTGCTAGAGCCGAAGTTAACCCTGTCACCAGATCCAACCCCAACGAGCTGAAAACGTCTTGGATTGAACATGGTGGCCGGAGCCAGCGCAGCGTTTACTGCCTCGCTCGTTAGTCCGCTCGTGTTCAGATCCGGCTCTGCACTGACATATACGGGCTGTCTGTCGTCACCGGCAACAATTGGTATGGCTGTGTTGGCGGCGACCGCTTGCGTGGCCGTATAATCAACGTAAGCAGCCTTGATAGCATCCGCAACATCGACTCCGGCATTTACTTCCGGCGCTACTGGAACGTCTGGCCCTTTCTGAAAGTATATCGTTAAGCGCCGCCCAGAGCTAGAATCACCTGGGTCGGTCAGCAACGCTGGGTTAACAACTGGTGACGGCCTGCTCATCGTACCAGCTAACTAGCCGATTATCGTTTGGCGTTGGACGTGTCGACTGCCTTATAGGCAGTGAGAATGCTGTCAAAGTCTCCGAGCAGCCTCTCAATAAACATGGAGGCAGCGATCTTATCCTCGTCTGATAAATGGCTCAGGATGTCGGTCATGACCGACGAGCGCAGGACGGCCTCGCTGACTGAGATTGTCGCGTTGCTATCAGTCTCATTCTGATCACCGTTGGTGGTGCTGTGGTTGCAATCGGTCATTGTTGATTTATTACTCTTTCAGGTCTAGTTTACTGCGTTACTGGTTCAGTCCTGGGGTAGAACGACGTTGGTCTCAGTGTTCCGGGCCTGTTGCGTGCGCGAGGGGAGTTGGAATACTCAAACAGGGCCTGCTCAATGTCTGCCGCTGCAAGTTTGACGTTCACGTTCACCGTAACGTTAGCCGCAGCAGACTCCAGCCTTACGGTCCGGTCAGCACCCAACACTTCGCCAACACGGTCTAGTGATGCATCGATTGCATGCACGTTCAGGTTGGCAAGTTCTATTGATATTCTGTTATACTCAGAAACGAACGCCGATATCTGTTCTGTGAAGTTTGTGCGGAACGATTGCATGGCCGACTGTAGATTCAAACCAGTCAGCATGGAGCTGATCCTGGTGTTGCCAGTCGACAGCTCTCCGGAAGCCTCAACGGTACTTCTCACGATCGCACCTATCGATGCCAGCTTCGTAGTAACACGCCTATAGCTGTCCGGCATAGAGTCGGCAAATGACTGAATCAGCCCACCCGACTTGAACATGCTCTTGAAGTCTGAAGCCTCACGATGCTTGCTTTCGTCAAAGAGATACGACAACAAGCCGCTAGATCCAACCAGCGGACTAATCACGTTGTTGTATACATTGCCGCCAGCTCCTGTTTGTGCGGCAGAGCTGAGACTGGTTGCCGCATCAGACATGGACTTGACAGTTTCGAACAAGGTCTTTACTTTGTTGATTGTTCGCTCAAACCGCGTAGGCAATTGAGCAACGAATCGGTCTATTACTCCGTCGGCCTTGAACATGTCCAACAACCAACGCGCTTCCTGGTGCGCGTTTGGTCCCTGTGTGATAAAAAGATATGAGAGCAGGCCGTTTGGACCAACAAGTCTGTTCACCATCTCGGCCGGATTGACGTTTGGGCCGCTGCCAACGGCTGCCACTATCTCCGGTACTGTCTTCACAGCATTCAGCATCGCCGCCACTGTCTCAACGCCGGTTCGCACAACCCCGGCTTGGCTTGGTGTCATGTTGCGGAACGTGTCCGTTGCGAATGTGACCAGCCCTGCAACAACCTCTCGCATCTGGCCAAACATCTCAACCAATGCCCCAGAGTTGTTGATGTTCCCAGCCTGGACATCTCTCATCTGTTGTCCCGCCGCGGCCAGAGTCTGGGTTGCTTGGGTTGCGGCATTGACGTTACGTACAATCCGGTCTGTTCCGGTTCGAGATGCCTGGGAGGCGTTGTTGAACCCGGTTTGCAACGCGTTCGAAATTGTCTCTTGAGCTCTTTGGGCAGGACGTTCAATCTTTGCGAGGTCTGCTGCGACGACAGTGTTGACTGAGTGACCAAAGATCCTCTGGGCCGTGTTCCATACGTCCCTCATGGAGTTTATGAGGGACATGAACGGGTTGTGATCGTTCAACCATCCACCAAGTCGAAGCAAGTCGGCGCGTACAATATCCCACGACGTACGAATTGTCGTTATGCTGCCACGAAGGTCGCCCACAAACTCGTGCACGCCATCAGACACCCACCTGATCGATGCGCGTAGGTCATTGGCCGCCTCTTGCATTCCGGCACCTTCCAAGAACCCAGCAACAAGGTTGCCAATTCCAGTGATAACAGTGCTTCCTATAGACATCAAGGCCGGGACAACGGCAGCGGTAAGCCTACCGACCGCAGCCAGCCAGCGGGCCGGATCAAACAAGTAGCCTGCTACCAAGAACCCGACGGCAGTTGCACCATCAACGATCGCCTTGTACGCCTTGCCCATGTACAGGCCGATGTTGTTTGACAGTCTAGCGACAACCTCGTCGACTCGCTTCATTGCCTTGGCTGTCTTATCTGGGAACTGGTCAAACCCAACCGTCAAAGCTACGACCGAAGCCAACACTGCGGCAACCGCCGTAGATGTTAGAGAGAAGCTAGCAAAGGTGCTCTTTGCCACAGGGAACAGCGCCTTCCCGAGCGCAGTCGCAATCATGGCACCAGCTCCGCGTACGGCGGCCATGATTACAGCAGGGCCGAACATCGCCGCGATGAAATACTTGCCGACAAACTGACCGGCCTTTCTGAGAGGTGGCCCCAGCTTGTCTTCCAGTGCTTGCTGTACTCTCCTGTCGGATATAAACCCAACAACGGTATCCCACAGCTGCCCTAGAACCGGCCCCAGTTGTGACGCGGCATATTGGAACACTTCCTGGAACGTCGATGTGAGCTGGCTGCCCATGGTACCAGCGACGTTTGTTCCTGGTGCAAACAGCTCACGCAAGCCTTGTCTAATCCCACGTGGATTTAGAAGAACGGCCCTCACAGCATCAAGGGCCTTCTTTGTTCCGTCCCTAAGCTGCACAAGCAAGTACCTTGCCCCTTGAATTGCAAGGATCCCAATCGTCTTGAAGAACGTCTTGAACCCTTCCGCTGTCCTTCTGGCCGCTGGGGAGCCTTGAGTGAAGTAGTTGAGGAAGTTGGTTCTCATGTTTCGCATGAAAGTTCCAAGGGCACTGTCGCGTCTGTTCGGGTCGGACAAGGACGTGAAGAACTCCCGGAACTGTGCTTTTACCTGCGTCATCAGCGCACGATACCGTCGTGGATTGAACAGGTCTCGTACACCACCGAAGAACTCCTTAAATCCAGGGAACAGGTGCGCAAACATCCGGCCAACTTCCCGGCCAGACATAAAGATCACCCTCATGGACTGTTGAATGGCGCGGACTGCTCCGCGGAACTCACGCGACCACATGATGCCCTGTTTGAAACCACGAATGAATATGTCGAAGAAGCTGCCTTGCAGCGGGCTGCCAGACATCACCAGCAACTTGATAGATTTTGCTACCTGTTGCAACGCTTGCACCTGAGTCATTTGCTGGCGCTGCGATCGACGCATCTGAGCGTCTAGTTGCGCACCAGACAAGGCCCTGTTGCGTTGAGCAAACGCAATCCTCGTTTCCTCTTCGGACATGCCGCTTAGGTTTGCAAGGTGTCGACGCTCTGCAATGGACATCTGGTCAATGTTGCGACCAGTGCGGAAGAACGCCTGACGAAGCATGTCAAGTCGTCTCGTCGGATCTTGCTCCCTCATCATTCTCATGGCGTCGATGTTCATGTTGAACGCCTCGGCCATACCAGCAGCGGACTGTGCTGCATCTTCAAAGTTGAGGTACTTGTCCATCACCTTCTTGAGAGCTTCGATTGATAAGCCCAAACGTCTTGCGTAGACGCTGGTTTTGATCATCGTGTCACGAGACATGACACCGAACGAGCCAAGGTCTTTAAGCATGGCGTTAACGTCCTTGCCTATCTCCTTGGAAGCGATGCCAAACTCCCTTTCGGCCATGGCCAAACCACGAATCATCCCGTTCATGGCCACTCTGATGCTCTCACCGCCGTTATCCGCGGCAAGCTGCATGGCACGGAACCCTTCACCGGTTATGTTGGCGCCCTTCGCAAGCACTACAATTTCACGTGACATTCCACGTGAGTCTGCCGCGAACCGATTGAAAATCGGTCCCATCTCGGTAGCTATCTTCTGGAACTCCTTGAGCGCCGCGGCCAAACCTTCACGACCATAGCCGAACACGCGACCAAATGACAGTCCAGTGGCAGAGAAGTTGCGCATGGACTCGTTCATTGAGCGAACAGACAAGCTCGTGCCAGTGGCTAGGTTACCGAACTCCTCTCTTAGCTCCTCCAGGGCGACTCTATAAGCGTCAACGCCACCGGTAGCAGCGCCCTGCATAAACTCCAAGAAAGCCCCAGGCATGCCAGCGACGACCTTGGCAATATCGACCAGCACACCTACCGCTGTGCGCCCCATCCTCCATATGTTCCCGAAGAAGTTCTTCGATATGTTGAAACCGGCCCGAAAGCCATTGGTCATCTCACTAAGCGTAACAACCACAGTACCAAACACGCCTGAGGCGACCTTACCGAACGTATTGACAAGTCCAGTCGACTTTTCAACGGTCTTGCCGACGTTGGTCATTGACTCGGCCAGTGACTCTGATTCGGAGAGCGACTTTTCCAATGCCTCGTTGAGTGCTTCGCCGTTAAACGACCGGTTTCTGATGTCGTCCGTCGTAAGCTCTTGGACCTTTTTAATGGCTTCGCTCAGTTGGAGCTGCGTCTTGAGCGACTCGGTCTGTTTGTCCAGAATGTCGGCCATTTGCGACATGGCCTGGACCAACCCTTGAGCAATCTTCAGGTTGTCAACGGTGGGCGTTGTGTTTGTTGCCATGACGTGCTGTGCTTAGGCCGCTCCTACTTACCGTAAGTATCAAAACTGGCAAAGGTCGTAAAAACCATGGCTTCAGACCGCAACAGCGATGACGACATTGACGCCATGGCTGATAAACTCCTCAATGAGTTCTTGCAAATTCCAAGAGCGCCGAGTCCACTGGCGCTTGCTGGCGGGAACTATAAGCTAACAACGATCGGCAAGCTGTTCTTCGCAAGCCTGATCGCTAATATGATGACCGGCAAACGGTCGCCGTTCAAGGTGTCAGGAAGCCCGCACGACATCGAGTTGCTAAGCAGAGCTGTGCAGTCATCGAAGAGATTTCAGGACGAGATTCGACGCCCAGGTGCCACCGTGGACTCAGTTATACGCGCCATGGATCTTAAAAACGTTGACGCCAGTAACTTTTACGCTAGGTTTGGTGTAAAATGGCCACTCTGATGAAGATATTATGAGCTACAGTCCACAGAGCGTTGTTGTTACTGCTGAGCGAGTAAGGGATGTTACTTACGAAGTGCCGGTCGTTATTCAGTCCGTCAACGTCAAGACAGAGTTTGAACGGCTAGCAGCTTTGATCGCCGCACTTCAAACTCGTGTGACAGAACTTGAAAGACAACTTGGCTACTGAAAGCTGTGTACCAACCAATCATCAACACTACGAAAGATAGGGAGATATAACACATGAAAGTCGTAATCAACAGAAGCGGTGTTGTCGCGGAGTCAAACGGCCAGGATGCACTGGAAGTGCAAATGCCATCGGTAACAATAAACGGCGTTGACATCTTGAAAAGCATTGCGGCGATGAGCACAAAAATCAGCAAGTTGGAAGATGTCATCGACGAGCTTAAAGAGGCAGACCGGCGCCTCCGTTCGGCCGATGAGAAACTAAGGGCCGCTGATGCGGCATTGGCTTCTGGCACGGCGGCAGCGAGTGTCGCTAAGCTGGACGCGATCGAGACAAAGGTGGATAGCTTGATTGGCGTTGCCGCTGGTGGTGGGACTAAGTCTGGTGGGAAGAAGGGCGCCAACAACAAGGCGTCAGCACAAGACGAGTGACCCAACGCCTAGGCGTTGTACCAGTGATGCTTTTCCTCGTTGCCAAGAACCCAGTGCGCAAAACATCGCGGCTCGTAAGTTTCGGATCCGCCAACCAACACCTGACTCATTGATCTAGCAACCAGCTTACGGAACGTCATGGTGGCTTCTTGCTGGCACACAGCACACAAGCCAGTGAGTTTGTATATGTTGTTTGCCATACTCAATAGATGCGGCATGATGCCGAACGGCTCGCCGTCGCTGTCCATGTCAAGGCCCACAGCCACTATATCAACACCCATGAGCATATAGGCTTTGATCTGTTCATGCAAGGTGGTGAAGAAGTGTGCTTCTTCAATCAGAAGTAGGTCGACATCCTCAAGGTCTTCAAGTTTAACACACGCATCGACGTCGAGCACCAACACATCATGCCCGGTAACATCTTTGAGTGATACTCCGTCATGTGAGATAATGTCATCGTTGCTGTAGCGGTTGTCAATCTTGGGTTTTATGACCAGGACTCGTTTGCCATCTTCACAAGCAAGTTCCAGCTCCGCAATCAAGGAGCTGCTCTTGCCAGCGAACATCGGCCCGCAATACACGGTCAACTTGCCCGTGTTACGCATGTCCACCGGTAAGAACGATGCTGCATCGCTCGTCATGTTCCGACCTCTTTCGCTGAGACGTAGCGAAATTCAACAATCAAATCGGGTCCATCGATCACGTTCTGAATGATGGCATCTGAATACTCGACAGATCTTAGTAGCGAGCCACCCGTGTCATAGCGTCTGACAACGACCACTGCAAACCTAGCACCTTTGACGGCTTGCATCAGCGGGTTTGACAACGGATTTGTGACAAGAGGGCGGCTCAACACCAACGAGAGATATGGTGCAAGCTGTCGCGAACGCGCCGCATCAAACTCAAACAACTCACCAACTCCTGGTATGCCAATCGTATATCTGCCGTAGCTCATCGATGATTGCTTCTCTCTGTGTGTTATGGTTGGTGGTCACAAGGCAATTGTCAGGTAAACCGCTGGTGTGCACCGACGTTTGCGCCGACTTTTCTGAACTTACCGGTCAGCGACCTGGCTTCTGGTGTGTTGTGATGAGCGCCTTTTGTCTGGATGTTGTTGGAGCCAGAAGCCTTCTCAATCTCGGTCTCCACTCTCTTCAACAGCCAGCGGCGGTATGACAAAGGGAAACTGTAGAATGTCTGCCAGTCCATGCCGAAATAGTATCCAAGCAGGAAGAATGGCTCAAGTAATACCTTCTCTCTATCGGCCGAGGTTAGGCCAAAGAAACTCGACGCCGAGCTGTATCGGCATCACCTCCTCATGCTCACATGAGTTACACGCGAAGTTTGTCACAAGGCGAACACCCGGCTCTGAATTGTCAATCGTCTTTCGAAGAAGCAGCGAGTCTGCCGCTGGCATCAACTGACAGAACTGGGTGATGTAGCCCTTCTCCGTTCTGCCGTCAACCGAGATGATGGAATTGACCAGTTTTGTCGTAACGGCCGTTTCCGCCAAGAAACCAGACTTCTTGCGCGCTTCCATGTCACGCTGAATTGCCTCCTCTTCGCGCCCGGTCAAAAACTTGAACACGACCGTCTTCTTGGAACGCGGCAGGAACAGCTCGAAAGCATTCCTGTGTGGCGACACCTGTTGGAGCTTTTGCAGATCTAGTTCCCTGATTGGTAGACCCTGCAAGTCAACATCTCGATCAACTTCGGCTTCGCAGGCCGGACACTTGATCTTCATGCGCATTATAGAGTCGTAAGCCGTGATCCGTACCGCGATCATTAGTGCATCACGGTCGCCCGCAATCAGAGAGTTGACATCGATGTTCTTGTCCATAAGACAAGACTTAATGAGCTCTTGAATGACTGTGCCTTTGCGAAGGAACACCCTGTTCATGAGTATGTCCTCCTCTTTGGCCGTCATCGACTTGATGTCAACAAACTCGACGCCCTTGAGCGCCGGGTCTTCATACACGAGCCCACGTGATGGGAGTGGTACGGAAGCGACACCGAGATCGAATCCAAAGTCTTCTCTCGCCTTGTCGATGGCAGCGGCTTGAAACGTTTTCGTCGGAATGCCACCGGTATCGGTTGGTACGTTACCGCTCGTGTTGAACACGGCAGAGTTACGCGATTGCCTGCTGTTGTCTTGGTCTGTTGAGTTTGCCATATGCCTTGCTATATGTTCCGAGGTGCTGTTGACCGGAGTATAGCTAGCAGCGATGGCTGTTTATAGACTGCTGTCGGTGAAGACCCAGCCGTTGATGGTTATTGGCTGTTCAGCTGAAGTGTCGGAAGGTCGCGATGTACGGTCGATGAAGTGCCAGTGACTGGCTTGCTTGCTGGCTTCTTTGGAGCATCGTCTGCTTTAAGCGACTGGTCTTCTGGGAGGTGTTTGAGTACGTTGGCGGCATGCACCACTGCCTCTATGAACTTTGAGTGCAGATCGGACATGGCTTGCGCATAAATCTGCTGGGCCTCATCCGGCATCTCGTCAGGATCGACGAGACCAAGCGTTTTTACCATGCTGTCCTCGAAACGTTTCGCGGCCGTCTGTGCTTCTATCGTTAGAGAACGAATTGCCTGAAACTTCTTGCCTTCTTTAAGAAGAATGATCTTCTTCTCAACCATCAAACTGACAAGCCTTTGTAGCTTTTCTTCTGTAAGTGCCATTGTGTTACCGTACCTTTAGGTATTTCAGCACGGACTCAAGCAATGCGGATGCATTGACCAGCTTGTCACGTACGTCTTCATCCCGTGCGTCTGTCGGGATCTCTGCTGACACAAGATCAGTGGTCATTGAAGCGAGCCCACTAACCACCTCAGGTGTTGATGTACTGACGCCGCTGTCGGAGCCTAGTGTGGTGGCATTGGCTGACATGCCAGGAAACAATCCGGCTTGCAGCGACTCTTCACTTGGCACTGTCTTATCCGGATCAATCACCGTGACAGAAGTGACATTTGGAGGTGTGCTGTCTTCGCAGCCACATTCTTGAAGCACGCCATTGTCGCCAGTCGTCTTGTGACCGTAAATTGCTCTGACCAATCTTCCAGTTCTCATTTTGTCTCGTTGGCTTTTGACAGTGTTAAATAGGTTTTCAGCGCCTCTTTAAGCTGCGGAGACACGGACGTTGATTTTGTTGTGCCCGTCGTCGAGGAGCGGCCCGTATAAGCCACCTGTTCCGTTTCTTTGACCCCACGCACCAGATTGGGTGGCTGATCATCGGAGGCCGCTACATAATCGATTAGGGCCTTTGCCGAGCCTCTTTTGGGACCCTGCAAGTCGGCGATCAACTCCTTCCTGATGTCAACGTCCGACTTTGTGGCGAGCTCCTTGGCCCGCTCCTCGGGCGACATGTCAGGGCTATCCTCGTCCTGACTTTCCTCTTTATCATCACTGGCTGGCGAATCACCGGTAATATCAGCTGGTTGCTGCATCGAGGCGGCATCCCCGGCAGCCTGATCGAGCATGCCCGGCGCTGGTGGAGGCTGTTGCTGTTCGGATAAATGGCCTATGTTTACCGTAGCTTTAGCCGAGCATGCGATGATTTTACCTAGAAACAGGTCTATTTCCTCCGAGATCAGTGACTTTAGGTCTTGTTTTGCCATGGTTTCTTACCTTACGGACGAGCTAGTGGAACATAACCAAGAAGAGGGGGAAGGGGGGCGAATAACTTGTCGACCACTTATTCACAGGCATACACGAAACAAAGCAGAATCGCGACACCAAGAAGTGCTCCGACGTAATCGGCGATCACTTCATCTGTTGACTTTTCGTTATCCATTATTGGCCTATATCCTTTCTAACACAATCATCTACAAGTTTTGACAGCCTGCTGCCAGCCACGGATAGCAGGTCTTCTATTCCAAAGTGTTTTGATGGAAGTGCTAGCAGCTGCTCGAACGTCAACCACTTGTAGTCGTCGCTCTCCCTGTCCGACAGTGTCGGCGTAAACTCGTTCTCTACTATGCCAATGTAGTTGTGGTACTCAAACGTACCGTTAGGCGGCCTGAACACGTAGAGCAGTTGCAGGTTGCCTTCGTTTGATATAGTCGCGCCGGACTCTTCTTGTACTTCTCGCTTAGCTGCTTGAAGCGGCGTTTCGCCAGCGTCTACTTTTCCACCTGGGGTGCACCATGTATGCGGCTCATTGACCCAAGCAGACCTTAAAAGCAACAGAAACCGGCAAGTTGACCGTGCAAAGAACAACACGCCAGCGCCCTGGTTGCCGTAGAAGCCTTCACTGTTGGTGTATTTTGCCATAACGATGATGTTACGCGTTGTTTTGAATGGTCTTCAGCGTCTTCTGAATCGCGATCCACTTCACGATCTCTTTATACTCTGGCTTTGACATGAATGATTCATCCATCAGATGACGCCGAATCATCTTCGGGAACGGCCATGTGAAGTAGTACAAGCTGGTAGACAGCTGCATCACGACCCAGTCGTAAACCTTTTCCATCTGTGCGTTGTTTAGCCGGTACATCTTGCGCGCAAACACGATCGACGTGCGGTAAGCGCGCAGCTCAAACCAGTAACGAAACGGCGCCGGAATTGGCGCAAGACACAGCAAAAACAACAGACACCACAGCATGTTTGTGTGCCAGAAAGCGCCCAGCGCCAGTAGTGCCATCGGCGCAAGTGATTGCGGGAACATGTACAAAAAGTTGTACAGGTACTTGTTCATTCGGCCTCGATCTATCACATGGATTGTTTCATGTGATAGAACATCTGTAAGTTCGCGATCATCTGGTGTGTCGAGCTTGGCATCTGGTGTTAGGATGTCAGTATCAATTACCGTGTAATACTGGCCCATAAACTTGGTGTTGATGCGCAATGCCGCAAACAACCACCCGGCAGCTCGCATAAGCCAAGAGGTGGATTTCTTACGGAAACACACGGCAGGATTATGCTTCCATGTTACGTTCATCAGATAGTCACTGACCATTTCTGGTAGCGTGTTAACCGATCTACTCGTGTCGCTCATGTTTGATAGTTGGCCTTTCCACCGTGGATGTTGCCAAATAAGTACAAGACCACTTGACGGCCGCTCGCCGCATGCTTACAACAGGTCGTAGCGCCAGTCGAGGCTTAAACAGCTGCAAAATTATAGATGCTTACCGCCGCGGCTGGTCTGGCAATCAACACCACAAGAGAAAGAGAGAAGAAATATGCCGTTTGTAGACCCGTTCAACAGTATTCTGCGTCTGACCGCCAGTCGGCTGCGTGCTACGCCCGGCCAAACACTAACGTCATTGATCGATGATGCGGCGGTCGCTGCGGTTGGCCGTGGCAGTCAGTTTATGAGTTACACAATGACTGTAAATGACCATGGCGTCGCGACGATACGCTGCGTTGTTCCAGGCGTTGGGCGCGAGGACATACAGCTCGTGGCTCACGAGAATGGCGTGCTGTCAATTACACTTCACGGTAAAACCGAATACCGAGTCGAATTTGACAGTCACAACTTCAATCATAAGCAGACCACGGCAGAGTGCAAGAATGGCATTCTAACAGTGACATTGCAGCCAGTGTCGCAAGCATCAGATACGGGCTTTGTTGTGCCGGTTGGCTGATATCAGTTGCAACAGCAAAAGAGAAAGGGCGGCAGCCGCCCTTTCTCTTTTATCAGAGCATTGAAGCTGTCGGCCTACGCGGCCCGCTTGACCGTCTTGTCCTTGGACATCTGCACGACCAGATCACCGGGCCGGGGGGCGCTCATCGTTCCACTCTCAGTAATCAACCAGAGGACGCGCGTCCCGTTCACGGCACTCATCTTGGGCGCATAACCGTCCGTGAAGATGATGGCCGCACTGTACTTCTTCCGGTTTTCCGGACGGTTCAGGAAGTTTGCCACCGCGTCGAAGTCAGTGCCGCCGCAGCGCGTACGCTCCCACTTGAAGTTCTGCCCGTTCTGAACGGACTGGAACGAGCTCATGTCGATCTCCGTGTCGAAGTTGACGATGTCGATCTTGGAGTGCTTGCTGCATGCAAAACCCTCTGCAAGCCCACGCTGCACGTCATCATCACCGACAGACCCGGACTGGTCGATGAACCAGATCACGTTCGCGAACGTCGAGCGCTTGGGTCCCGGCATCAGGTACGGGGCGCGCTTGTTGATCCGCTTCATGCTCGACAGCCGCTCCATCGATCGCGTGCGACCGATAAACATCTTCAGAATTGCCTTCCAGTCGAGCTCGTGCTTCAGCAGGGCCTCGATCAGCCGCTGGGCCTGTGCAGGTACACAGCCCCACGATGCCCGGTTGTGGGCGTTATTGACCCCCCGCTCGATCATCGATCGCACGTGCTCCTTCAGAATGTCTCGAACCTCCTCCGGCACGTTGCCCCAACCGCTGTGGTCATCGACCGACCCGAGCTCAAACTCGTAGTCGCCGCCACCAGGAGGCGAATTCGCCTCGGCATACCGCATGAGCCGCTCCATGTACCAGTCGGCCGACTCAAGCAGCGGGAAGCTGACGATCAGGTCCGACAGTCCCTTGTCGTTGGTCTTTGGCGCCCGGCCAGGAAGCAGCGTCGCTTCCGGAAGCCTGTCCGCGCCGATCATCGAGTTGATCGCGAGGTCTGTGGCGACGTTCCACATCTTGGCCTGTCGCCGGTCCTCGACGTTACGTTCCGTCACGTGCATCAGTGCTACGTGCAGGAACTCATGGATGAAGATTCCGACCCGATGCTTGCTCGGCATGCGTCGAAGCCACTCGGGATTGTAGCCCATCCGAATGTTGGCATCCGTTCCAACGCGGATGTACGCGGTCTCACAGTTCCAGTCCTGCACCTTCGGGATTCGCAGGCTCAGTGGGCCTACGAAATGCTCGTTCTGCATCAGGTCAATGATCTCACGCTCGAAACAGTAGTCCTTGGGGTCGACGGCCGGGTCCGGCTTGAGCGGGCCTTCGGCCTCATCACTGGTGTTGCTGGTGTCACTGACGTTCTGTGCGGGTTCACTCATGGTGAAAAGCACCGTACCATCTGCGTGATTGAGAGTCAATGGGTATTCTGATCGGTTTGTATATCCGGTACAGTGGCATGTACCTTGCAATGCGCGCACGATTCAGCAACCGGTCGACATGCCCGGCTAGATTACCGCAAAACACCAATTGGTTCGGCCGTTTGAAAAATTGTCGGACATAATCCTTGACTGTCTCATGTCGGCCTGCTAGGGTGGCTTCACACAACGCGACGCCAACAACAGAGCGGCGACGCAGACGACCATAGCAGTCACACCACCGAGAGTAAAGACATGAGTTTCCTCGCTATCTCCCTTTCGTTCAAGAACACCCAGGAACTGCTCCGCCGCTTCTCCTCGCAGCGCGCCGTGATGCTCCGTGGCCGTCATGGCATCGGCAAGAGCGAGGGCGTCTATCAGGCTTCCGCGCAGCGGAAGGTGGACTTCTACAAGGACGCGGACAACTGCCGCCGCGTCTCGGAGGCGCTGCGTAACGACTCCGGGTTCAACCGGATGCTCGCGGCGTTCTGGAAGAAGAACGACAAGAACCCGGCCTACGCCGACCTGCCGCGCAACGTCTGGCACTATGACATGGGGCGCCCGGTCGTCGAGCGCCGCCTCTCCCAGATGACGGAGGGCGACATCACGGGCCTGCCGTTCGAGGGCTGCCGCGGTGGCACCGTGTTCCGGTCGGTCGAGTGGCTCCTCGCGACCTGCGAGTTCCCGTGCACCCTCTTCCTCGACGAGCTCAACCGAGCGATCAAGGGGGTCGAGCAGGCGACCTTCCAGCTCGCTGACTCGAAGGCGTTCGATGGCAACCGGCTGCATGCCGATACCCAGGTGATCGTGGCGGTCAACCTCGGGGACGAGTACGACGTGCAGTCCATGGACCCTGCGGCGCTCAGCCGGTACGCCGTGATCGATCTTGCGCCGACGGTCGACGAGGCGATCGAATACTACGCGGAGAACTGCAACGGGGCGCTCTCGGAGTTCATCCGTGCCAATGCACGGTACCTTGAGGTTGAGGGCACGTCCGAGCCCAACAAGAAGACGCCCGATCGACGTGCGTGGTTCGCCCTGGACTCCGAGCTGACCGCCTCGGGCCTGTACAACACGCCAGAGTCCCCCGTGTTCCTGCACATGGCGGCTTCGATGGTTGGTTTTGAGGCCGCCGCGGCGTACCAGAACCACTGCAAGGACCGGGCCTCGGATATCACGGCCGAGGAGCTCCTCGCGAACCCGTGGTCCAAGACCGAGAAGCGGCTACCGAAGGACGACAGCAAGCGTCACCTCAAGTTTGTCGACCTGCACGGCAAGCTCGAACACCTCCTGAAGACGCACACGCTGTCTCCGGCCGAGGCCAAGAATCTTGCGGGGTTCGTGCTCGCAGCTCCCCCGGAGCTGCTGATGGTCCTGTGGAAGACCATCAACCTGAACAACAACATCGCCGTGATGCACTCCCACGTCGCCCAGCGGTACGTCGAGGTGCTCGGCAACCAGAGCGGTGCCAAGACCGGCTGAGTGTTTAACAGCCAGCAACCAGCTAACCAGCTGGCAACTAATCGACACACGACCAATAAATGAAAGGCCGGTGGGATTTAATCCCACCGGCCTTTCTGCGTTGTGCGTTTGACCATGTTGACTAAGGAATAACGGACACATATGCTACAAGCAGCATATGTCATCAATCCCATTGCCCGTAACTCCTCAGGTCATTCACGTTCATTCCATGTTCTCGCCATTCAAGGTCGGACTTCTCAAAGTACATGAGAATGCCCAGATGCCAACCCAGGCACACCCAGGCGATGCTGGGTTTGACCTGTACGCTGTGACCGAAACGACTATTGAACCAGGATCTGTTGAAGTTGTAAGGACCGGACTTCAACTGGCCAGCTGTCCATTGTCATTCAATGGCAACGCAGTATTCCTTGATATCAGGTCACGAAGCGGACTTGCAAGGAAGTCAGTGTTTACCGTGACCGGCACTGTGGATGTTGGATATAGGGGTGAGATCGGCGTTGTTCTGCTTAATGCCGGTAAAACGCCATACACGATCATGCCGGGTGATAGGATCGCACAGCTGGTCATTCAACTTATTCTAACGAACACATCTGACTGTACGGTCGCGTTTGTCGAAGCCACCGACGCCGACATGTCCTCATCGACACGTGGCACTAGCGGCTATGGGAGTACTGGGAAGTAATGTTGCTGCGTGAACTGGTTGATCTAAAGCCCGGTACCATGATACGCGGCCTGACAATAAAGCCAAGTCATCTAGGGCGCGTCGCGCACTTTTCTGTTGATGGGTGGGAGAACCAAAGCGAGGCGGTCGACTACATTCGGGCAGTGCACGTGGCAGAGCTCAGACTGTCAGACGACGACAAGCGGTACTTTGTATATACGGCCGCGCAGCTACGCAAGGAGTTGTTCACCACACACCCGTATGATCAGGAGCTGATAAAGAAGTACACCTTTCCGGAGAGCCCGGCAGCGTCAACCGTGGCGCGCTTTGACGTCGGCAAGAACATCGGAATGTACCTTGGCAGCTATTATCTTGCATATGACCCCGACTATGATAGCGACTGGACAATTGGCGTCAGTCTGCTGTTGGCAGACGGCCGTGTTGCCTACCTGCGAGGTACCGTCGATCAAGGCGGCAAGGATGACTATAGCGACGATGATGGAATCATCAATGCAACTAGTCTGAAATCATTTGGCAACCGACAGTTCCTGCTTCTTTAGAGCAAGAAGGCTTAAAGGCACAAACACAACATGATGGCAATACAAAACAGTATCTTGGTGGTTGACGGGCTTAACGTGTTCATGCGTCACTTTGCAGTCTCCGAAGCGGTTAATGCTGGTGGACAACTTGTTGGAGGCGCGACCGGGTTTATCAAGGCAATTGGAGCAGCGACAGAGCTGCTAAAGCCAGAGAAACTGTTTGTGGTGTGGGAACAAGGCGGACCATCTCAGAGGAGGAAGCACATATTCCCAGGCTATAAAGCCAACCGATCAACAAACAAGAAGATCAATGAGATGTATCGGAAGGACGGTAAGTACAAGGCTTCCTCCGACGAGAGCAACAAGATCTTCCAGTTGTCTCTGTGCGCGAAGGCTTTGAGCCATACGCCCGTGTGTCAGGTTTATGTCCCGGACACGGAAGCAGATGATGTGATTGCCTATATTGTGAAGCAGAAGTACCGGTCAGAGATGTTGGAGGGCAAACGGCGAACCAAGTTCGTTATGTCAAGCGACAAGGACTTCTACCAGCTGCTAGAAGATGACACGGTCAGAATATATGATCCTGCACGCAAGATCATCATAGACGCCGGTTGGGTGTTGGAAAACTTTGCCGCACACCCACGAAACATCACACTGGCGCGCGCTGTTGTTGGTGATCCGTCGGATAATCTGGACGGTGTTGACGGGATCGGGTTCAAAACGATTACGAGTCGATTTCAGGACCTGAAACGTGACGACGTGGACTTGGATACGTCCTGGTTGTTTGAGGCCGCAGAACGGGCGGCTAGGGGCCTTAGCGGCCGTGTTCCGAAGTGCTACGAGAGCATCAAGTCGTCCGCGGACATTATCGAACGCAACTGGAAGCTGATGTACCTGGACGCGTCAAGTCTAGCGGCAAACCAGATTGCCAAGATCAACTACAAGATCGACGAGCACGACAACAACAAGGTGTGCAACAGGCTTGACTATATCAAGGTGTTTGCCGCGGTGGATATTCCGGTTGATGCGGGTATCGATCGTTCATTCACTCAGCTCAAGAGATTGATGACCTTGTCGGAGTAGTTAACCACACCTCCTCTCAGCACATGCACTTGGCTTAGATAATCGCCCCTGGTATAACCACCAGGGGCGATTCTGTCTCTACTGTCCGACACATAGGCAACAAGACAAAACACCAAACAGCACCATGACAAACACCAACAACCAACCATCAGCATTGCAATCAACGGCCAGTGACATAATCAACGCAGACCAGCGACATAGCTCGACAGAAGTAATCGAGCCTTTCACTCACCTCGGCAGGTCTTTCCAGGAGAAAGTGCTCCAGGCGCTTCTCAACGACAGGCAGTGGGCATCATCATTTATCGAAGTGTTCAATGTCGATGAGTGCCTAGAGCCGCCGCATCTCAAGCTAATCGCTTACAAGTACATCAACTACTATCACACCTACAAGGAGTTCCCGACGATGGAGCTTATGGTGACGATATTGCGTGATGAGCTCAGTCACAAGAACGACCTTGTCATTCGTGAGCAGTGCGCGGCGTTTCTACAACGTACTATCAAGAACGAGAATGGCGCCGACCTTCCGTGGGTGAAGGATAAGGCATTCACGTTTTGTCGACAGCAACTACTAAAGAAAGCACTCTCTGAATCGGTTGATGTTATCTTGACCGACAAGTACGAGACCGTCATTGATATTATGAAGACAGCCATCTCGGCTGGTATGGCGGCTTCTCCGGGTCACGACTATGTCAACGACATTGATGCCCGTTACTCCGAGACGTTCAGGCATCCGATTCCAACGGGTATCGATCACCTCGATAACAAGAAGGTGCTTGCTGGTGGCCTTGGAGCTGGTGAGATCGGGATTGTGTGTGCGCCTACCGGTGGTGGTAAGTCTCACATTCTGACGCACTTTGGCGCGAACGCGCTGCTTCGTGGCAAGAACGTGTTTCACTATACCATGGAGTTGAATGAGCGTTATGTCGGTATCAGGTATGACTCACACCTTACAGACATCAACAGCTCGGACTGTTCGGAGTCTAAAGATCTGATCCGGGAATACTTCGCTTCCAACAGGGAACATCTTGGGCGTCTGATCATCAAGGAGTTTCCGCCGCGGTCGATTACATGCAGCAACATCAAGGCACATATTGAGAAGATGAGCTATCGCGGCATCAAGCCGGATATGATCATCGTTGACTATGCAGGTATCATCAGAAGTACCGAACGTTACGATCTTCCGCGGCTTGAAATGCAATATGTCATTCAAGAGCTCCGAAAGCTGGCCAAGGAGCTTGATGTGCCACTGTGGACTGCTCTCCAGAGCAACAAGGAAGGTGCAAAGAGTGAGATCGTTGACTCGACGAACCTCGCTGAGAGCTATGGGCAAGCCAGTGAGGCCGACTGCATCCTTGGCTTGCAACGCGTCAGCACACAGAAAGCAACCGGGCTTGGCACGCTGTTTGTAGCCAAGAACCGTTTTGGGATTGACGGCCTGAGCTTCAAGGTACACCTCGATACAGCACGAAGCAAAATGCGTGTGCTTAGTGATGCGGAGGTGGAAGACCTGCAAGGGTCCATGGAGGCTGAGCGTGAACAGATCCAACAGGACACCATCAGCAGGTTCCGTCAGGCAATCAAAGACAGCAAAGAAAAGCTGCACCTGACAGGTCTCGGTGCGGTTCGACAATAACAACATACGAAGCGAAGACGAAAAAAGAGCTAGGAGAAGAGATTGAAGATGGCAGCTGGTAGTAAAAACGTGATCGTAGACTATGAAACAGCCTTGGCTGAGACGACCAAGTACCTGAATGGCAATGAGCTGGGTGCCAAGGCGTTTGTTGGCAAGTACGCGATGAAGGATAACGGCGGCAATCTGCTTGAAGCAACGCCCGACGACATGCACCGGCGTATGGCGGCAGAGTTTGCCAGGATTGAATCGAAGTATGGCAATGCGCTGTCAGCTGACTCGATCTATCAGCGATTCCATAAGTTCAAAGAGCTTATTCCTCAAGGAAGCCCGATGGCTGGTATTGGAAATCCACACCAGCTCTTGTCGCTTGGCAACTGCTTTGTGATCCCGTCCTGCCAGGACTCGTACGGGTCTATTCTCAACACAGACCAGCGACAGGCGCAAATCATGAAACGTCGCGGAGGTGTTGGGCACGACATCTCCAACATCCGGCCACGTGGGCTACCAACGGCCAACGCCGCCAGCACCACCGATGGAATCGGCGTGTTCATGGAGCGGTTCTCGAACACGTGTCGCGAAGTGGCACAGGGCGGCAGGCGTGGAGCGCTAATGCTCACGATCTCATGCCACCACCCAGAAATCGAGACGTTCATCAACATCAAACGCGATCTCAAGAAGGTCACCGGAGCGAATATCTCCGTACGGTGGTCAGACGAGTTTCTTAACGCCATCGTGGAAGACCGGGACGTAGAGCTGCGCTGGCCAGTCAATAGCAAGACGCCAAAGATCACCAAGCGCGTTATCGCCAGGGATATATGGAAACAGTTCGTTCATGCTGCGTGGGACTCCGCCGAACCTGGAGCTCTGTTCTGGGACACGGTCACTTCCCAGACGCCGTCTGACTGTTACGCGGACGTTGGTTTTGAGTCAATATCAACGAACCCATGCCAGCCAGCATGGGCCACCGTCTTGACACCGGATGGCATCAGGACGCTCGGGCAAGTATCTGTTGGTGACACGATCTGGTCCGGTAAGCAATGGACCAAGATTATCAGGAAGGTTGCAACTGGCGTCAAGCCAGTTCATAGCTTTAGGACACATGCTGGTGTGTTCTATGGCACAAAGAACCATCGGGTTGTCTCGAACGGGGAAAAGGTCGAGGCGGGACTGGCAGAGTCGATTGATTCATCACAAGGAATGCCACCCGTTGCCAAGCCACTGAGTCTATGTGATTCTAGTGTCGCTTATGATGCTGCAACAGCACCACTGCACGCCGATTACAAGGCGAACTTGGAAGAGTTGCGCCAGCTCTTAATGGCATTGACTGACGCGTTCGGATATATTGCTAATGACCAAATCAGATTTGAGCACTGGAGTAGCGTTAAGCTGATTGAGCGCATTCAATTGATGCTGTCGGCCATTGGCATTGAATCTCACCAAACAACAGACTGCAATGGCGCCATTGATGTTCTACGCATCAATACACGACACGACCAGTTGTTGTTCAGTCAGCTCGTTGGGTTCACAGACCAAGACCAACAGAAGGCGCTAGGCGAGCTGTTGGAAAGGCCAGAGACAACGCTGCCCGAACACACACACGAGATCATTGAGGTTAAACCTGTCAGCAAAGAGGACGTGTTCGACATCACCGTTGATGCCCCAGAACACACATACTGGACCGGTGGATTGCTCGTGTCGAACTGCGGCGAAATAATTCTAGAAGCCTGGGGCGCGTGCAGGCTTCTACTGGTTAATTGTATGGGCTTTCTGAATGAGGGCGTGCCTCCAGAATCGCCTGATAGGTTTGACTTTCAAAAGTTCGCAGCTGCCTGTTATGATGCTCAGCGGCTGATGGACGACCTTGTTGACCTTGAGCTTGAAGCGATCGACAAGATCATTGCAAAGATCAAGAACGACCCAGAGGATGACGACACAAAGCAACCAGAGCTTAACCTGTGGACCAACATATCACGTGTCTGTGCTCAGGGAAGGCGCACCGGGCTTGGACTCACCGGAGTTGGTGACCTTGTGGCTGCCGTTGGTTTGCGCTACGGCAGTCAGGAGAGTATTGAGTATATCGATCGTCTATACAAGGTCATGGCTGTTAACGCGTTCAGGTCATCTGTGGATATGGCAATGCAACGCGGCTCGTTCCCGGTGTATGACTACGGCAAGGAGAAAGACCATCCATTTCTTACACGAGTGCTTGAGGCTAGTAACCAGTACGATTATCTTGGTCCGGTGTATCGCGATCGTTACTTGAAGTATGGCCGCAGGAACATCGCAGACACGACCACGCCACCAGCAGGCACTACATCGATGCTGGCTCTTGTGTCTGAGAAGCACAACATCCACGGAACAACTAGCGGTATTGAGCCAGCTTACCTGATCAGCTATAAGAGAAGGAAGAAAATCAATCCAAACGATGTCGATGCACGGGTCGACTATGTTGATGAGCTCGGAGACAAGTGGACCGAGTTCGAGGTTCGGCATGGTGGGTATGAGCGCTGGTGCAAGGAGCAACGAGAGTGTGGTGCCGCGGAGAACCTTATCTCCCCAGAGAACTCTCCTTACTGGAAGGCCACATCAGCAGACGTTGACTGGAAGATGTCCGTCGATCTACAGGCCGCAGCCCAGAAGTGGATTGCGCACAGCATCAGCAAGACGTGCAACCTTCCAAAAGACGCAACAGAAGAACTTGTTAGTGAGGTCTATCTGCGCGCATGGAAGAGTGGCTGTAAGGGGTTCACGGTCTATCGCGACGGCTCTCGCAGTGGCGTGCTGGTGTCCTCCACTGAGTCATCAACTGCCAACAAAGACAAGCAACAATCTTTTGGCAGCCTGATCAACCACGCAGCCAAACGTCCAAACGAGCTAGCGTGCGACGTTTACCACTCCACCGTGCAAGGTGAGAAGTGGACGATATTCGTTGGAAAGCTGGATGATCGACCATACGAGATCATGGGTGGGCTTAGCAAGTTCATCAAGATTCCGAAACGAGTCAAGGCCGGTAAGCTGTCCAAGCACAACGGCGACATAAATCCTGCGAGATACGACTTTCACTTCGACTATGAGGAATTGCCGGAGGATGAAATGGTGATCAGCGACGTTGGCAACATCTTTGAGAACCCGGTGCATTCCGGTTATACGAGAATGCTGTCCCTGTCGATGCGCCACGGCGTTCCGGTGCAGTTCATTGTTGAGCAGCTCACGAAAGCAGGTGATCGCGAGAGCGACCTGTTCTCGATCAGCAAGGTTCTGGCTCGGGTCCTGAAGAACTATATCGTCGATGGCACAAAAATCCAGTCAAACTCCAAGAAGTGCTCGGAGTGTGGCTCTAAGAGCCTAGCCTATAAGGACGGCTGCGTGCAGTGCCTTGACTGCGGCTACAGCCGCTGCTCATAAGCTCGCAAACACCAAACCTATTTACACGGCATGGCTGTTTCGCTGTGCCGCGTCCTTTACACAGAAGCCCTGTCCCCGAACTCTGATGGACTCGTTGAGTTGTACCACTACTCAACAACAGACTCCGATCAGATTCTCCTCGAACCGTTTCGCATCACAAACAATCCGAACGCATACAGTCGTCGCGAAGCTGAGCGGTCAAACGTTCCTAGGACGTTCTTTTATGTTGATCCATCACAAAAGGAAGTGTTCTTCACCGAACATTCCCACAAGCTGTACTCTGCTAAAGTACCGGCCGCTAGCATCTACAACCTCAAGCAAGACCCAGAAGGGCTAATTGAAGCTGCGCGCAACCAGTACGGTGTGATCGACTTCAACAAGCTACTGATGTCGATCTCTGGCTGGGAACGAGGCCCCAGTGGCAAGTATACCGATTATGTCAAGCGATCAGATGGCCATCGATATGATGGGTGTTATTACACGGCTGGTGGAATTGACATGGTGATCTGGTTTGAGCCAGTTATGGTTACGCGCGTTCCGGATGATATACGCAGGCAACTGGAGCTAGGTACTTAGGCTCATGAACACAATGCCAAAGTCAAAGCTCTCATCGATTATTCCATTCCTTGATGTGCTTGCCGCAAGAGAACAAGGTGGCAATAGAAAACAGCTGCACGAGGCCAGCCTGTCTCGCGTATGGCAACATTATATGTCCATGCGCAGTGGCGCCGCTAACTTCGCAATCTTTACGTCATGGCGCGCTAGCAATTCTACAGCAAAGAACAAGTCAGACCTTTTAGAGCTCAAGTCGACATTAAGATCACGTGGGCTCGGGTTCTTTAACCTTGAAGGTCACTGGCAAGAGTGCCAAGTGGTCGGTGTTCCGTATGATGACTGCCCGAAAGATCAGCTGATCGATACCACAGAACCAACGCTATTCGTGCCTGAAATTGACTTTGGCCTGTTCCGAGAGCTGCTGGTGAGATACAACCAGGACGCTGGTATTTTTGCTGGCAAGGAAACCGCAAACAAAGTGACGTTGTACTTTACGGTCGATGGTTCAACGGTAGCACTTGGGGCGTTCAGCCCGGACACGATCGCTCAAGCGTATAGTCGCGTTAAAGGTCGGCCGTTCGTGTTCATGGAATACAAGGCCAGCACTCGCTCTGAGCGGTTAGTTGAGTCGACATTTAACCGGTTGCGTTAGTGGACGCGTCGTTTCTCATAAGTTGTTTGTTTTGGATCGTGTGTCCTTCTACGTGGCCTAGATTCTTGTAATCAAACCCATCCAGCACACAAACCTTTTGTGTTGGAAAACTGCCGTGTGATGTCTGATAACACACTTGGCCAACTATCTCGGTAAACAGCGCTGGATATGAAGCTGGTGGGAACATCTTAAGGTGCGTGTTGTATGCCTTTAGTTCACCTTCTAGTGTGAACGGCTGGTTGGTTAAGATGTGTGTAAACCAATCATGCACGGCTCTGAATTTCCAATTCTGTTCTTTGGTAAACAGCGGGTGATCACTAAAATCTTTCATCACCTTCAGAACTTTTGTAGCTGCCACTTCCTGTTTCATTTGCTGCTGGGACGTATACGGATCTCCGTCAACAAACTCCACCTTCACCTTTGAACCAATCATTTTGAAGAACCGGTCGCATGCCGACAACATGGCTTGATATGCTGGCACAGCGCGTTCGTCATACTCGGGCGCTTTATCATATGCATCGGCAACGAGTCGTTTGTATTCATCCCAGTTGACAAGCTCTAGTTTCTCAGTGAACAGCAGTGTGCCTATCGCTATATGTGCTTTATCCTGCATGGTGTTTGGAATAGTTAGGGTTGGTTCATATATGGCCAATCGTTCAAAACACGCTGGGATCCTGGAGCAAGTTCTGTTTAGTGATGTCTCAGACATCACCAGCGACGAGGATGCGGCCCTGGACGAATATAACGCCCTCTCTGCTGGCAACGTTGTTGGTTATACGGCTCCGCTCGGATCTGGTGGTTTGCGGGCGTCTAAAAAGGGCCTGGAAGGCTTTTGGGGCAAACGAGACGCCAACAGGAAGGTCAAGACGGCCTCACTCAAGACGGAAGGCATGCACAAGCCAGACTTCGATGGACCTGCAATGCTTGGGTTGTGGGATGGGCTAGAAGATGAAGAGTCTGACGTGAAGACCGACTCGCCAAACCTTCACGGCAAGGACAGCCGCGACGGGTCGTTGGTGTAGCACCAACGATCAGATATCGGTTGTTTCACCAGTGGTGCTAGAAGAAGCCGCCGCCTTGGCAGCCCGCCGCGCTGCCGTCTGACGCTTAATAACGTTACGGATGTTGGTGGCCCTGATGTCGTTTAGGGCTTGCTTTGCCGTACCGACATCGATCTTCCGAATTACGTCGCGCAGCTTGACCGTTTCCTTTGAGATACCATTCCACAGGTAAGCGTAATCCTCTCCCAACTTCCTAATGGCTGTCACGTAGTCCGTTACACCACCAAGGTCGCCTTCCTTTTCACGCTTGATCCCAAGCCAGATCGCAGCCTGCATTGCATGAGGAGACACACCCGCTTCGTTCGCCAGCTCTGCGGTAACCCTCGCAACTTCCGCATATGCTCGCTCGCTACCAAGTAGGTTTTTCACCTCGGCAGGGTTCTTGCCCGGATAAAACACCCTGATCATCCAGGTGTCAACGACTACGTTGAACCAGTTGTTGTCAGTAGAGGCATATTCTGGATCGAGTAGGGTCAGCGCGTAGTTGGCGATCTTCAGCTTTCGGAAGAATGGTGATCTAGCGTCGAAGTTGCCCTTCCTGTCAAGGTCAACAGAGTTTGATATCATGTTGACGACGGTATTGGCATCGAGCCTGTTGTTGAACATCAGTGAGATGGCGCGAGATACGTTGCCAAATTTCGCAGGAAGGTTAATGATCTTGGCTGCGGCGGCTTGCTTGTAGAGCTCCAGTGAAGCGAACTGGCTAGCCATGGCGGTCTTTGTATCCATCGCCGCGGCCTTTGGATCATCAACAAACCGCATGAGCAGCTCTGGCTGGTTCTTCATGTCGGACATAATCGCGTTAAACAGAAGCCCGGCCTCAATGAAGTTGCTGTAGATCTCGGTCTGCACTGACGTTGCGGCCAGCAAAAGAGAAAACAGGGCAAGCTCCTGCTCGTCATCAAATCCCTCCTGAAGCGTCTTGGCGGCGTCGTAATACCAGTTCTCGCCTTGCTTACCAGCCTTGTAGAACTTCCTTGCTAGCTCGATCGTTTCCGGGGCGATCGAAACGTCTTTAGAGTTCGCCCGTCCGGGTATCTTATAGCCTGCCTCCGTGACCGGAGCCAGTTCGTTTTCCAGTTCAGCGGCGGGGACAGATGTGGCCAAAGGCGCAATTCCCAGTTTGGCCAGTGATCGATTGATACCGGCAACCTGCTCATCAGACAAATGAGTTGCACCGGCCATGAGGTCTATTTCTTGCTCAAACAACAGTTTTGTTAGAGTGGTGAATGATGGTGTTGACGTCATTGTTGCTTTCTTCATGTTGATTTATTGGTCTAAGTAGCCAAGTTTCATGTGTTACGGATCTGAGGTATATACAGGTTGTTGAAGTGCAGCTGGCCTGCTTCGTCGACCTTGTCGAGTATATCCTTGTTGGTTACGCCGTAGAGCTTGGCCAGCTCATCCACCATGTCAATCCCTCGACGCCACAACTTGGAGAAGTCACCAAGCTCTGTCTTTCCTGGCTTCTTTCTATAAGCGAAGAACGGGCCAATGTTATCACCATCGGCCTTGCTGACTCGATATAGCCGCTGCACGAAGTCTACGAAGTTGTTGTAAGCCTCATCGCCACTCTCAACCGTTTCGGAGTCCAGGTGGTTCTCCTCATATTCCCTGGCTGCAACACGTGCAGACGCCCCCCAGCCATTTAACACGGCAGGCATTGTTTCCTTGATGTCGATTACGCTGGATATGTTACCAAGCCATTCGCGCTCTACATCATCGCGCCTGAACATCTGGTTCCAAACGTTTCGGCTCCCTGCCGTAAGTCTGGTGTCTGATCTTAGATACGCCGGATAAATTGCCCCCATCAGCAGGTCATATAGCAGCGGACCATACTTGTCTGTCGCTGCCGTTGCATCAATCGCGTACAAGTCTGTTTGACGGCGTCTAGCCGTGATTGAGCCTATAATGGCCTTGTTGGCAAACAACCATTTCAAGTCCGTCAGACGACGTGCATTCTTTGGTTTGCTGCGCACAACAGAGATGAAATCGTCCACCTCATCAACAGACACAAGAGTCACTGTTATGTCTTCGGCGGGATTGTCATACGTGAACAGTATGGCCATCTCATTGTGCACAGCCTCAAACGACGTCCTGGCTGCTTCGGCATACAACACTCCAGCCAACGATACGTCGCCTTTTGGCGGCATGTCTTCATACAGTCTTGAGAAGTGGCCAAGCGTGCCAGTCATAAACATATCCAGAACTTCCTTGCGAGTGATGGGCCTAGTCTCTTGTGCCGTGATGATATCATTGACCATGTTTGATCCGATCTGGTAGAGCGGCGCAAACATCTCTGTCTTGTCAGCCGTCAGGCGATAAGCCCACATATGAGCAAAGTCCCTTGGGCCAAGGTTGTGGTTTTTTAGCCTTTTGAGCAATGTAAGGAATGCCTGCTCCGTTGACACATCGACATCAATCCCGGACCCGTGCAGGTCATTTTCTATTGCGTCAAACGCGTCCTCTGCTTTTATCAGGCCCCAATCACCAAGCCACTTACGTTCAATATCCTGACCGGCCTCAGACCGGTCATAATACTTGGCCCACACATTGGCGGCATCTGCCGAAAGACGATTGTCGCTGTGCAGCCAAGACCCGTTGTAGTTCTTGGCCAGCTTGTTCAGTAACATCTCATAAGCAAGTGGACCAAACTTGTTTGTTGCCGAGCTGTACTTTGCTTGGTATAGGTCGTTGTAGTGCTGGTCGATCATGAATCGGACCTGGGCCACAATAACACTGCGATCTATGTTCGACTGTCTGAGCACACCATGCACGCCCATGTCCTTCTGAACAGCATTGGTCGAACACAATATCACGGCGCCAGACGTGTCGCGGCTAGCCGGTGGCACCCACAAGGCACCGATGTTCTTTGATGATGCGTACTCCGGAGTTCGTGCGGCCTCGTCAACAACACCAGTCATGTCGCTATTGTTCCCAATGCCCATACGAAGCTCCCAGCCTTTTTCTAGTCGATGTTCTCGACACCAACCGCCTCGGACCTCAACAACGTTTTGCACGGCCCGTATAAACCTCCTAGGCGTCTTGTCGTGGGCTTTCAGGTGCAGCACTTCAACGGCCCGGTTGTTCTCGTCAAACCCTATGGCGTCCAGGTCAAATGGAACGTCTTTCATCCAGTAGCTTTGTCTTTTCGGACGGTCGTGTTTGAACAACATTCCGAACTTGTCGTTTGGAGGCGCCTTCCACCCCATGAACCCACGTGCCCTCTCAGCATCAGTGCTCAACACCCTGAGATTAATCAGTGGAACATAACCAAGAGAGGAGGAGAGATGCATAAGATATGGTTATGGCTAATCCTTGGTGGTTAAGTATCAAACGGTTGTTGCGCGCAGACAATAGAGAAGCAGGCGTGGCATCTCACAACGATCATCGCCCAGTCTTCACAGATCTGGCGCCGGGTGATATTGTCAAGTTCTCGCTGTCCAAAGGGATCTGCGCAGCGATGCAAAAACTGTCAGAATCAAACAGAAAGTATGACAATGATGTTATTGCACGATGCAGTGTGAGTGGCGTTGTGAAGGCGTTGTATCACGCCAAGCCATCAGGGCAACCGTACGTGGAACTGTTGTCGGTAGTAGTGTCAGGCGACACTGCCAGCAGGCGCGAGTACGTTGTGATGGCGCATGAGGTAACCGATATTTACCGGTATGCCCGCAAAGACACCTGAAGATATAGTGGCGTTTAATGAGTACGTTAGAAGTGTTGGTAGACCAGACTTTGAGGTACGCGTACTGGTAACCACCAAGAAAAACAGTATAATCTCCATACAGTTTGTCAGTCCAAGAGGCGAACTCCGTAATCAGCGCGGCGCGACAATACAAAGCTACTACGGTGCTTCTGCGGTCGACTTTCAGAGATACACAGACAACCCGGCCGGTGTTGGACGTTGGCACGAACCACAGTCAGACAAACCGCTGTTCCCTTGGGGCCAAATCAACATTGGCAAGGTGGCTGGCGTTTCTGGCAACTGCCGAGGAGCTTACGTTGTGCACGCATCTGATGCGGCCAAAGGGTATGGACCGATGCTTTACGACATGGCTTTGGCCGCGGCTGGCAAGGACGGCTTGATGCCAGACAGGCATCTCGTGTCGCAATATGCCGCTCGTGTCTGGTATCATTACTTCGGCAACCGGTCAGATGTGAAGACTTTACCGCTAGATCCCGATGGCAAGCTGACACCGGATGATCCGTCAGACGACTGCAAACCAAAGTATCACCTTGATCCAGACTGGAACGCCGAGCTTAAAGGTCCAAACAAGGACAAGTTCATGAGTGCGATGAACACCGTGTACTATGACAACGGAATCAAAACACTCGACAGGGTACGTGAGCTTGGCCTGCTACACCCGGCATCAGATGCTGTTGTTGGTAAAACGCTAAGCGAATGCAGCATGCGCGATGTTGTTAACGAAGAAGACTTGCAAGAACTCTACGAATCCATGCTCATTGAGGCCGGTTACAATCGCGAGCTTCTGAAAAGAATGGGCTACAAGTTCATTGGCAGGAACAAACGACTTGGCTCTGATACCTTTATTCATGCTCGCGATGATAACAGCCCAAGCTACCACAAAGACTTACAGAAGGCCGTCAACAATAACATCAACAAGGCCGGTTGGTTTGCTGGGTCTGGGTCGTCGCTCAAAGACCCTGCCGCAACCGGTATTTCACTACCAAAACGCATGAAGGGTTGACCTTCTATTAACTGGCGCGTAGTATGTCAGGCCATGGCATACAACAACGCAGACGAAACCTACTTCAACCTCATACGTGACGTGCTTGAGAATGGCACGAAAAGGTCTGACCGAACTGGTACTGGCACAACGAGCGTGTTTGGGCGGCAAGCACGGTACGACCTATCGAAAGGCTTCCCGATCCTCACAACCAAGAAAGTCCACTTTCACTCGGTCGTTGGAGAGCTTTTGTGGTTTTTGAAAGGCGACACGAACGTTAAATGGCTCCAACAGAACAAGATTACCATCTGGAACGAGTGGGCCGACAAGGACGGCAACCTGGGTCCTGTTTATGGGAAGCAGTGGAGAAAGTGGGCGGTTCCAAAGCCAGAGCCGAAGCCTGCAAAGTTCGAGCCCGTGTTCTTTGCAGACGGAACCAAGGCCGACATTGAGCTTCAAAGAGGTTCACAGTTTCAATTTTATAGTGACAGTAGCTGCATTTTACACGACAAGCCTTCAACGATCGACCAGATTGCCAACGTCATCGCGCAGATCAAATCAAACCCGGACTCTAGGCGCCTGGTTGTTACCGCATGGAACCCGGCAGACATCGACAAGTCAGCGCTGCCTCCGTGTCATATCTTGTTCCAGTTCTATGTCGACAATGGAAGACTATCATGCCACCTATACCAAAGAAGCTGTGATGCGTTTCTTGGTATGCCGTTCAACATAGCTTCATATGCACTGCTAACGCACATGATAGCACATGTCTGCGATCTTCAAGTCGGTGAGTTCGTTCACTCGTTTGGCGATTTGCACGTCTACAGCAACCACATGGAAATGATCAACACACAGCTAGCCAGAGAGCCGTACGCAATGCCCAAGCTCTGGTTGAATCCTGATATCAAGAGCATTGACTCGTTCGGGTTTGACGATATCCGGCTTGATGGGTACGCGTACCACCCAGCAATCAAGGCGAAGGTGGCAGTATGAGTAATGGATGGTCGGTGTTCAATAACGAACAACTGGAAGCGATGGAATCACTCAATCAACTCGCTCCAGGCGAGAAGTGTTATTGTGGTTGGCATAGACATGGCACATGCCCAAACTGTCCACCAGAATATACTGCGCAACACAAGCTCGATGCCAAGTGTGCTGAGTGCAGAAACTATCCGAACACAAGCATCTCATCGGAGACTATCACACAACATACGCTGTTCTAAGCGTAAGCGTCCGTGACATATTTATCAACATACAATGATGAGAATGTACAAGCTGTTGTTCGAGGCCGATCGGAAAACTTCATTAAATAAATCATTAGAAGAGGCCGATATACTATATCATGTTACAACAAAAAAACACTGGAATTCAATTAAACGTAACGGCTTGAAGATGGCAGTACCGCAAGACATGGAAGGTGAAGAAATCGGAGTTTATTTGTTCCGTAATATGAACGATGTCGAAGATGCTTTGATGAATTGGTTGGGTGATCGATTTGACGAAGATGAAGAATTGATCGTGATAAAGGTCAATGGGATCTATGTTGATACAGTATCATCCGACGCTGCCGATTACGAAGTGATTGCCAAAAACGACATACCAAAACAAGCTATTCTTGGTTATGAAACTATCTGACCTTCTATATCTCACAGAAGCCACCAGCCCGGCCATTGATCTTCAACCGGCATCATCTGGCTTTGTGCCACCAACCAAAACCATCAAGGCATACAAGCTGTTTAGGATCGATCCAAATCGACCTGGAGAGCTGTTTCCGCTGTTTGTCAACGCCAACAAGCCAGTGAAGCTAGGCGTATGGTATGAGGCAGAGGAAGGCAAGATGGTTACAACCAAGACCGGCAAGGCAGGTGTCAAGTCGACGTTGGGAACGTTAGCTTACCGGCCCGGCTGGCATGCCGGTGATTACCCAATGGCCACGCACATCGGCGGCAAGCTGAAAGATAACAAGCCAACCATCAGACCATCGACTCAGGTGTGGGCTGAGGTAGAGATGCCAGCAGATGTTGACTGGCAGACGGTCGCAAACAGTCGAGCCGAGAGAGTAAAAAAGGACAGCAAGTCGACCGGTCTTCGGAAGGGTGACATAAGGCCATCCACAGCTCACATCACAGACCAGATTCCACGTGGCGGTCACTACCGTTACAAAACCAATCCCAACATGACAGGAAACTGGATCATTGGTGGTGCGATGAAGGTGAACCGAGTGTTGACAGATGCGGAGGTTCAGAAGATCAATGCGGCTGGTGGATTTAGTGATCTTCCGAGGGAAGAACCGCTTGATCTAAAGCGGTATGGGTTTTGACAGTCAACCCAACTTAGCCTTCAAGGCATCAAAGTCAGCTTTTAGGGCTTGCTTCTCTTCTGGGGTCAGAGAACCGATGATGTTCCCAACGTTTCCAAGCAGTCCCTTGACCTTGGCTGCCCTGCCTTGCGCTGCTGGGCTTGCCATTTGTCCTGATGCCGACGGGGGCTGAGCCCCAGTTGCGATGGCAGGAGGCTGTTGTGCCTTAGCGGCGGCGTTTCTCACACCCTGCGCCACGGTCTTTGTGGCATCCCGAAACTGCTGAAGTGTTTCCTGTGCGTTCTCGTTAATTGGTGAGTACCTCTCAAGCAGCTCGCAAAAGGCGTTGCCTACGGCGACTTGGTACCTTGCTCGTTTCGCATTTTCCGACAGTAGGCGTATTGAGCGCTTGAATCCTTCGGCAACCGGAGCTGGTGGTGTTGCGGCTGGCGCAGGAGGAGTACCAGTAGAAGTAGTAGGAATGGCATCTCTTAAGTCCTTCGTGATGGCGTTGGCAATGTCTTGTGGTTTAAGACCGGCAGGGGCGGGGCTCCACTTAATACCAAGCAGCTTGATGCTCTTTCCGAGAGCGCCGAGCTTATCATAGTTTGTTGCGTTCAGCTCACGAAGGACATTGTTGCTTATCATGTTGACGATGGTGTTGAGCTGCTCGGCAGAAATTGTTGGCGATTCAATCTCTTCTATGTGTGCGTTGTAGATGGCCTCCATGTCTTCTGCGATGTTTGGAAACGCAGACATATATGCGCTCACTGTTGCGGCCTGTGACAGATATGCTTGAACTTGCCTTGGGTTGTTTGCCGCGAAAGCCGCCTCGGATGCCTTTTGCAACTTCCGGAGCTCTGAGCCCAGCTTCTTGTACAGCCCATAGTCGCTAGAAACGAACGCGTTTGTGATGGCGGCAAGGTTTGTCCTTACGCGTCGAATCACATCACGCAACGATGCGATTTGTTGAGGTGTGCCCTTGCCTTTGCCAAACAGTGCCTGTGCAAGCAGGTTGATGACGCCGCCACCGGCTGCCTTTGCCGCCTGCCCTGCTGCTCCTACAAGGCCCTGCTCCAGAAGCAGCTGCTCGGCCGCTGCATTACCAGCGGCCTCTTCTCTGATCACCTTCCGAATGGCTTTGACTGCCAGCTGCTTACGCTTATCCATGGATTTTTGGATTAAGTATGTGTATGCTCGAAGCGACCGCATGTTGTGGCACGACCACCAAGGAGAAGTATGAGCATATTTCAAATCGAAGCACGGAACCCGATTCTATCAAAGCCAACCATCACAGAGAACGGCGAGATAACGATCAATGCGCATGCCCCACACATCCTCTGTGTAAACAAGTTCAGTGAGGAGTCTGCCAAGGAGTTCCTGGAGGGGATGATCAACGCGCAGAACACTGGGCAAACAATCATTCCAGTTGTGATCGATTCATACGGAGGCGAGGTATATTCGCTTCTCAAGATGATCGACATCATCAGATCATCGCCAGTACCGGTTGCAACAATCTGCATGGGAAAGGCAATGTCTTGCGGTGCCATTCTTCTCTCATGTGGCGCTGATGGGCAGCGATATATTGCTCCGAGTGCAACGGTAATGGTGCACGATGCCGCATCATACGCGTTCGGTAAAGTGGAAGACATCAAGGTTGAAGCCAAGGAGATCACGAGGCTTAATGACCAGATCTACTCAATCCTTGATGAGAACTGCAAGCAAGCGCCAGGATATTTCAAGAAGCTGGTGCATGACAACAGCCATGCTGACCTTTACTTCAACGCAAACGACACGCTTAAGCATGGAATCGTAAACCATGTGCGCATTCCCAAAGCCAAGGTCGTGTTCGACGTTGCTATTGATTTCGGCTGATCTGGCCGTTTAACTCATCATCACACCGCAATGTCATCACCAACCATAACGGCAATAGCCGCGATGTCCAGTAACGGAATCATCGGCAACGGCGGCATAATCCCGTGGCGGCTACCATCGGACCTTAAACGTTTCAAGCGGCTAACAATGGGCTGCCCGGTCGTCATGGGCCGAAAAACGTACGAGTCGCTTGGCAAGCCACTCCCCGGCAGATTAAACGTCGTTTTAAGCCGATCTGGGGGCTTGAAATGCCCTGAAGGTGTCCTGGTATGCCAAACAATATCGGAGGCCCTAGAACGGGCGGCTAGGGGCCTTGGCGGGGATGTTTCGGAGCTGTTCGTGATCGGCGGTGAGGCGCTCTACCGGGAGTGCGTACTGATCGATGGCGGCATACCCTGCTCGAAAGTATACCTCACCATCATCGGCGCTGAAGCACAGGGAGATGCACGTTTTCCATACGACGAGCTCGTAAGCGACGTGCACGGATGGAAGATGATCGACTCGGAACCGCACGAAGACAAACAAGGCCAAATGCATACACAGCCAGAACTAGCCGGGCTACAATACACGTTCGGAACGTACGTACGAGGAAAGTAAAAAAGCAAATGACAACAAATACAAATAAACAAGACCGCAACGACAGCCCGGACATTGACAACGACTTGCGAGATGTGGCGCGCTACGCCGACCTCGGAAAAGAGATCGGTGAGCTGGTCGACCAAAAGAATGCCGCATACGGCAGCGCCTTTGACACGGTCGGCGAGTTCCTGAAACTCATGTACCCGACTGGCATTCTCCCAGAGCAGTATGTCGACAGTCTCGCAATTGTCAGGATCTTCGACAAGCTCAAGAGGATCGCCTCAATCAAGAACAACACGACCAAAGAACAGCTCGTCGATGCTTATAGCGACATTGCAGGCTATGGGTTGCTTGGATTGCGCAGGGCAAGGTCATGTAACTTTGGTGGCGCTCTGGTTGGCGCAGATGTTGAGGCTGAAACAGGAAAAGAAAAACTTCAACAGCCAAAACAGCAGCGGCCAAGTACCAGCACCAATAAAGAGAAGAGTGTTGATGATGGCGGTGACAAGGTCGCACTATCGTTGGCACTTGGAGAACTTAGCAGCGATGTTGTCATCAAGAACCTTTCCGAGCTCACAGCAGAGGAACGCAGCAGTGACAAATGGCTAGTGCTTTCCAAGAAGAGACTGACAGCACTGGTGAATGGTTCGTTTGAGCCAAACTGCACCCAACGGCGCGTTGTTCAGCGTCGTTATGAATCGCCGAACGAGCGTCAGGCCGATGAGAAACTGCAACAACTTATGCGGGATCGAGACGAGGCTATCGCCAAGGTAACCGTGGCTACGGATAAACAAACCAAGACGGACAATCAAGAGAAAGACAATTGTTCGGAATCGGTCAGAAAAATCATTGAAGATAGGCTGTCATTGTCCACATCATCCGAGGCGCCAGCAAAAACGTCCAAAGAACCAGCAATCGACAACGGCACTACCGGCAGCAATGGCGATATTGATGCGTTTATTGCGTTTCAGAAGTCTGAGCTTATCCCGGCCGGGATTACGGACTTGCCGGGCGCCAAGCTGCGGCTGCACGCCGTTTTGGAGGTTTTAACAAAGCATGTTGATGGCATTGGCGCTAATGACAATGATGCTCGTGCCCGGTTGCAACAGGTGAAATCATACCTCCGAGGGCTGGCATTTCTTGAGGCTAAGGAGGCTGAAAAGTATATCAACAGTGCCTATACTCGCTGGTCTGCGGCAGTCGGCGACGCGTCAACGCAAAAATCAGAGGAGCCCAAGCCGTGAAGGTAACCAAAGAAAAAGTTCTTGGTGTGCGTGGCGGTTGGGTTATCCGCGGCCGGATTGTAGAGTATTCTACAAAGAACGGCAAGGTCAACCGGCCCGAGCTTATGCTCGACAAGGTTGAGAACGACGAGGTTGGGTTCACAATGGAGGAACTGATCAACTTTCAGCGCGAACTACAACGTTTCGCTGATGAGGTATTATACCTCAAACCATGACACCATTCGAGACCCTGGGTATCAGTCCTGGGGCAACGCCAGAGGAAATCAAGTCGGCCTACCGCAAGAAGGTGTTCGAGCAACACCCAGACCGTAACCAGGGCGATCCAAAAGCCGAAGAGAAGCTGAAGGCCATCAACGAGGCATACGAGGCCATCAAGAGCGGCAAGGCTTCCCAGCGGCAACATCAAACATACCAGCATTATCACCAGCAGCAACCGACCTGGTCTGACGACGCCATGTTCGCTGAGCTGTTTAACAACCATGGCAACGGCGGCATACCATCAAACTGGAAGCGCACCGTTAACTGGCATGGTGGACGCAGAAGGTTTGATGTTGACGTAACGCTCAAGCTGGCCGAAACACTTCAAGCCCAGGAACGCGTAATCACAATCCAAGACGTTAAAATGCCATGTGCGGCATGCTTCGGTTCTGGCACAAGCAAGCAGTCATGTGCCAGTTGTAAAGATAGCTCTGATAACGACGCCAAGCAACGTTGTCCGTTGTGTAAGGGTAGCGGTCATCACTATGGCCAATGTCGCGACTGTCATGGGTCTGGCAACAAGACCGGTCCACAAACATTTCGGGTAAACATACCAAGAGGAATCATATTCCCATGCACACTCCAACAAAACACGCAGCATGGCATTCTGTTCGTCAACGTCTACGTTGATATTGGAGAGTATACAATAGGCAACGACGGCAGGTTGTTGCAGGACGTGTACTTGCCATATGAGACCGCGGTACTGGGCGGGTCACACAAGCTCGAACTAATTGATGGCACTTCTGTCAATGTAAAGGTACCACCTCTACGAAACAAGCAAATGATCAAGCTAGCAGGGAAAGGCGTTTACGCAGGCCCGGCAGCTAAAGAGAGGGGTGACTTGTACCTGGTAACGCACGTAGACATTCCGCAATCGCCGTCAGATGAGTACAAGACAACCGTCGCAGCGTTACGCAGCATTACAACACACTCATCAAAAGATGAAGGAGCCAACACAACACATGAACAAGCCAACATATCGCATTGACGACTCACTCGTAGCCCAGCTGGCCAAGCTGCTTCAGCTGGCTATCTTAACTGGCACACCGGTTGTCGACAACCTGCGTACGCTTGAAGTTGAGCTAGATGACGCGACCGGTTATGTGACCATGTCGGCCGAGTATAAGGCGGGGTTTGATAGCGCCATTAAGCGAATGCTCGACGAGGCCGAGCGAATCAGCACCGCAATGCAAAACACAGTCGCTGATGATGTCGGTTACGACAGTAGCAACTGATCCAACTACTATCCGATCACCATCTCACTCATCCCCGCTCTTGCTGGACGTTTGAGACATAATCCAGCGATCTAACAGGGACTTATAGAACCGCTTAGCTCGACGGGCAACGTTCTTGTTATTCTTTGCCAGATAGTTGAACATCGCCTGCACGCCATACGTGTCTTCGCTGTTTAGCGGGTCGAGTTCTGGCGTCTGGCGCATTCGGATTGCCAGCTCGTCCATCAACTCACTGTCTGATGAGCGCTTGCCGTCCTTGATTGCCCTCAGGACGAACAAGGCACGCGACTTTACATTACGCAGGGACTCCTCGTCGGCATTTTGTACGAGCCGATTGGAGGCCACGCCGCTGCTGCTTATTGTTGAAGTGTTGCTGTCACCAGTTGATGATGATTCATTCGTCTCGTAGAGCAGGGATTTAAGCCGCACCGTCGCTGGTGATGATGATGTCGTCGACATGCGGCTTAAATAGCGCTCACACTATCGCTGTTTTCGTGTCACAAAGAACCACGGACGACCGTCCGGGTGGAAGGAGATGTCGTAGCTCTCGTAGATGTACCAGATGGCACCTACCAAAGCCCCAACAGGAACAGAGCCGACGATTGCAATTGTGGTTAGCGTATCCATGCGTCTTTCTAAAAATCCTTTCCTTTCACTCAGCGACGGTAGTAGTTGTAGTGCGCGTAACGCGGCGGGGCCGGGGTCACACCACCATCCTGCATGTCGACCCGGTAGTTCTGGCCGAGCAGCGTACGCAGGGTCGGCTCGTAGGACATGTCACGGATGATCCACTGCCGCTTGGCAGCGTCGTATGTCCTGTGCTTGGCCGGGATCGCCTGCTTGAGTCGCTCGATGATCGACCGGGAATGATCAGTCCACTCGAAGGACATCAGGAAGTCGGTCGACCGCTTCGTGATGATCGCAACCGGGCGACTATCGGTCGCAACCGTCGCCGCAACATGGACAACGGGAGCAGCAACCTGCACGTGCTCCTCGACCCACTTGTTTGCCTGAGCCAGCACGTCCTGGGCCTTGGCATCAAAGCAGGGCCAGAACTCGGTGGCCACGTCGATGAACGCCGCAGCGGACGTTGCCGGTGCACTGAACACGGACGGGCCACGACGGGCGGGGAGATATACGCCACGCACGTTCTTCCGCATAGCCGCGTACCCAGCCTTGTTGCTACTGCCAGAGAGGATTACCCGACCGTTCTCGAACTTGAGCACCGACTCCCCGGTGGATGCCTCCCCAGACAGCACCCCGGCAAGGGAGATGTAACCAAGATGGCGAACGAGCTGGATCAGGTTGCGACGCGTGTCGTGCGGCAGCCTGAAGGACAGGAGCCAGTCGAGCACCTTCACGGCAAGTCGACAATCATCTCCGGACAGGAAGTTGGAGATCTCGGCAGTGCCGTTGTTTGCCAGGGCGCGCTGGTGTGCCGTGCCAGACATGTCGACCAGCACGTCCCGGAGCGCGGTCCACACGCCCACCGTCGTCTCCGTAGGGAAGCTGTTCTCGTTGATGACCATGGTCGCGAAGGCCGTCACCATGGACCAGTTCACCTGGATCGTCTTGGCGTAGAGGTGCGTGTCCTTGCGCGCACAGATGGGACCCTGGCCGCGCTCGATCGAGGCGCAGTCCGTCAGTTCGAGCCCGCAGCGCGAACAACGCCGGATATCACTGCACGTACGAGCCAGAGTGCCGAGCGAGTTGAGAATGTCGTTGAGTCGCTTCGTAGCCGTCTGAGTCTTCATGAATATGAAGCTACCATGCGACTCACGGCGAGTCAAGCGAATTAATTCTTCAGCAAAACCAGTAGTTTACGTCGGAAGCGCTACTTTCCAGACGTTTCCACCAGCGGTACGTACGCGTTCGAGGCCGAGTGACCGCAGCTTGGCGGCGAGCAGCTGCGGCTTGTAGGTAGCAAACCGGTCGATACCCCTAGAACGAATATAGACGGCCCTTGCGGCGGCGATGTCTTTAAGTGAGGGGAAAGCCCGTACGGGACGTTCCGTGGCACGCAAGGCACCAAAGAATTCGATGTCGAGCCTGTTCAACTTGTCCTCATCAATCGTTGTTGCGATCGATGGGAAGTTCTTGCGCAACCACTTGACGTACAGCTCGTTAACGCGCTGGTAGGACGTGTTATAGGCAGGGTACTTGGCCACTGACGCGACGATAGCTGGTATGTCTTGCATGATCGAGTCAGGGTCTTCGAACGAGCTAAGCACGACGGCCTCCGCCTCGCGAACTAGCTCCTCCCTCAGCAGACCAGCGGCTCGTTTAGACGATAACAGCCGGTGCAAGGCTACGTTTCTGCAACCGGTCGGTACTTTGCTGCCTTGTGCGATCAGCGCGCGCACGTCAGCGACTTTTAGCTGCTTTGGCGCGGCAACTTGGTGACGATTAGCCGGATCCAGCGTTTCTGGCGGCGTTTGCCGCTTTCTTTTTCCCCGTTTCTTCGGTAGCTTTACAGCATTGCAAGCACGAACGACCTCAAGTGGCAGTGCAGCAATTGGCCTAGAGATCTCTTCGATCGATGTTCGAGCCCCGTATTCTGTGCCATTGCAATGCCTGCTTGGCGGTGCCACCACGTACCCGTCGGTACCGCGCACATCAACCTTATGTGCTAGCAGCGATACGGAGTTTGGTACCGGCTCATCAGACCAATACCACATGTGCTTGCCGCCAGATCCGGTGAGATATGTGAACGTCTCGGGCAGCGAGCTCACAAACTCGTCGTTATCACCACGATCAACGTCAACAACAACAAGAAACTTGCCAGTGACCGGCGATTTCCTGCCGGTTGCAACGCCGTAGTTCATCTTGCTGCGCATTGACAACCAGTCTTCTATCTTAGCTTTATCACTAGAGGCTACCTTCTTCCAGTTACACCTGAACAATGGGTGCTTACCAGGAGAACTGCAACCGGCGTTCCTACAGCAACACTCCCCATCTCTGGTGGTGTATAGCGGAATCAGCGATAAACCGTTTTGAGTAATAGTTTCGATGACTGAGTTGATGATGTTGTTTGTGGCGATGCGGCGACGTTTAACGACCATATGTCCAGAACAATGCTAGCAGCCCGACGTCGCCAAAGCCAACCGGCTTGGTTGCTAGGTGGTCGTACGCTTGATGACCGATATTCCCCTGAGATTTGCCGGGGTATATCCCGAAGAGTCACCAGTAAGGTCCGGGGTTGATGTAGATGACCATGTTACGTACGCCAAGAGGGTCGTCTCGTAAGCCCTCATTGTGTAGGTAATAACCGTACCCGCCGCCGTAGAACCGTCGCCACCCAGCATGGCGA